TCAGAGAGTCATACGCATACCCTTTTAAAAAGTCCCTATACACGGGAGTGAAATAATAACATTTCTTTTTTAAAAAAGTTGCTTCTGAATCAGTTAACCGTAGTGATCCCATTGCGTTAATATTGCTTATCAATTTTGTAGCAAACGAGTCACTAAACTCAACTGGAGTTCTCAATATCCACTTGTATTCTACTTCCAGGTTTGGAAATTGCTGACAAACAAACATTTGTTGTGTAAATTTATATATGTCGTTATCTAAAATTGAATTAATTAACATTATTTGGTATCCTTTCCAGAGTGTATTGTACGTAATACGGTTAGGCTGGAAGAACCGTCAACCACCTCTATTATACAACGCTCGATAGCATAGTCTTTCAATAAAAAGTGTCTTTCTGCTATCTTTCTCCAACCGTAGTTATCGTATCCTTGAACGTCTATTTTAGTGGGACTAACTTTAGTTATTGCCCACCTACGTTGTGTCCAGTATGACGGAATGTGGTCTTCGCCAGTACTAGCTCGTACCGTTATAACGTCATCTACTTTTAATTTAAACATCTGTTTCCTCTCCATTAAGTTTATCGAGTTTTCTACAAATTTGTAATAGAAGTATATCTGTAAGGGTTAGTCTGCCATTTCCAAATTTGGTTTCCAAAATAAGTTGTAAATCCTCATCTATGGTAGCTTCTAAAGGTAGTATAACCTCACTCATTAATAAACCTTCTCGAGTATTTCCCAACGTGCCTCGGGAATATTAATTACTTGAACTATTTCGCCATTGACAAAAAAAGTTAGTTTGTTGTCACCTATTGACACACGATCCGCTAAGTATTCTTTGTCATATTTAATATTATAAGCTTTGTCATAAACTGTAAGAGTATAGGTAGTTCTAGAATCATTTCCATAACCTAATTCTGTTTTCGTACCATTCGCATCTATAACACCAGAATTAAAAAGCTTTGGTATTGCCACTGAGCCTATAATCCCTGCAATTACTAGAACAATAATTAGTTCTATTATTGTAAATCCTTTTTTACTTCCATTCATTTTCTTTTAGTTCCTTTCTTACTTTCATTAATGCTTTTCCTAAAAGGTTTGTACCTTTACCATTTTTTCCGATGCCCCATATTGCGTCGTTCCATTCAGCCGCGTCTTCTATTAATTCTGCATCTTGTGTACATAGTAAAATCTTTTTGTAAAGATCTATTTTGAATTTTTCTCTTAAGCACATAACCATAATGTCATATTTTACTTCTTCCCAATCTGGGCGAAGATTTACTTTATTACCCGCACGTTTAGATTTGCCAGGGGTTTTTAACTGTGCTATTTCTTTACGTATTGTGTTATTAAATGTTTTATGTGCTTGAAACGCATGCTCTACTGTTGGATATTCAATACCTTCTATAGTAATAGGGGAATGTGCAAAATTAGAAAAATATTGATCATAGCCTGATGGCTTCTTTGCGGAGAAAATTATTTGGTTTGTGTTTTTCATTTGTTAGTTTGATTTTTATTATTTAAAAGTGTGGGCAGAGAAGGATTCGAACCTCCGAACCCCGTAGGGACCAGATCTACAATCTGGCGCTTTTGACCGCTCGGCCAGCTGCCCAACTTAATTATCGTTCTCTTCCATGGTAGTCGTTCGGATATAAATCTTCTGATAAGTCTGATTGCCAGTACTCATGCGTATTTACATCCATGATAGTAAGTTTTCCTTCCCAACCTGATCCGGTGTCTAACATCCATAGATTGGAAATATTTAAAGGTTTATCCGTTCCAAACATTCCTGTAGTTGTATGCCCAACGAATACCTCTTTATAATCTTTAAATTCACGCTTTTGAGTTACGTAAATTTTTGCCACTTCAATGATGTGACGATTCCAATACAAATTATACGGATCCTGATCCCGGATAGGGACCTTTTGATCGAATCCTCCGTGTACGTAGATTTTGTTCTCATCATCGATGTGGTAAAATACTGTTTTGTTACGTAGATAATGTAGGTGCTTAGTTCTCCATTCTAGTGGGGCTGACACGTAGCTGGCAATTGTAGCCATACCACCTTGTCTAGTCCACAATGAGGGAGTTTGTCCATATTCTAACCACCCAAGTAGCCATACGTCGTGATTACCTATAACCTATATTAAATTCTTAATCTTTAAAAGTTCTTCGAAACACTTTGCCGTATCTGGCCACCCGTCATTTATATCGCCAAGAAAGACTAATGTATCCTCCTCATAATTGAAGTTAGAACGTTCGAAACATTGGAGCATGCCCTGGTAATTACCATGTACGTCTCCCAGTACAAATATTTTATTTTTCATCCTTCATCCTTTGTAATGTGGTTTATACAGGCAGCTATTCTACTATCCTGGTAAAATGGATCCATTGCTGTAGCTCTAATCTCTTCTGCTACTTCCGGATAAAGTATATAAAGTGCATTAAAAATACATTGCCCACGTCTCCAGAGGGGGTTGTTTAGTCCCATTTTATTTGTTGTTTGAAAGAGGGTTTTCATTTCCTCTTGAGTTAATTTATTCATTACCAACGTCTCCCGCACTCACACTCCCAGCGTCCTTTATAAACTTTGGTTGCTAATAGTCCGCAACTATGGCATGTCATTTTTGGGGCTATACGGGTATTTATTCCGAATAGTACTCCTTTTAAAAAGGTGTCAATTACTTGGAAAAGCCCGGTAGTAATTTTATCTTTAGTTTCTTGTTTCATAATTATTTCTCTTTTTTTTCTGTAGCACGAGTGGGCGTCGAACCCACCTTCCCAGGTTTCCAAAACCCAAGAGCCTCGCCCCCGGTCACCGCACTAAACCTATTTAGCTACCTAACTTTCCTAGCTACCGCTATTATTTCATGTACAAATACATCTCCCAATTCATAGCTGCCATAAGTATAGGGAGACTTAACTCCGCAAAACCATCTAGCGCCTTCTTTGTTATCATCTATTTGCCATTTTTTTAAAACTTTCCATTCCCAAGACTGATCTAAAGTTCTCCATATTTCATATGGGTTGTCAAGAGGTCTGGTCTTTCCACATAAATTCTTCTGTCTTGTCATTTTATTTTTCTGGTTTGTTACCTTCGTAGCGCATAGGAGAATCGAACTCCTGTACCCAGACTGAAAACCTGGTGTCCTAGCCATTAGACGAATGCGCCGTTATTAATGAGTGGAGAAGAGGGGATTTGAACCCCTGACCCTCTGCGTGCAAAGCAGTTGCTCTCCCAGACTGAGCTACAACCCCATTAATTTATTCTGTTTGTTCTGTTGCTTGTTTTTCTTCTTCTGCCATGACTACTTCTGATTCGGCCCATGAAAGTATTAAAAGATACCACACGATTCCACAAATGGCATAACAAGCTAGTCCATATGTTTTTGCCCATCCGGCTTTCTTTGTATACTTTGGCATTAGCGACATTACTAGGAACATAGTTCCAAGCCCAAATATAATTCCCACTGGTATGAGAAGTACTATAATTCCCATCATAACGTTGTCCTTTCTTTTTATTTCGCAGAGCGCACGGGGATCGAACCCGCAGTCTCCGGCGTGACAGGCCGGCGTGTTACCATTAACACTTCCACCCTATAAATTAGAGCCTAGGGAAGGAGTTGAACCTCCATTTCTCTTAGCGGACTAAGAGCGTCTTACCATTAGACGACCACGGCGTTGGTTGGGGGTGTGGGATTTGAACCCACATTCGCCTGCCTCTGCAGACGTCCTTTACGTTGGATGAGCCCCCATTAATTTTTTCTCTCTATGTCAAAAAACTAGAATCTTCTATAGAAGGTTCTTTTGTTTTAAAATACGATTTACATGTAGTTTTGTAATTACAGGCTGTTTATTTTGACTAGCCATATGTAACGCAATTTTAACCTCTTTACCTTTGTGCCCTGGTTTGCTTGTTGCAAATTTTACAATTCGTCTTGCTATGTTCATTTCCCGTGTTTCACGCCCCAGGTATCGTTGGCATTTTATTTTGTCTCTACCCTGTTTGTTAGAGTTTGATTTTTGTGACATTAGCTTTCCTTATTTTTTAAATCTTTTTTCCAATTGTTTATAAAGCTCAAAATCGTCTTTTTCTTTCTTATTCTTCCGTCTTGTCGCGTTTCGCTTTCTAGTTATTTCAGATTTTTTTGCTCTATCTTTTAATACATTCGTTCTAATAGTAAATTCCTCATCCGTCTCTTTTCGACTCACGCTAACCTCTAATTCGTCGAGCTCTATCCTATCGTCCCACGAGTTGAACTGGCTACAAACTGCGGTAAACCTCACATCTGGGTTGTCTACCCCTGTCTGTTGTCTAGAAAGAGCTATGATGTGCCTTAGTACCTCTTGTACGTCTTCAAGTTTTCCTTCTAGATCATCATAATCATACGGGTGTGCTATTATTATTTTAACTGTTTTCTTTTCATAACTTGCCATTGTTTTTTATTGGTTTTATTTGAGCAACTAGAGAGAATCGAACTCTCATCGTCTGAGTGGAAGTCAGAAGTCTTACCGTTGGACCATAGCCGCTTTAATTGGTAAAGCTGTGACAATTTCATTAGTTTTCTTATCATATACTACTTTGTATCTAATGCTATTTTGCTCAATAATCATAACTAACCTGTGTCCTACTTTTTCTAGAACGCTTACTCCTTGGTCGTTATACTCGTTCCTAATTCTATTCAATAATTCTTTTCTTAGCTTTTTGGTCAACGTAATATCATAACGCTCTTCAAATCTTTTTACAGCGTGTTGTCGTTGATTGTGTTTATAACTCATGTTGCCCTTTCTATTTATTTGAGCAGCTAGACGGATTTGAACCGACATTCCAACCATGGCAAGGTTGTGTCCTACCATTAGACGATAGCCGCATTACCAAGAAACTTTTCTTATTTTTAATAGAAAATCATTTACTAATTTTGAGTTAGCTTCTTTTTTTGTAGACTTATTAAACGCGTCTTCTAGTTTTTCTTCCCAAGAGCTACAAGTTTTTATAACCTCTGGTATAGTAGATTCGCCTTCCTTATATTTTCTGCAAAGAATGCCTACTTCTGTATCAGCTATTCTGGCTGTAAAATCGCCAGTTTGTAATAGTTCGTATCCATTATATAACATTCTTAACCAGGCCGCTGATGATTTTCTTTTTCTAATGGTATCTAATTCTACATTTCCATTACTAAGGGCTTCATCATTTTCTAAAAGCTTTTTGCGTTGCGATTGAGCATAACCCCTGTACGAGTGGAAAACTAATTTAGAACTCCAAACGTCTGGAAATAGACTTCTTAACTCTTCACACCAGTTCTCGTTTTCTGTAGTAAATGTCGCTTTAAAAGTTTCCAGAATTGTAGGATTACTTCTTAATGCGAAATGTAGAAATCTAGCTAATTCCCAGGTATCTGCTGGATCCTTTGGATCGCTGGGCTGGTGCTCTGGTAAAGCTAAAATATTTGAAGTAGTCTCAATAAATACAGTTTTATAATCGAAATCACTTATAGGAGTATCTAACCCATGCAATCTACTTCCTACTAACGCTCTCATTAATAATCTCATTTATAATTCCCTATTGTTAATAATTGTTAAAAAAAAGACCCAGCGAGTGATCGCCGGGCCTAATTTCAAAGATATAAAGCGGTTAAGCTTTATAATGTCTTTTATTGACGATCTACATAGAAGCGCTAGCCTTCGCTAACTGTGAACTCCTGTGGAGTGAATTTCCCTTTTACAGGTATGGCGATGGTTAAAACACCACGAACTAGCGAACTAGTTAATTTTCCATAATTAAAATGTTCACCGTTCTGTAATGGAAATTCGTTATAGAAACCTTTACAGAAAGTTCCTTTACCAATCTCTTTATCCGGTCCAGCTGTCACTAACAGGCGGTCATGAGTTGAAGGCGAATTGCCGAACGCAGTTCCAGCCTTAGCTATTCTAATTTTAATGTTAGAAGCCTGATAACCTGGTACTAATAGCTCAACCATTACGTTTGGCTCGTTCCAGTACAGTACGAAGTCTACTGCATCATATTTTTTATCGTCACTTAATTTTGAGTATAAATTGCTCATTTGTTGTCTTGATTATTTCATTTTTAGTTGATACATCCGATTCATTTCATAGAACCGAACAATATTGCCCTCGTGGGCCAGTGTCATCGACGACTTGATGGCAGAGTCTTTGTAGACCTGCACATCACTTGAAGCCTTAGCGCGAAACATTTCTAAAGCGCCATCTTCATGTATACTTATAGTTAATCCGTTAGGTAGGCAGATAAAATTCAACATATTATCTGCGTCCTTCAAGATTCTTATATCATATTTTTTGAAATTTTCATCGAATACGATAATAAATTTATCATACTTGCTGCCTGATTGTCCTATTATCATACAAACCCTGTCTCGGCATTTTGCATCAATTATCTTGTACTTATCTAGTTCAGGAATTGCTACAATTGCACATTTGTTGGGTGCGTATGGTAAATATAAATGAGTTTTACCTAAAATACTAGAACATAATACTCCATCTAACATTTCTGTAGAATTATTGAATATTTCCCAAGTATTTAAAATATAAAACGTAGGCTTTGAGCCGGTATCTAATACATCTATTTCAAAAAATCTATCCTTGTTTACGCCATATAGCCTATTTTCGTATATCATAGTTTTTTCAACCTTAATATTTGTACTATGATAAGGAGATTGGCTATCTTCCAATGATCTGTATACTAAAGATTCATCCTTAGTTTTCACAAGAAACGTCTTTTGAGACATACTGTGTGAAAAAACCTTGGAGGTGGTATCTTTAATATAACTATTATTGTTATATATGACAACATCTTTTTTGGTATATATTATATACTGTCTACCAAAATAAGTGCAGTCAATTATGTCGCCAGGATAATCGTTTAATTGTTGTATTGTAAAATATTTGCTTCCGGTGTGTGTTGTTATTATAGGAGTTATTGGAAGTATAATGTACTGCCCTTTCATGTCTGGAGGAGTACTTCTATAACCATTTTCAAATACTTCTTTAAACCAATCATAATAACTCTTAGGTATATTTGTAAAGTCCCTTACTGCGCCCGGAACACGCGTTTCAGGGTTAAAGATTGATACGTTTGCTCTCATACGTTCTTCTAATGTAGCTCGTTTAAAGTGAGAATTCTTTCCCTTATATGGGTGAATTCCTATAAACAGTTGACAAGCTATTACAGCGAAGGAAAACCAATCTGAAATTTCTGTGAATTCTGTAGCATGCCAATCTCTAATAGAGGGCATAATTACTGTAGCTGGATAATTAGGAGTTTGCCATGAGTTTACATCTATACAATAAGCAGTAGTATGCTTTCTAGTTTCTATTAAATAATTTAATTCGTTACCATCGACCATTATTATGTCATGATCGTGCACATGACTAATTGTATCCTTAATATTTGTAACTAATTTAGTAACGGTATCGTTATTTAAATTGTTTCTATTAAGATACGCAGATGTAAACATTCTTGGTAATGGAATAGACTGAGGTACAGTCTGCATCATAAATCCTATTAACGTGTTTTTTGTAGTGTAAATTAAATTCTCAGGTTTTATAATGGTATTCTTAGTAAGAACTGACAGTTCCCTAATTTTTTCTTCAGGTATCATAGTTTTTGGGTCATGAAATATTTTATAAGCTCTTCCACCTTTTACATATACTTTACCCTCTCCACCTTGAGCTACAAAATTAGAGTCTAATAATGATACTTGCCCCTTTCCTTGTACTAAAACCTTCATAATATTATTCCAGCAATTCCAATATCGTCTGCGTTAGTAATATAATTTCTATTCCAGGTTTTCTTAAGAAACCTTAGTTTTCTTACAGCGAATGCTCCTGCGGCACTTGGGAAATGAGTGATGATATCATCAATCACTACTCTCTCTCCAGTATCCCTATCTATTACTTGGTCTATACCATCAGTAGTTAAAATTACCGAAGCTATCGGGTAATCAGGCTGAAATATAAAGGGCATTCCAGTTTCTAATGCTACATTGGTAGGATCCTCGTCACCATCATTCATGTGAACAACTGTTTGTCCTTTGTCCTTTAAACACTCTTTGTATTCTTCCTGATCTTTTCGAGTAATGTTATACGCAGGATAGTATGGAGTATTATGAGGTGATTGAATATCTATATGAAGCGGTCCTTCTTTTGAATCTAAGAAACAATGTCCATCTCCGGCCATAAGAATATAAAAGCTTTGTTTTTCTTTATTATAGATAGCTACCAACACAGTTGACAGCAGCATACGGCGGTCCAGGCCTTGGACATCAGTATAACCTTTACATAATTGAAGTTGCCACTCTAATTTTTGACGAGTCAGCTCTCCAAATTCTCTAATGGCTTGTTCTACACTATGGGCTATTAATCTAGCTCCAAAATCTGTGTGAGGAGCGCTTGAACACCCATCACATACAATAATATAAGCTATCTCATCTGTTTCCCCATGAAGTGTATAATCTTCACAAACCCGATGAGTGGCCCCTTGAATAAAATGTGAATCTATGTTCATAGTTTTCCTTTTAATAAGAACGAACGTAACAGCGCGGATTGGATTCGAACCAATGTCTAGGGTATCCCCTAACTCTACCCTGCTGAGATACCGCCCCGTTACGCCGTTTCTTACGTACGTTTTGTAAGTTAGAATTTCATACTAGCTTGAGCAGAAGGTCCGCCAGTGCCAAGTGAATGGCTCTGTGAACTAATGCTTTGGCTAATGAAATTCCCTAATTTTGCAAGAGTTTTAGCATTTGCATTGCCCGCATCAATATATTGCGTGAGGTCTGCATCATCTTTAAACTCTTTTAATAGTTGTGAAACCCTAGAGCCCCAACCATGGTTGCCGTCTGTGCCTATCCCGATTAATACGGAAATTAAAGATTCAATTGATTCTTCGGCACGTTTAATGGAGTGTATTCTGTCCTTTACATTAGTGGCTGTCATAGTCGAAGAATTATCATCTCCGTCTGTAATAACATACACGGCAGCATTTACACTGTATTCCTGGTCCGCTAGGGATTTACCATACTGTTCAATTGATCCGATCATATCATAAGTGGCATCAAACAGGTTAGTAGCTGCGTCAGGTACTAATTTCCCTGAATACTCACTTAAATCTATATCGTTTACAGGCTTAAATCCATGGATTTCCAAAATATCAGTCTGACTATTAAACAGTGTTACCCTAACAAGTAGATTTTCAGAACGTGCAGACATTTTACATGCCCCCACTATTTCTTCAATCATCTTTTGTAACATAGTTTCATAACCGCCCACTGATCCGGTAATGTCAACGACTATACCTACTAAGGTATATTCGGAGGCTTCTAGTTCATCTAAGCCTATTGCTGAAAACTTAAAATTTCCAGCTCCTAATAAGTCCACACTTTGCATGGTATCTACCATTGATAATCTCCTTTATCTTTGTGTGTTTGTTTATTTCAAAAAGTCTTCAGCTTTACAGATCTGCATACCGCGTGAAACCATTTCCGTTACAAAGTCGGTACCCAATTTCTCAAACCCAGTAACATTTGAAGAAGTGTCTTCAAGCAGTACTAGTTTTTTGATATTCTCTTCTCCGAAGTTGTCTGCAATATCTTTAACTGTATTAGCTACACAGTGTGATAGAGCCTGACCTGAAAGGGCAATTATGTCTGCGTCTTTTAAAAGTTTTAAAAGAGTGACGTTTAACTGCGTAGTAGGATCTTCATCGTCAGGTACATCAGCAATAACGCCAGAGTAATGTTCTGTCCAAGGGTTGTGTCCTTTTGTAACATAGTTTATTCTGCGTTTTCTGCTTTCTTCCCAGGCTTCAAGTTCTGCGTTTACAACATCTACTACATTGTGGCCCCATGTGCCCACTTTACAATGTGGTGGCCATATACACAGAAGGTATCTGTCGTTGTCTTGGAGAGCTTGCAGGTAAGCTCTGGCTCTTGGAATTCGATCTGGGCTAGTCGGTGTCCAAACTGATCCGTTTAAGTCGTCTAGACTTATAAGTGTAAACGGGCCCGGATGTTCTCCAGCACTATTCATCCAAAATAATGGATGCGAAATATCCAACAATTGGTGGGTATCTAGCGTCACGTGGATCCCAGTAATTTTACCTCTTAAGCGGTTAAGCACCATAGCTAACCTCTCAGAGTCCTCATAAGCCCCCGGTACCGGTAATTCTGGTTCTGGAAGTCGTAATCCTATATCCGCCAAATTTATGCCGGCTTTTTGAAGTAAGACTAAATCATTGTTTCGATCCATAAAAGAGTTTTGTGGATCAATTATTAAGAAGTGCAATTTTTGCATTTTGTTTTTTTTCCTTTTCTAACTTGTATGTTATTATTTCGTCAGTTTATTAATTTAGAAGTTTCCGTAGTTTACTTGGAAACATTGTAGACCTAAGTCTTTACGCCATAGACCAACTACTTGGTCTCTATCATCAAACACGCAAAATACGTTGTATTTATCTTTAACGTGTTCATCATAAAGTTTGCGTTTAAGAATTGAATCTCTTATATTATGCTCAAACAATGGTCTCATGAACATCTTCCAATGAGGAAACGGAAGGTTTGCTTTCAAAAACTGTCTAGTTTCTGAAAGGTATTTTTCCGATCTTCCAGATAAAAAGATTATTTGGTATCCCTGTTTGTCCATAACGTGAAGAATTTCCCCCAAAATCGCATTGTAAGTATCGTTCTCACAAGTAGAGGCGTCATAAGGGTTACGGCCTTTAAGGAATGCCATCGTGCCGTCTAAGTCACAAATGATTGCCTTAGGTAAGCCGTCTACCAACTCAACCGTGCCTGGAGGCTCAGGATAGTCGTGAGGCTCATCTTTCTTTAGAAACCTACTGTACATATCATAAATAACTTTAGAGCCTACATGGGCCGATCCTGTACGTAATGCGTCTCGATCAATGGCATCAAATACATCTGTAGGGAATTCTCTAACCACAACTAATACGTCGTGCTTAACTTCCCGTAAAATGTTATAGTCCGCCACTATTTTTCTAATATGCTCCTCATTTGAGCTGTGTAAGTTTGTATCATCTACGAATACTGATCTTCCGGCATCTAAGTATCTAAAGATTAAAGAGTCTCTAATTGCTTTAATTATTTTCTCATTTCCTTTAGAGTATACTCCACCATCAACCATGCTTCGTAGACTATCCCTATTTACACGTTTGTATGTATCTGGCATTTTATCCATCATATCTACGGCATACGAAGTCTTACCGCTTGCGGGTAACCCCCGTAGTATTATTACTTGTCTCATTTTGTATTTCCTTTTATTTATGGCTTAGTCTCTATCCCATAACTTTATAGAACTCTCCGCCGTACTCTGGGCGTGTTTGTACTCAACGTCAGAGTATTGGTATAAAGATGCTTTCCACATATCTTTATTTCGTGCAAATTGTTCAAGATGCTCGGGAGCTATCACTTCTGTTATTGACAAACAGTTTCCAGCTGATTCACCTAACTGTGAACTATGTACGCGAGTATTTACATACAAAGTGTCAGAGTCAAAGTCTAACCAGTCGAAAGAGCGCCCCTCACCCTTTGGAATGAATTTAGTATTTTTGAGTTGGCATATCTCTAACACTGAAGGCTCATATAACCCAGGAAGCACCATTAATACTATATCGCCATCTTTCAGTGTTTTTAAAAGCTGGTTACTTTTCATTTATTCTCCAAACTTAATTAAGAAGTCAGGGTTAATTACTTTAAAACTAAAGCTACCATCTCTCGCTCTAATCACAATTCCCTCTCTTGGGATATCAGGATTTAGAAGGCTTGGGCCTTTAGAAAGCTCTACTAATTCGTCTACTGTATGGTTTAACACCATCTTTGGATTAAGGACAGGTACAGTATTAAATATTCTATCTAACCCTCGTACGCGAACTTCCCCCTCAGTTGTGTAGTCCCCAAATATAAGATTTAGAAAGCTCTCAATACTTCCAAAGCCACCATCTTGTATAGTAAAAGCGTTAAACATTTTTACTTCTGTAGCAGACAATTTGTATTTATTTTTCTGAATCCCTGGCCCCAGTAATTCTCCTTGGAAAATTACATTTATACCAAGTTTAGACATTTTCTCTTCTGCGTCAATATCTCTAGCGACTTTCCAGAAAGAATTTTTGTCATTCTCTATTAGGTCAAGCTTCCGACTGCATACTCCGAAAGGTGTTGCTTTTCGGTAGTTAGGTGCATAATAAAAGGTAGATGACGATCCATCTAATTTCTCTGTTATGTAGCACTCTGTTCCTGCCCATTCTTTTATTTCATCTACAAGATTCTGTACACGTTCTTCATCCGTCTTAGGAATCCAGGAAGGTCTGTGGCCTTTAATCTGGCCACTTAAGCATGCTGGAATGGGTGCTTCATATTTTACTACTTTCAAAAGTTCACTTACGTCTGTTCCCACTTCGGGGCCATCGGCGAGCTCTTCGAAAGTATCTAATGGCATGGCTAGCCCTTGACTAATTTGCTTACGCAATTTTATAGTTCGTAAGCGATAACCTCTTGTGCCGTCATCTATTGTTTTGACACCGTTTTTCTTTAAGAATTCAAACGGCTCTATTTCTGGCAACAAAGAGTCCACTTCAAAGTAGACGCATTTATCACCTATTTGAAATTCCCCCTTCTTAACTACTAGATGCCAGCCTTTTACAGTTGCTTTTTCAATTACATCTGCTCCAGAGATAGGCTCTAAATTAGCTATGAGTTGGATTGTTGCTAAATGTCTCATTTTATAATTTCCATTCTTGTTTTAAAAAGTTTATTCTGGCTGTTATACTTTTATAATATTGCCAACCTGCTGGAGACTCCCAGCGATTGCCCGCCCTGTAGGATCTTACAGTTTTGGACCAGCTACCATTATGTCTCTCATTCTTCCAATAGGTTAGTTCAGTTATTGCTTCTCTACAACTAAGTATGTGACTATCTATGAGCCATTGGGCCACTACATTCCTATTAAAGGGTGTGTCCTCTATCTCATCTCTATGTCTACTCATATATGTGTTGATATTGATATGGTGAGCTCCTGCGGAAGGGTCTTGCAAATTTACAAGGTATTTACCTCCTGCAGATTCTTGCCACTCAATAGCAGCTAATGTCCACCCTAAATCAAAGGGCACCCCATATTCATAGGATGCCCGTATTGATTCTTGTTGATGGCTTGTTAAAGCTTTCCATTCCTCAGGTAAGGCTCCAACGCATAAACATATATTTGTGAGTAGTATTAGTAAATATCTAATCGAGCCAACTTGCAATTGCAGCTATACCGCCTACAGCTAAAAATAATAAGACGAAGCCAAGCCACAGCGGGGCAGTTATCCACCACCAACTCCATGTAATGACTCCAACTAACTTTAGGACAAGTAATACTATAAATAGTATGAATCCGGGATTTTTCATTTTTTCTCCGTTTGTTTTGGTTTTAAATATTTCCAAATTAAGGGCTTTATGTTTTTCCCTTGTAACATTGTAAATACTAAAGAAATTATTTGTTTATTTCCAATATTTATGACTTTTTCTGCTACTGCTTTGGAAGTTCGTTTTTTCATATCAATTGATTCTGGGAAACTAGTTATAAGGTGCATGTATTGTTTACAAGCAGTGTTTGCTAATATCACATAATTCTCTCTAAAGTTATCTATAGAGGTATGAAGCCATTTATAGTATTCATCTGGTACAATATCAATTAACTCTTGTATATCTAATTCTGGATCTGATAAGTATTTCCATACCGTTTTATCATTGCAAAGCTGCAATATACGGTGATGTCTTACATACCAGTCAAATTTTACTTTAACTCTGAACCCGTTATCATATGCTAACACAAATCCTTCTTTGTTTTCTTGATTTGGTACATTATATAACTCACTTACATCGCAATCATGTTCATATAGCTCTGTTCTTGGTATACAAGTAGTAACAGCGTGCAACCCTATCTCTCTGCCAGTAAACGTATCGCGTACTGCCAATAGCCTTAGGTCGCTCTCTGGGTAGGTGATACAGGTCATCCCCCCTTTCTTAAGAGTAGGTGTTAAGAACTCATAGCAGTATGTGAAGTCCTCCCTTATAGTAAGGTCAGGGTATTTTTCTTCTAAGACTACATTGGCCTCTGTAATATATTCATTATCAAAAGAGCCTCTTGTAGATTTAATTAAATGCCCCCTCCACATAACCATTATAAATAGACATCCGTCTAGTTTATTAAAAATGCTGTAGTGGTCATCTGGGAGCTCGATACCTAGTCCTTCTAATTCTGTATAGTTGAAAAATTTTCTAAAAGGGTTGGCTACTACAGTTCCATATTCATCTAGTATAAGACCCCTACATCTAGTAGTGGTATCGTTCCAATTTCGAGCATACTGTGTGGCATGGGTATAATTATATATCCAAAGTGGAAACTCTGGATGTTTTCTTCGCTTTACCCACCCTTCCTTTATTTGGGTTTCTAAAACTGTTAGGACTGTATTCATTATTTACCTTTTTGTTTTAAAGCCTATATTATGAGAAGAAATTGCTACTTCAGACGTAGCTACCTCTTGCCTTAGTTTATTAATTCTGTCTATTGATACTTTATAATCTGTATCTAACATTATGACGCTTACTATGAGTTCTTTAATATGTGCGAAAGACCAGTTATTAGTATCTTTTACCCAAGTATTTAATTCTTTACCCTTTAAACTACTCTTTAATTGTAAATATTTTTTACGAGTAATTTCATCTGGGTAATCCTGGTGCATAACCCTGTCAAACCTCGAAGGTCTATTTTTTAAAGATGTAGGAAGCCGTTCTGGATAAGCAGTTGTAGCTAAAAATACAACATTATTTATTACTCCTATTCCATCTAGTAAATCCAGAATCTTTGCTTCAGCTACTGGATCCATTATAATTCTGTCAATGTCTTCAATTATAACAAGTATGGGCCTATTCCCCTCAATATCTCTTATTCTAGTAATACCTTCTGATACTACAAAAGAGCTATCAAATACTAAATATCCTTTTTGAATACAATTTGACATTACTATTTTCATTGTACTATTTTTTCCTGAGCCGTCTCCACCATAAATTAGAATTCCTCTTTTATGGCTTTCTCCCCAAGCTTTATAAGCTGATCCAAGTTTCCAAAATTTTCCTAATTCTAATAATATTTCTTCAGCTATTGAATTACTAAATAAAATTAGGTCCGAGGCTTCTAGCTCAATATTTAAGAACTCTACGGCGGCTCCTCTAGATTCTAATACTTCATAATACCCTGCTGGTAAAATTTTTACAAAAGCTGAAGCTGGTAAAAAAGTTCCTTGTTCATTGGTTAAATATCCAGAGGTTACGTTTTCAAGATTTAGGTTTTTATCTTCGGGGAGTAGGGCGCTATTCTGGCTATCTTCGGATAAAAAAGTTTCAGGTTCACTATTATTATATAATTCTGAACTTGTAATCTCTTTTTTCCTAAATTTATCAATTTGTTTTTTATCTACTTCTATTTTGCTAGTCATAAATCTCCATAAAGAAAAACGGGGCCGAAACCCCGTTTATATATTAATATCTAGTTGTACACGCTGGACAACATATCCAGGTAGACTTTTTTCGTCTAAGTCCACATTTTTGGCAATAACGTTTCTCTAAATCATTTACCGTAATAGGTTTTAATGACATAGGTAATAATTTATAGGTTACTACATGAGAGGGAGTATGCTCAAATTTTTGATAGCTTCTTCCGAACTTTTGTTCTGAATGACTACCTTGTTTAATTCTACCCGTCTCTTTCATAGGCGCGCTTGCAAAGCATGCGGTTGTAAGTACTTCGCCACTATCTTCTATCATACCCATAGCCATTTGAGGCTCTGCTGGATTTGAGCATCTTGTGCCCCTAGCGCTATACATACTTGGCGCTGACATGCCGCTAATTCCCGTGAATTCGCCAGCAAGGTCGGTCCACCAAGTATTATCGTTGGTTAGTATATCACCTTCCCATGTAAACGGTCTTGGGTAGACATTAGGATTAGTGTATGGGCTACAGTATTTATGCTCGATAGGAAATGACTCTCGATAAAACTCTATCTCTAGTAATCCGTTCTCGGCTATAGCTTTGTCTATTTCCTCAGTATCTTCTACGTTATATGTTGAAAATTCAAACTTTCGATCTACTTCGATATGTCGTTCCAGAAAATAATGCTGTCCAGGGTCAAGCACAAGCCCGCCATTGGAAATATATTTTCCATTAAGTTTTATCCTCAATTTACAGGAAGAAGTTTCTAAGTTAGTAAGTTCGATTTCAAATTCGTCTTTATCATTTAAGTAATAAGTTGCTTCTATGCCATTCCAGACATCTAATTGGCTATATACTTTTAAACGATTCTTTTGAATTGTAAGGTTGGTTTTTATATTCATTATTGTTACCTTGTGTTTACGTCAAATTTGTGTGGAATTGCCACACTCAAATGCCACATATTTAATATGACACTCTGATACAATTATCAGGTCTCTTAAATATAACTATTATTTTTAATATAACCAACTATTATATTTATAGCGTAAGCATGTCTCCATGCCCACTATCTAGTTTGATACTAGTGCACCCTGCGTTGGGCATACCAAAATCGTCTAGTGGTTCAAATCCGTCGTATTCTCCGCAAATATATCCGGTGTAATATAATATATCATCATCGTCATACATTTCGAATTTTCTGCCGAATTCTGTAATTTCTTCTTCGGAATATACAGCCCCTCCTGGGCCTAATGTTCCTAATTCATCTTTTAAACTTTCAAGATGGCTTTCGGTTATAATCCAAGCATAAGCTCTACTCATAGTAGTTTATTGGTTAATTAAATAAATATCTCGGTATTATTATTAAGATAGCTGTAATTACCCAAAGAATCCCAGTACCCATAAATCCGGCTAACATACTTATTAACGCAGTTCCAAAAGTTATTATTATTAGTTCTTTAGAAGTGCAAAAATTTTCAGTAAATTTTAACATCTCTGTTGACTTGGTATTTATATCTATAGCAGAAGAATCGTCCGTCGTCGCTAACTTTACTATATGTATAATAACTAATGTTATTAACGCTATAGTAGTTAAAGTTATGAAAAAGAATATTAGTCCCTCTATGTGAAGTAAGAACATTATTGCAGGTATTAGTAGTAATAATGTCTTCTTATATTTCATATTAATCATCTTCTGTTTCCTTTTGTTTTTGTTTTTGTACTAGTTTACATACAGCTTCGTATTTTTTAGGCTCTTCTTTAGCCTCACTATAGTTACTATAAACTCTTTCCATTTCTTCTTTTATTTCTTGTGCAGTTTGAATGTTGTTGAGAATTTTAATAGGGCCGTCATGCTCAATTCGAATTGAACCGATACAAGGTTCACCCCAACCTTCATCCATATGTTCTTGATCTAGTTCAGCTAATTTTTCACTTTCCATTAATTGTGGATAAGCACTTCCATCCCCACCGTTTTGTACACTGTACCATATTTTAGTTATCATTATTGTTTTTTTTTGATTTAGTTTAGTTGACATGCTCTCTAGTATTTAGAATAGCTTTTACATGTTTAACGAAGGCTTCCCAATCATCACTTAACTTCTTTAAAGCCTTAGCTTCTTCATCTGTTACATTTTTATAACTCGATGTAACAACTCCATCCTTGTCTTCATACCATAGAACTTCGCATCTGAATTCGCAACAGTAAAACATACAAGTTTTTCGTAGCTTATTTCGAATCGATTTATAGTAAGATAGTAGGCGTTTAGTATTCAATTTGTGCAGCTGTTTATCAGTCAGTATATTAATTTCGTCTTGTAATTCCATAGGTTTCCTTTTTTGATTGCTGTAACGACGAGACTCGAACTCGCAACCACTGCATTAACAGTGCAGCGCTCCACCAATTGAGCTACGTTACAGATTTAATTTATTAGGTCATTTTTGGATAATCAATGGAAGAGGCGTGATACTTACCAGCTAAAACATCCAGTTTTTCCATTTCAAAGCTTACTTTTAATACTTGATGAACTGGATAATAACTCATAATTCCATTTTCAACGTTACGCCATCCTTCTGTTATTATTCTATGTGCATGCTCTCGAGCCACTGCTGAATCACTTACTTCATACTTGAATACTCTTCCGTCTTGCATATACACATTTATTGTAATTGACTTTTTCATTTTATCTTTTATTGGTTGATTTTGCTAAATAAGCCTCTTCATCTTCTTTCCAGTTTCCTGTAAGCTCTGGATAAATTTCAAAAAACATTCCTGAATTTAATAGTTTATCATAACCTTCTCGAAGATTATCCATTAACTCTTCATATCTTTTGGCAACAGCGTCATCTACTGTATGCTCATGATTATAAACAATTATTTTTTTTCATTTGGTTCCTTTTTAATGGGGGCGTGAAGGCGGTAGGAATCGAACCTACGTCGGCGGCTTAAAGGGCCGCTGCTAAACCACTCAGCTACGCCTCCACAGTTTTTATATTATGAGTGTTAATATTAATAGTAGTGCTACAAAATGTAGGAACTGGTCAAAACCTATAGTATTAAACATAAACCTAATTTTGTTTAAAGCAAATGCTTTTTTTTACTATTCTACTAGTAACAGCGTCTATCCATAAATGTGACATAAATAATAAAGACCAGCATAGCGCTGCATTTCCTAATGAAATAGTTATTATTGTGCCAAGAGAGGGCGCTAGCATTATAAACGCCGTCAATACAGTGGCATATACTACACAATGTAAAATTAGAATGCCCCAGTGTTCATGTTTTTTTGAAGCCATTTCCTGTGTTTGAAACAAGAAATCTGCTACCCAATGAACTAGCAATACAACTAGTATTATGTGAACTGTAAATGTTGTAGTTAACATTAGCAGCCTTTATAGTGGGAATCGTAACGTTCTATAAACGCGGCTAACCACCCTGCTAATAAAAGGCAGCCCGCTATCGTAATAGGAGTACTAGGTAGTATAATTCCTCCAGCTATTACAAATACTCCTGTCAAGAAGTTCAGTAGTAATCTTAATGCTCCGAAAAATTTAAAATTCATTTTGTGTTCCTTATTATTTTTATTAATTAAAATACTTATCGTAAGTATTGAGGGATGAGTCGGATTCGAACCGACACAGTCCAGGGTTGCAGCCTGTCGCATTAACCAATTTTGCTTACCATCCCTAATTTTTTATCTAAAAAGAAAGAGGGCGGATATTGCACCGCTCTCTTTCTAATCTTTTAAATGTGGCTTCTAGTATCTATTCAAACAATACTTTTAAGACACCATTTCTGCTGGTCATCATTATGTTGGTCGACGGTGTTACCGCTTTCTCCAACGTTTCCAACGATTTCACAAAATTATAAAAGTCTGGATCTGCGCCATAAGCTTCTGCGTAGATCTTGGTAGCTGTTGCATCAGCTGTACCTTTAATCATCTCAGACTCATTATAAGCCTCAGACATTAGATTTTTTATTTTGTTATTTCGTCTTCCAGCTAATTCCTGTCTCTCTTTCTGCCCCTGGGCGCGATATTTCTGAGCAATTCGTGACTGCTCTGAAACCATTCTATCCTGTATCTTTTTCTTGACTACATTGGTAAAATTTACCCGTTTCAGCTGAACGTCTATAATTTCGATTCCTAATTTACGTTCGGCTAGTTTTGATTGAGCCATTGCCAGGATTTTAGCCACAATTTCGTCTCGGATTCCTGGTTGCATGAAGCTGGACTCGGTGCCCTGATCTTCAGTATTTGTATCTGAGGTTTCCTGCGAACGTAACACCATCTCCCGATTACTAGACCGTACAATTTGAGACATTACATGCTCAGCAATTATGTCACGTGAGCTACCATCTATTACATCATCAATTCGAGATTGTGCCTGGTTTTCACGACCACCTACAGCTTTATGATATTCCTGAGGATCACTAATTCTCCATCTGGCAAATACATCAATAAAGACATATTTATTATCTTTTGTAGGTAATTCTTCGGCATCCCCATCCCATTCCAGAATACGTTTGTCATAAACATGCTTATTCTGAATGTAAGGAATCTTCAGGTGAACCCCTGCGTCAGTAATCGCTTCGCCGCGAATTTTACCAAACTGAGTAATCACCACTTGTTCTTTTTCATCGATAACGTATAAACCGCTAAAGAATCCAAAAAGCAGGAACATAAAGAGGAATATGAAAGCCCCTTTTTTAACTGTCAATTCCATAACTAGTTGCCTCCCAAATTAAAGTGTGGTAGTGCTGAAATGTTTTCATCAATAAACCAAACGTTTTCTGCTGTCGGTAGAATTTTCTGCATTGTTTCAAAATATAAACGGTCCTTAGTTACCTTAGGATTTACTTTATACTCATTATATACTGCAGTAAACCAAGCTGTGTTACCTTTAGCTTCGTTAACTCTTTCGATAGCATAACCATTTGCTTCCTCAACCAGTCTTGCCGCTTCACCTTCAGTTTCTGTTACCTGCTTGGTGTAGTCTTCCCTGGCCTCATTAATAGTAGTCTCCTGCGTTTGCTCAGCAGAATTTACTTCTTTAAAGGCAGCCTGAACTAGCGGAGGTGGATCAACAGTTTTCAACTGAACCAACTCTACGATAATGCCGCATTCATATAATGTTAGCATATCCTGCAGGTGAGTCTTGGCCGTATTGGCTATAGCTACACGATCTTTTTGTAATACTTCATAGAAGGAGCGATCCCCTACCATTAAACGCATTACACTTTCCGAACCGTCTCGCAAGAGCTCTTCAGGGTTTCTAGTGGCAAACAAATACTGATAAGGATCATTAATCTTATATTGTACAACCCATTGTAGGTACACAATATTTAAATCCCCTGTCAGCATTTCTGATTCTTCGACGAATCCGCTTTTGTTGTAGTTGGTATTTTTACCAGCAGATACAGTTCTAAATCCAAATTCGGCTTTATATTCATACTCAGTTCTCACTTTGTATGCTTCATCAATCCCGAACGGAATCTTAAATTGTAGTCCTCCAACAGCGGTAGTACTATTGTACTTCCCCAAACGGAGCACGACTGCTTGTTCATTAGCGTCTAGCGTGTATGCAGCTGAGAATGTACCCCAGAGCACTACAACGACTATAGCTATTAAAATGCCTAGCGCTTTGTTCATGCGTTATCCTTTTTCTTTTGTTATGGCGTCTTTGAGGCTAGCGATTTGTTCTTTCAGGCGGTTGCCTAATTGTAAATCCCCTAGTTCTCTTGTTAATTTATTTACTTTACGAACCTCTTTTGGTACTAAAGCATAATATAACATTATGACTATCAGTAGTCCAATAATCCCTCGTAAAAATAGTAATCCGAACATGTATGTTACTACTCCTTATCTAAATATCCCGGAAGGTTATAAGTCTTTATTAATTTTAGAAACGCTTCCAAATTACCCATAGCGTCATCGATAGAGCTATGTGTATGAGGAGTATCTCTCAGGTGTTTGAAGTTTTCAAAAGGAGTTTGAACCAACCCTTTAAAAAGACTTCCTAGGTTTGCACTTGAGTGCCCAAAGGGATTTATCCCTAAGTACTTATGACAGTAATAATTTATGAACTGCCAATCATGCCCATTGTTATCAGATATAAACATCGGCCTTCCTTTTGAAGTTTCTTTTACAAACTCTGCTAAAGTTTTTATAGCTTCTTCAGGATCTCCGTATCCAAGAGTTTCTTCCCTAGTTACCCCTATCTTTTCTAAAGCTTCAGGTTTCCATAGGTTAGTAATAGGCCTTAGGCGCTCGTGGACGGACTCGTCCTTCGCTTCCGTGACCCTTATTGCTGCAAACTCTACCATAGAGAATATTCCAGGGCATTCCCCGTCAGACTCTATGTCTATCATGAAATAACTCATACTACACTACTCCTTGTATTTTAACGTGTCTACTTCGTCTGGAATCCACCAATCGTAGTAATATTCATTATCAAACTGAACGTGATTGACCCACAAGTTGTACTCGCGTGCAGCCATCTCCGAACTGTTTTCCATTTTATGATGAACTAGGTCTCTAGATATCCATATACTGGCAAATAAACAGAATACTGCTATTAACTCCCAATATATAGCTTCTGTTTTCCATCTTGGTAATCCAATTGCTTGAAAATACCACGGTACTAAAAAACATATAACTAGAAATCCTACTATCCATGATAACATCTTAACCTCCTTCCATTTTTCTTAATTCTTTAAAGCTTCGCCTTTAATTATTTGTTCTATAATCATTCCAGAATATTCTTCATCCTGATTTACAACCCAATAATTAGGTGCTGCTTCTCTTCCTGTTTTCTCTCTATATTTTTGTATTTTTATTATTATTGCCTGCAGAACTAAGCGTTCATCAGGCTCTAGACCTTTGTCAATATCTTCAGTTTTCAGTATTAGGAATAAGTTGTCTTTTATGTTTACTGTACTCATCGGTCTAGATGGTTAGTTGTTTTATGCTTCTGCCTCTATTCCTGAGCTGGCAGTTGCTCGTTCGATACTAATTGTATCTATTGCTTCTCCGTCGTCTAAAGCTATAGCAGCCCTTACTAACGACTCAAGTTCGTACATGGTTACCGGTAAACAGGCTCCCAATCGATCTTCTTGATTTTTATGATGCACTACTTTTAATAAGTTTTGCATTAACTTCATGTTATCTCCTTTTTCTTATACCTTATTTATTGTTATATTTTTGGCGTTCGCTGTTAGCTAATGCCGAGTATCTACTGGCATAATCCATTGAAAGTTTTTCAGATACGAAACTAGCCATATTTAAATGTTGAGAAAAGGAAACCATCTCTTCTCCAGGAGTAAACCAGAAAACTCTAACTTCTAAGATACCGTCTGCATTTTTTCTAAGAGAAAGCTCTACTCTATCTGCCTTTGTAAGTTTAAGAATTTGTTGAAGAGGCTTTATGTCGTTCATAATTTTACATCTCTCAGGTTTTGTCGTAAGATATCTCCTAAAACTACAACATAGTAAATAGTAGTATCCTCAAATAATATTTTAGTGTTTATCCACTTGCGAGTTACATAACTAGAGGCATCTTCTTTATAAGTAGCATAAGATACCCCCATGTAGAACATCACCTCATCGAACTCTACCGGGATAGTGCCGGGTTCTAACTTCATAAGGACTTCTCCACATTTAGGGAGAAATTCTACCTTATATTCTAAGATTTCACCTTTTACTATTTTTCTTAATATTTCAGCATTAGTATAGATCATTAGGGTTTTGTTCATTCGTTTTACAAAAGTCATTGGGGTGCTCATTCGGAACGGATCCCTCCCATTTTGAAAAAGTCTACATTACTTAACCCGGTAAATTTGAAAGAATCTCTGTCTTTTTTCGAGTATTTATCGCAGACATAATGTTCCATTTCATCAACAAACTGGTTAAAATCCATTTTGTTGAAATAGTTTATAGTATCAATAGCTTCTTTTAATTCGTGAAAGTTATGTTTTATTTTTCTTATTGCACACCCGCCTTTAGTTGTGCGAACTATTTCAGTATTCATGAGTTCTCCCCTTTTGCTTATTATATGGTTCTTTCAAGTAAAAAAAATCACCTAATTCTGAACATTTTCCTTTTTCTGATTCGGTATAGCAGCATGTCCTATGATATTTATGTTTTTGATATTTCGTATGACACACACATTCACAGCTTTCCCATTTTTCTTTTGGTTCTGGTATCTTATCCACCAACCATACCACGAAAGGAGTTTCCCAATAAAAATTACCAGATTCTCCGGCTTCATATTGAGCTCTTACATTTTCCTCTCTCAAATACTGTTCCATTAGTTTTGTTAATTTCATTCTTTCTCCTTCGGCTTAATAGACTCAGCAAGCCTCTTGCCTAGATCTGTAGCGCATCTAACTATGTCGTTAGCCATAATATCTAAATACTGTTGAGTATAATTCTCAGGAATATTAAAACAGAATGATTCGTCCTCTTCGTTAACAAAGGATATTGTACCTTCATATCTATCATGTCGTTTATGTTCTTTCTTTTCCCAACCATATCCTTGTTTAAACCTGATACTTATATTATCAAGTTTCCAATTATTTTCCATTATTTCTCCTTATTTAGGGTTTAATAGCAACATACAAATCTAAGGCTTTATATATTATTTCGCCTTCTTGTAAATTCGCCCTCACCTTTTCTTCAATATTGCCCCACTCCATAAGATTTTTATAATTGTATCTTTTGTCATGAAAGAAATTAATACTTTTTAGCAAATCTTTTTCAATCTGTGTTAAATCATTTTTCATTTAGTCTCCTCCAGTTTCTCTGGTATACTGTTCATATAGGCAATCTAATTCACCTGCTGAAAACTCACAATCTAACTGAGTTGTCGGTCCATAATGACTTAGATGCCCTTCTTCTATTAACCATTCTATGAAGTCTTCCATTGTTGTTAGGTCCCCTTGATAAAATATGTTTCTTTGTGCCAATATGGGCTTTCTTTTACAACACTTCGATTTTTTTGTTTCTTAAAACATTTTTCACATACCCTGTGCTTTTTTGTAGCCATTCCAAAAGTCCAATAGATCCAGCTATGCCAGCAAAACCACTTTTTTCGTTGCTTAGTATGTAAAATTAGGTCGAGCTCTTCTCTAGTTAGTCTGTAACTTGTTGGGGTGAAATCAATTACCATACTATGCTCCTTTATAATAGTTTTTCATCTGTTTATCCATTTTCTGTAGGGTCGTGTATAATTATTGAGTTTCCTTCACTCTTTGTTTCAACTACCATTCCTACACTTAATTCTAATTTCATTTCTTTTTCACTCCTTAATTATTTTCTATTAAATATACATGTTTTTCAATGTAATCTTTACCCCTAGCTGAGGCAAACACTGGGATATTCATATCTGGGTGGTTATTGTCTATACAGTACCCTTGTCGTCTTAAACTAGAGAAGTCATCAAAATTAATTCCTATCTTTTTGGATAGAAGATGTTTTATATTCTCAACACTTCTCATGTGAAGTTCTTTCTGAGAGAAATGCTCTCTTCCTACCATCTGGACAGCGTTGCGTATAGCATCTTGTTGTCTCCAGATATAATAGTTTGTCACTTCATCTTTTGCCAAATTAAAAGCTCTAGCATCAAACTGCACTTTTTCGCCAGTTATTGAATAAAAGTTAGTGCTTACGATAGCTGCTGTAATTGATACTATTTTCTGTATGGAATTATTGAACCACGACTGTGTGTTATGAGTTTTATAATCCGTTAATAAAAAACTGATCTCATCAGATTGACCATAGCAAAACTTTGTTGACTGCATATCTTCCATAGAAGCCCTAGCAGTTTCCATCATATTTGCAGAGAATCCGGTAGACCATCCTCTTCCATATAATTTTCTTGTAAGAGTGTGAAACGCTCTACCGTCTACTCTTATTATTACTGGCATTCTTTTGTGAAGCTTGTATTTATAGGTAGCTTCATAATCTTTCATACGATCACCTAGTGGGGTTCCGTCTCCCATATTATTTAGTCTCCTCTTTTTCATCTACGAACTTTACTTGAAAGTTTTTTCCTTCTACTTGTTTAGTGTGTTCATCACATACATAAAGGAAGCCTATTAAGTGGTTATCTTTATTACGATGCCCCACCATGTGGATGTCCTTTCTAGTTGAAGAGCATATACAACAACATAGAATATAATCTTTTCCGCTGTTGTTTCCTACTTTACTCATTGTTTTTCATTGTTGTTTTCCTTTTTAGTTAAAAATAGAAAGAGGCGCACAGAATTATCTGGCGCCCCTAATTATTCTATAGTAATCCTTGTCTTTCTGCGATTGCTATAAGTGTTTCATTTGGTACTTTACGATTTCCTATACTCAATCCTGTGTCTTCAAAGACTATTACGTCGCCGTCAAGGAATATTAATGGAGTTGTTTTAACATCTAACACTCTGGAACAGAAGCCAGCTCTAAACAAATGACCTCCCTCTAATCCCGATTGTAATAACACATCCATGGCGTTTATACCGCGGTAATAACGTGGACCCGACACCTCACATACCGTTGTAACAGTTTCTATATATTCGTCCATGTATCCATGCCAACTACGCCATTCTTTATCCGCATGAATACGTGCGAAATCGCCTTCTCTGAAAGCTACTCCATGAGGAGCTTCTGCTTTTATTCCATTTTGATTAAATAATCCCTGTAGTCCTGAATCAAGTTGTACTCCATATATAGTAATATTTTGGTCCTGGGGATTAATTGCTGAATCCATAATTATTCCCAAGTCACCATTAGCTCCTACTGAGTGGTATTCCTGGTATTTATCGAGACCAAGTTTTCTCGCCATTTCTTCATAGCCACTATATTGTTGCCCAACGTGGGTTATAGACACTAAAGTATTTTTAGGGATTATATTATAGTCAATCATTTACAGTAAGCCTTGTCGTTCTAGTACAATTTTAATAGTATCATTATCGATACATTGGCATCCTACCTGGATATCATCCTCACTAAAGACTACTTCATGTTCACCTATATACAAGGTTTCCTCTTCTATTTCTTCTGGCTCCACTCTCATAAGAACGAAGAAAGGATATGAATTACCGTCTGATAACTCTATTCCTGTGTTAGAGTTTTTGCCTAGATTTGTTATTTTAAGGATATGCTCCTCTTCAACAGCCTCGGTCATCTCATGGATCCAGCTGTCTCCCCAACCCATTTCACCATCTTCAGCTGTTCTAACAACTTTAATAGATTCTCCTACTTCGAAGTCAGTGGCCTCGCTTAAAGTCATGTAGGCCATACTTAGTTTTGCGCTTGTTTCGCTATTGTTCATTGTTTGTTTCCTTTATTTTAAAAGATTTATTAGTTTCTGGCAATGATGCCTTGTTTTTTGGCAACAGTTAATAATTGATCGTTGGATATAGTTAGGTTTCCAACCCTTACATACTCTTTGTGGAAGTGCATAATAGATCCATCAAAGACTAGGGCTACGTCTTCCACAAACTCTAAAACAAACCAAGGTACCCAGTACGGGTTATCTCCCTCTAGGTCTTCAATTTCATAACTATTGTGATCTTTATTAGTAATTCTATATAAATCGCCAACATCACAATCGTCTAATTCTTCAGGCCACTCCTCTGCCCATCCATATTCATCTTCTTCTGCAGTTCTGACTAATTTTACTAAATTGCCTGTTTTCAGCTCACACTTTGCGTGGTATTCCTCAAAAATTCCATATAATGAGTTAGTGTTTGTATCTGGTTCTAGTACAAACCATGGATACCATCTAGTTCCGGCTGGTGTATCTAACATAATTCCCTGTCTAGGGTCTACAGCTGTTACTGTATAAATATGGTCCACTGTACTGTTCATGTCCGTTGTCCAAACACAGCCGTACCCCATTTCGCCAGTTTTAGCCGTTCTAATGACTCTTACTTTATCCCTGACTCTAATATTGCAGTTTTCAGTAAATCGTCTATATAATTCTCGTTCGTTAGTCATTTGACTTTTCCTTATTTTTATTGTTTATAATAAATGTTGTTTATGTTTGATGTCATATATACTTATGGCTGTGTTTCGCGCTTCGGCGGTGGAAGATCCATAGGTAATACACATTTTTGGTTAGAGACGGTTCCTCGGTTCCTAGACCCAGACTCCGTCAGGTTGATAGCTTGATAGCTTGATAGCTTGATAGCTTGATAGCTTAGTCAGAAAATAGTTTAGATTCGCCATAGTTGTTATACGTATTATCTATACTGTCATTATGGTCATAGTAGTCATCAGCTGGCATTCCAACTGTTTTAATAAAAGCTTCAGATAGCTCAGCATGTGTAGGTATTTTAGGGTTTACTTCTAATGACCATAAGGGATATGACCACTTTACTAAACTTTCATCTGCAAATATACTACGTTTGTCGGTAATGTCGAGATTAGGTTTTAACCATACACGAGCATTATGTATATCTACGCGATCTACAATAGCAAATCTACCAATTGCTTCATCCATATTAGGAATCCAACAAGCTTTAGCTCCCAAATATTCATCTGGCACTTTAGTAACTATCTTTACTGAGTCACCAGCGTGTATATAAGACTCTAATAATATTGAGTAAGCTTCTTTTATAGAAAGGTCTTGAAGTACGGCGCCAAATACGCTATCTTCCTCTTTACGTACGTCTTCTGCAATTACTTCAGAAATTAACTTAGGAACTAATAAAGAAGTATAATTATTACTACTGCAGACGCTGGTAGTTTCTTCTAATTCTATCTTCTTTAAGCACCATATAGGGAAATAGCATTTAACTGCTGCTAATATTGTTTCAGTTGTATGTGTAAATATGCCTCTTTCGGAATACCAAATTGGATCTTCGCATAAAGTTACGCCATTCACGTAGGAACGTCTGTGCCCGAAAGGAGCGTTTGATAGTGTTTCAGGCGAGTCTATTATATGTATACCTTCAACTATAAATCTATGCCCTATTGTTACATCCATTTCTGGTATCCAGTCCGTTGACCAGCCTAGCTTTTTACTAATGTCGCTAGTGTCTGAGGGGCTGTTGATTGTGTATGGATTTAGGACTTCTACTATATCTCCTGGCTTTAGATACGAACTTTGTAAAGTTTCATAAGCCTTTCTTAATATGATATTTTTGGGGGTGTTATTCATATTTGTGTTTCCTTTAATATGTTAAGTTAGTGTGTTGAATTAATATTGTTTATTATTCTGAAAGTATAATTTACTATATGTTTAAGTAAAGAGAGAAGGGGTTACCTCATATCCTTGTGATGGCTTGTTTAATGGTCCATCTTCTGGATAAGTGCAAGATACATCAGCTGGCTTTGGAGGAGCCAAGGTGCCATCTTTGTCAACAACAAAATTTAAGTCTATATATTCAATTGATTGTCTCATTTGTATGCTTACATTTATAGAATCTATTTGTTCTATCATATTTTTATCTAATGTTGTACTTAGATTTCTACGAATTTCATTACTTACAGCTTTGAGTACATCTGGGTTTTTTGGATACATTGGATGTGGAGGTACTATCTTTTGTAGACTCCATAGCGGGTATAGATAGTTACTAGCGTAGTCAATTGCTTCGTACTCCTCAGTATCTACGGTATCTTTTAATATAATACTATATTTTGGATGCATCTTAAGAGATATACCGCTATATTCTAATTTGTTTACGATAAATACATGACCTATTGCTGGGTGCATATAGTATTCCCAGGAATATGGGTTCCCTGCAAAGTGGCGTGATGTTCGGTGAGTAACTAGTACTACATCACCGGTTTTTAAATAGGAGTTATATAATGAAGTATATTCGGACGTGTGTGTCATTTTAGTGAGTTCCTGGTTAATTTTGATTGTAATTTTTGTAATAATTTGTGTGTTTTGGGACAATTTATTGGTAAAAAGAGCGCAAAAGTGGTCAAAAGGTGGTTGAAAGTGGTAAGCAATTGGTCGAAAGTGGTAACGAAAGTGCTCAAAGTGGTAAAGAAAAGTGTAGTTTTGGTAAGACCTATATGTTGTGTAATGGGTATATAGCTTGTGTACGATATAGTTCTGCACAACATATGGGTAACCTATATAGCTGCTTGCTCTATCTAAAATAGAAATACACTGGCTTTTTTTGATGGTTTTTTTACCACTTTTGATGTTTTGCTTACCAGTTTGGGGCGTTCGCTTACCACTTTAGGGGGGTTGGCTTACCAGTTTGGGGGTTTTGCTTACCAGTGCCATTTTGGTCGAAATTGGGTGTAAGTATAGGTAAATAATAAAGATAAGAGAAAAGTATAAAAAATCCAAACTACACTTTTGAATCCATTACTACACCATTACTACACATAGTAAAAAAATATATGTATATATAATAACAATAACTTATTTGGTCTAAACTACGATTACTACGATTACTACGCTTTCTGGAAGGAGAGACACGTCAGCAAATATTTATAAATTGTCGATCTCTTTTTTTTCTGATTAAGGACCCTCTAGTTTTGGCCTAAAAGTGTAGTAATGTAGTTTAGTATTGATAAGTGTATGTAAATAAAGAATATATCCAAACTACACTTTTGAAAATAGGTGTAGTAACGTGTAGTAATGAAATTGGTAATTGCTATAAATGCTTAAAAATACTGATGTTATAGATAAAAAAAAGTGTAGTTTAGAATTTGGAAATATTTCCTTAATTAGGATACGCTTGTCTTTTTAGTATATAAATGATGGTGTAAGTGATGGTGTAAATGGTGTTCCGTGCAGGCTACAAGCCTACTTTTTCCTAAAGTTAATTACAAGCGGTTTGCTAGCAACCAACTTGTGTTCTCCTTAGTACGCATTATTGATATATATGCTAACGGAACATTCAGGAAGTTTAATGGCCTTTCGAGAAGAAAAAGATAGCACGGCCAATTACGGCCAATTATTCTTCTTCAGGATGTAGTAGTATTATTTGGTTGTGGTGTCTGCTTTTGATACTAAATCTTCAGCACAAGGTACATAGACTGACTCATAAGTTACTGAATCTTGTTTGTTAGCTATGTGAGCTAACCCACGCCAGGCTGCTTCAGGTAAGTTCATACATCCTAGTTTTCTGATGGTACCGTTTTCTCTGTATCTTATGTTGTATCCGAAAAGCCTTTGAGGTTTTGGGTCTTGTAGGTGTTTGTAGTTGAACCCTGGATAGAAGAATGTGCTCTTACCCGGAATTAGGTGAGTCTCGTTCTCATACTCATCGCTGTAGTTTTTTAAGGAGTGTATTCGAAATATTGGCTCTAAATAAGAGTCCAGAGCGCTATCGATTATTACACATAGCTCGTCATTTCCAACATTTCCAGGTATTTGAACAATATCACCTTCACAAGGAGTTGTAACTTTTGAGGGGTTGTATAGCTTTCTTATAAGATCTTTAGAAAACATAATTGATCGAGCATCTGTAGCAGAATATACTATAAATGCACCTTTCAACATTGCAAACACAAAGTCTTTAGAGCTGAACAACACTTTAGGTACTAACTCTCTGGGGTAGTATATATTAAAGGCTGAGTGAGATAATTTAGCTCCTGAGCTATATAGTAATAGATGAGGAGTGTCTACAGATACGCTGTCTTGTTGCATTACTGTTACAACATTATTATTGATATCAGTACATATTCGTAGATGACCTATTAACTCGTCAATGCTTTGCTGACTAGACATAAGATAATAGAGCCTTGACATATAGTCTTCTACTGCTAGATTAGCTATTTGGGGATGGTCTTTGAGATTCATGTTATCCTTTCATTGCGTTTTTTAGAAGTAAGTCCCATAATTTGGGGTCAATATCTTGGCAACCTACATTTGATATAGCATTTCTTTCTTTATTGTAAGTTGTACAATTACTACCAAATAGAAATTTGGGAGTAGGGTCTTGTAAAAACTCACAATCTAATAGGTCTGTGTACTCTATGCCTATTTCATAATCATCTACTATTCTAGTACATCTCATCATTAGTTTATTACCCGCTATGCAGGCGTCCAAGATCATAACCATCTCACCAGTTTTAGTTCTTACTACGTCACCTTCACAGGGTTGGTTGGTGTGGTCGCTTCGTCGTATTTTTCTAATGAGGTTTTTTGTAAATACCCAGATTTCATCTCCGTGTAGTAATAAGTAGGCTTCTCCTATGTCGGCAACAATATAATCGTTTGTTCCATCCTTATCATAAATAATGTTAGGTATGAGGTGTTCAGGGTATGTGTAAGTTTTTAGCTTTTTGATGGGCGCGAGGTCCCCTATATGAGTTGAGTGCCAGGTTCTATAAGGCAGTTGTTGATTCATAGGGAAGCCGGGTTTAGAGAACCACATAAACACAGCACCCTCCTGAGTTCGCTGTATTGAGATGTCTTTAAGTTTAAAAGTGTTGTATCCGCTCAGAACTTCGTCATATAAATGCAGATAAGCTTGTACTAAGGATAGATGATATTTGTTAATAATATGTTGTAGCATATTTATTCCTTTTTTAATAGTTTAAAAATAATCGTTGTTGGCGGATTCAAGTAACACGTCCCACAAGGATTTAGTGATCCTATGACATCCAATTTGAACAATCCGGGACTGAGAACCCTCATTAGTAAATCTGGCGTGATACCCGAACAATCGAGGTGGTCTTTTGGTTTGTAAAAATTCACAAGAATTTACAAAGCTCATAGATACCTCACGATCGTAGCCCCGAGTGGTGGCTATAGAATAATTGAAAAGATTATTATTTTCTTGAAGAGTTACATAATTTATAGTATGTGGGGTATCTTCAAATAATATAACATCACCTTCGCAGGGTACCAGTACTTTAGTAGGAAGGCCTATCTTACGTATCAAGTTTTTGGAAATATATATATAATCGGAAAGTTCATGATGATACACTAAAAAATGATTTCTAAAAGCTGCGTAAATTGCTGTACCACTTTTACTTAACACTGTAGGCTTTAATTCTTCTGGAAACTCATAATGGTGAATCGTTTTGGTAGGAGGTAAGCCTGTATAGCTACGAGAATAAGCTGTGTATTTTCCTGTAGACAACACATACCCTATCGAAACATCGCCGAATATAGTTCTCTGTATAATAACTGGAGTATGTATGTCCCCCATTCTATGTTGCAGGGACATATATTCTTTAGCAAGTTCATATGTTAATTTGTCTGTAATAGTTTTAAGCATTACTGCTCCTTTTTATTTGTTAATTAGTTTCGATAAGATATTTAGCAAAATCAGATAAGCTTACGTCTTTAGGTAATTGTTTCATGTATTTAGAGATAATAACTTTTAGTTCTAGTTCTTTGTTTGATTTTGTAGAACGTAAGGCTTTATTAATTTTGAACACAACCTCTTTATCGAAGAGATTGTTTAAATCGAATTTAGTCAATGATGGGTCTCCTGTGTATTCCAGTATTCTTATACCGGTATTTATTAAATAATGTTATAGGGTTAAATATTGTCATAGGTCTTATACCTACAAATTTAAGGTAAAAAAAAGAATACGCTTGTAAGATGGCACAGAGTGCACGGGCGTAAGGCCAATTTTTCAGGTGGCTTTCCTGGTATTCTTTTTATGGAAGATGAGAGTGGCTGAGGGGTAAACTCTTCTTCCGAGGGATGCAACTCCCTTTGCGAGACTTATTAATCCCCGCACCACCTACGTTAAGTAGGAAGCCCTATCTTAAATTCTTTTCCAAATTGAAGGCTCTAGCCTTGCAACTCCTTCGGATAGACACCCAACGTTTTTATTACGTCTTTGGCCCAGTTTTATGAAGTTTGTACTTTTCCTGAGAATACAGTTAGTACGGTATATCTTTAAAGGGATCATTTCAATTCCCCTCGTTTCCACGCAGACTTACGTCGTCGTAATACACCAATCACAGCTCCAGGTATGGAGCCAGGTCTTTCCACTTACATTAACTCTACAATTTCACGACTATCTTAGCTGCCGCCAAGCTTAACCGCTTCCTTATAAATACTGCTGCAACCCTTGCGAGGCGCAGAGCTCGACGTTATACAGGCCGATATTAGTGATCTTTTATTATAAGCAGCCAGGAATCTAATTGCTTTCATTATAAATGACGAGAATCGAACTCGTGATCTACGGATTAATATTCCGTTGCTCTACCAACTGAGCTACATTATGGTTTTTCTGTGATTGGGAGGACGCGTTCCCGGTTGTGGTTACGTAGTTTTCAGCCACATAATGCCACTCGCCCTCGTAAGTCATTAGCCATGACAGCCTCCGATCCTTCATCATAGTAGTTGTCTCTTCTTGACTTAGAAGCCAATGAAGGCCTCAATATCTTGATCCCGACAAACTATATAATTGATAACCCGCTTGACAGACAGGATATCTTGCGATTACTATACAGACATTTCTGCCTACCCCTCAGGGGATACGTATCTCGACCTTCACGCCTCGCAGTTAGCCTGGAGTGTTGGACTATTTTTTACAAGATAAATAGAAGTTCGCAGTGTATAAATGTTTGCACTCCCGAAGGAGAACAACGCAATGCCAGGTATAATTTCACAGACCCGACTGCTTTTAGTCCCATTGCTGGGGTTATCTTTAACTGGATGTCATACCACCCAGGTGCTAATTAAGGCTAAGCCTTGATTGCGAAATTCTTATACCAGAAAATATTGTTTTTTAAAAGACATTGGGTTATATTCAAGTATGGAAAGAAATTATGAAGTATTTAGAGCTAGGGTAGTTTCAGTAGAGAGTCCTGATGTAAACGCCCTAGATAAAAAAGACATATATATTCAGGCAATAGATGAGACAGATCCTGAGAAGACGTATTTGGCGTTACCTCCGATATTTATACCAACTTCTGCATTTGGGTCGGGAGTAGTATCAGTGCCTCCTGAAAATCAGGAGTGTTTGGTGGCCTTGGACAAATGAAATAATGTTGCACAGATTCTTACTTATATCCCCTCAGGACTATCTTCGGCCTTCGGCGGTTTATCTGCAGAAGCTGTACCAGAGGGGGGAGTGTTATTAAAAATAGGTGGAAAGAACAAAACTAACTTCCTAATGGCTCCAGATGGATTCTTTAGTTGGTTTTCTAACGCCTTCGCTGAAATAACTTTGGATGGAGCTTATAAGAAACTAAATATTACAACTAAACGATATGAAAGACGAAGCGCAACTAATTTTGTTAGAGACTCATATCATCCTAAGAAATCTGCAGGAATAGATAAAGGAGCTACATCACATTTAGAAGTATATTCAAAGTTTGATGATACTACTGGGTATCTTGACCATATCTCAGAAAACACTGAGACTCACCGCAGTATTCCTTTCAAGCACCAATTCACAGATCAAACTATTATAAAGTCTGGATACATACCTCATGTTAAGAATTTAAAAGGCACGCCTTATTCCCATTTGTATCAATTAGAGACTAGACAAGCTACTGGAGGTTCTAAACAGAAGAATACCTATACTAAGTTACATCTAGGGTATCAAGGGGCTACAGATCTATTTGATATAGGAGAAGAACACCCGGCAGGTTCTTTATTTCATTGGGTATTTAAACGAGCAGTAACAAATAATAATAGCTCAATGATAAATAGATTTGGGAAATTAGAGTCCGGGAGTTTAGCGGGAGAGTTATATAGACATCAAATATATGATGGAACTTTTGATGCTACAGCCTGGAAAGCTGGGCAAGGTTACGATTATACTTTTATCAACACCGGAATTAAACAGCAATATGTAAGTAGTTTTGGCAAGTTAAACACGGGTAGAATATGAGGAAGACACATCCATCAGCTAGAAACCACAACTAATGGTAAAATGTATACTAAAGAGTTTGGCGGTACAGATATATTAAAGACAACAGTGCAGTCCGGGGATGTTGCAACTCCAGAGTTGAAATTGACAAAGACGTTAAATAATGAGGCATACACTGTTAAACTGAATCTAGGAGATACTACTCTTACTATAACTTTGGATAGCAGCGGAATAACTCTTGACGTGCCTGAAGGTAAAAATGTGTATCTCGGAGGCTCAGAGGGTCAGACGTTAGTTACTAAAGAGTTTGTTACAGAATTATACGCGGGACATACACATGGTACAGGAGTGGGACCTTCGTCACCTCCAATAATTCAGCCAAGTATTTATGATCCTTTGGATGAGAATATTTATACTGTGAAGACTTTATCAGAATAATGTTAAGTGAAACTAATTTAAAGACTGAGCTAATCGCGGAGTTTTATAAGTATTATTATTTAGAAGGCGATAACCGAATAGCTTATACAGTTGATGAAAAAAGCATCAGGTTAGGGGAGATTATTAGTGAATATATGAGCGAGGCTGTAGTAGGAGTTACTGGAATCACTACAAACTTTTCTAATGTAGAAATAACTATACCCGAATGACCAGAGGTTGATGTATCTTTAACTTTTATATCTAACCCATTGGCGGAGATTTCAGGGTCTAGAGGTATATCTGATGAAGATTTACTAGCGGAAGCTACTACATTAGTACCTACAGCAGTAGGATTTATAACTTATACTCCTGTAGGACCAATAATACCCTTTATAACACCCACATGAGGTAGCAGCAATGCAGAGTTAATAGCCCAAACTGTGGAGATCTTTTGTGAAGACTTGGCAACTAGTATCCATAACTATGTAAAACAAATAAAGTTTCAAATGACAGGAACGTCGGCAAGTGGTGTAGTACTTACAGTAGTATGGACTATAACGTAGATAATACTTGACTAAAAACCTAAGCTTAGTTATATTGAAATGTTAGAAGAAACAAAGTTAGTGATTAATTGGAGATAATAATGGACAACTTATTTATAAAGAACTCTTTTACTAAAACAGCGTCATACTCAGTGGATATGGACGCAACGAAGTGGGTTAGAAATGTAATTACGTATTTTTACGAACAATATCCGTTCGCTCAAAATCAGCCTGCAGTGGTTCAGTGGAAGAAAAAAGATAGTACAAAGGGATATGCGGTAGGGGTATTAAAGATATCCGGGGCATCCATACCAGTAGTAATCAAAGATTGGAAATTATCTCCTTTAGACATAGTTATGGCAGGTGGAAGAACTTTACCACTTAATACTGAGGTGTTAAGAACTATGTTAACTTCGCCAGGAGCATTTGTAGGAGTAGCGTCGTCTCCTCCTAAATCAGGACTGGACATGTTCTCACAATTACAGTATTCTCCTGATGGGAGTATAAACAATTCAGCTAGCGAGTCTAGTTCACAAGAACGACCTGCTAAAATAGCTTCATTTATTGACAAAATTGAGCATATAGACAAAAAAGCCGTTGTTGAAATACTAAATACTGTTAAAAACAACCCAGAAATCCATAATAACTTCAAAAAGACCGGAAGATTAGACGTTTTAGACAAACTAGCGTCAAAAACAGAGAGTCAAGAAGAAATCGTGGATTCTTTCATTAGGGACCTTGATATAGATAGACAGTTAGTTATTAAAGACTCTTTAGGTAATCACACAGTTAAACAAGCTAATTCTAACATAGATTTTGTATGAGAACTCCCTATTAAGGCTTCAGAAGCTGAAGAATTTGAGATATTAACTGCTTCAAGTTTCCAAGAAAAGACTGCTGAGTCTGTAGATGCTAATTGCTACAAGATTTGGGACACTGATAGACACCTTATGGTAACATCGGACAAAGATTATCATGATTTTAGTAGAAATGATGTGAAAACGGCTGAAGCATTTACTTTAGAAGAAGACCAACCACAAGTTGGTGATCTTGGCGTTTGAAAATTTGGAGAATCAGTCTCTGAACCTTTTGAAGTACTAGGAATGGACAAAGTATCGTCATATTCTTCAAATCTTTATAAACTAGACGGAGGTCCAGGGTATCTTAGCATCAGTAAGAATAAAGATTGGGTTATTTTAGAGAAATTAGGACAAAAGTCTTCAGAAAATGTAGAAATAGACGGAGATTTTCCTAAAATAGGAGATTTCGGAGCGTGAGTTATGCCTGATGGCAGTGCCACTAAGCCTTTTGAGATTAGAGAACTATTACAAGACTTAGAAGCTTCTAGCAATAAACAAGTACAAGTAGCAGGTTGGGATGGATTGCAGAAGATTGCGTATTACCTGACTGAAATGCCTGTTAAGAGTCTGATGGACTCAGAGAATGGCGGAAAGTTACTACCTAAAGAAGCAAAGTTTGTTAAATTAGGCAAAGAATTAAGAAAAGTTTCTGAAGTTAGCGAGGATAATCAAGATACCCCATTAAAAGTTACAGGATGGGCCGGAAGAGAAAAAGTATCTTATTACATCGACAACACAACTACTTCTGAAGCAAAATATGTAGAAAAAGAATCTAGTTGGTATTTATCTAAGGACGTGAGCTTCATTAAGCTAGGATCATACTTACAAAATGAAATACCACATACTGTTAAAGTAAATAAACACACAGTTGGAAAAGACTCTGTAGGCCTTTATTACTTAAAAGGTGCAGAGTTCTCTAAATATGCAGAAAACAGCCATGAATTACGTGATTTAAGCCTCTCAGAGGCAGAATGATCATTAATTCATTGTGGAGCAACCAAGACTGATATAAATAAGGCGGCAATGTTGCTGAAAGGCACTGAAATGCTAATTGCTTGTCCAATTGAAGCTCCTATACCTCCAAAAGTGTTTATTGATAAAATAGCAGAAACTTATGAAGATAGTACTAATGACATAGAGATGTTAAAAGTAGACTTAGTAAAAGAGGCTGCGGTTTTATCTGATAAAAGCACTGTAGATGCTGTATTGTCTCTTGGAGCTATCAACAAACAGAATATTATAGAATACATAGCTCTATTACCTCAATATGAGATGATTATGAGTGAATTAGCCAAAATGCTGCTTATGACTAGGTTAGGTATGAGGCATCTTCCGGAGGAAGCCGTAAAGAACGCCATGGATTCAGTAACTAAAATAGTACTGTTGCTTATGGGCGTTAACAAACTGTACTCTAATTAGGAGATACTATGAGATCTTTAGGGGATATGGCGCGACAGATGACTTCATTGCAGAAATTAGTGGTTAGCCAGAATGATCAAGAAGGCGTAGACGAGGTTGTATATGAAAAGGCGTACGAGTCTACTGCAGGGGCAGATTCTATAGGGCGAAGTATTTATAACGAAGAAGATGGATCAGTAATGATATTATCTTTGCCAGAAGGAACAGAGTTTCCACCACATACTCACGAAAATCCAATAGTAGAGTATGGAATCATATTAAAGGGGAGTATAAGAATTACACAAGAAGGAGTAGATGACGTAATCTATTCTTATCAAGACTGCGTAATTCTTAAAGATGAGGTTATGCATTCTGGAGTAGCTTTAGAAGATACGAAGATAATCGCAATAACAATCCCACAAGAGTTAGGATACCCTGGAGCTTAGTCTCCACATTATAAAATAGGAATATTAGAATGACTGATAAAAAAGGACCAATGAGCTGAGAAGAGTTTTTCGTTAAAATCGGAGACAAAGTGGATGAGCATGAAAAGACGTTAGTGACTTTTACTAACGGTAAGTTTAAATCATTAGAAGATAATGTAGATACTTTAAAAGAGACAGTTGGGGGCATTAAGAATGATATGTCTGAGATTAAAAGAAGACTTCTAGATCCTGAAACCGGCGTAATTCACAAAATGAATGAAGCTACGGTATATGTAGGCAAATTACAGAAAGAAGAAACGTTAGACCAGATCAAATTAGTCAAAAAAGCTAATACGAACGTTTCACGGTTATTCTGGCTAGTTATGACATTTGTTATAGGCTCTTTCTTATCTCAGGTCATACCAGACACTTGGTATCCATATTCAGATAAATATACACCAAAAATAGAAAATGTTCAGCCTGAACCAGTGATAATACCTGATACTATCGCTAATTAATATTTGTATAATACCTAGAATCTAACTATATTAAAGAAAGGGGGTAATTCCAATGATAATACACTGGGGTCTCTCTATAAAAGACAATTTGAAGAATAAAGTATTAAATCAGTATAAAAATAATGCACAATTCGCCTCTCTCGATTACAAAAGCAGCTGCAATACAGTTAGAAACTAAGAAAATTAGCTTAAATCACCCAAAATCCCACATATTAAACATAAAGTTGGCGCCAAATTACGAAACTGAGATGGCACACTTCGATTTTACATATAAAGACATAAAAGATATTAAAAATATAGTGTATGATGATGACTATGCACACACCATGGATTCGGAAACTGCTATGTATCTTCTTGGCAGTACATTAGATTATAAGGATAATAGACTTATATTCGATCATATGGAGCTAGATGGCTTAAATAACTTTAATAATATTGATAATAATAGCAATTAATAGCTTTTTAAGGTAAAAAGAAGAGCTTTCACTCTCCTTTTGTGCAACTGACGTGTTACACAACGTAATTACTAATCGATAGCAGATTCTTCCAAGGATGGAAGGTCTGTATTGCGATTATCATAGGCTCGTAATCCAAATGCCCCAGCTGCAACACTTAGGACTACTAATCCAGTGTTTTTCACTGCGGGTTTTGAGGCAACGGCTTTAATACCATTAACTGCTTTACGAAAATAACCTACTTCTGGGGTCTCAACGACCTTAAGTTCATCAGACATGTTATGTCTCCTTTTACGTTATTTAGTTGTTTAATTAACGCCAGACATGGATTTTTCTCATTGTATCCTCTGGCGCATCATTCTTATACCCTATTTGGGGCCAAAATAGCCCATTTTTGACTAATATGAGCATCATACACTTAATTATTAACGTTTTAAACTCGATCTTGCGGATTAAGGTTCCATATCATGCCCCCTATCCAAATGCACAGAATAAAACTAAATTGAAGGGTTTAAAATTTTTCCTATATGAGATTTTTTATTTTAAAATTTTTTAATTTATTTTTTTTTATTTTAAAACTTTTTCCCCAGATTTCAACATTTTTTCCCGGTGCTTATGGCAGGCCCATACTTCTTTTAAGTCACTTCTCTTAAGAGTCACGGTATTTATAATATCCCAACCATAGCCCTGAATAGCTACTTCAAGCCTAATCCGTAAGATTTTAGGCCCATAGGTTCCATGTAGGCGCATACGGGTTAAAATTCCTTCGGGAGATAATGTATAGGTATCCGTGCCCCCAGGCCATGCTAAACCTATCTTAATTCTCCCAAAAGGTGAATATTTCAATTTATCAAGCACTTGTTTTAAAACTGAGTATTTATATATATGACAACCAACCCTTAATCCTTCATGATGCGGTACAATATTCCTATTAATAACCTCATGATCGAGCGCTCCTATGCGTTCCTTGACTTTCCAAGGCCATTTATCATTCATCACAACTTCTCCATAATAGCTACTATACTCCGGTTATAAGCCCACATGTCCTTTAAAACTTTCCTTTTAAAATAGACGGTGTTTACAGGCCACCAAGAACCTTGCCAGCTGATCCCTTCAACAGCGACCCTTACAATTTTAGGCCCAAACCGAACATTTAATCGAGCGTTATATAGAACATTTTCGGAAAAATCATAAAGTTTTAAATCAACAACATCTTCTATAGCAAGCCTAAATTCCCCAAACGGTAAATATCTCATTGAGGAAACTATTTTATCCAAAATACTTATGCCGAAACATAGGCAACCTACCTTTACAACCTCAGTATCTACGATAATACCTCTAGTAACCTGCATACTCTTTAACTGTTCATCTGCAGTCCATTTATATTCTTGCATCATAAAATTGTCTCCTTATCTTTTTGTAAATCCTCTTTGATATTATTAGCGGTTAACGTATCAGCTTTTAGCTGAAGCTTTGCAGCTTCCCGCTCTCTAACCAATAACTCTCTCCATAACTCTCTAAGATCTGATTTTTTAAATACAAGATCCTGCAAAACTATGTCGTAGTTTATACCCCAGCCAGTAGTAACAATAATTTTTCTTATTCTTACCTTCCTAAGACCCCAACTCATTTTTAGAAGTGTGGCACTAACTCCAGGACTCGGGGTTTCACGGGTGCTAAGCCCAAAAATGCCACCACGATCGCGTATATACAAATCACCTCGGCCAAATGGCCACATAACTTTTCTTAGGGCGAGTTCTAATACAGACTTGTGAAAATTATTACAGCCTATATTTACAAGCATACCGTGTTTTTCAGACTCCCATAACCTTATACCTAGCTTATGGGGTAGGCGGCTATTATAGTATTCTGCGTGTCTCATATTAACGCCTTCCATGCTTTTTTTAGGTCTGATTTATAGAATACAAGATCTTCTATCACAGAAGCTTCTGAAAATCCCCAACCTTGATAAATCTTTTGTATTCTTAGTTTTCTAGGACTATAACTAACCTTTAAATATGCACGATGTGGAGCTGTGTTAACGCCTTCTACGTAAAAAATATCCGTATGGACTATTTCTATAGAGAACTTACCAAATAGCCCTTTAGAACGATGTATTATCTTTTCCAATAACTCTACCCCATACCTTTCACATCCTACTTTTAAATAAGATCCGCCACCCGCGTCGGTAAACCGCATAGAGTATACACTATAGTGAGCACACACGCTTCGACGGGCTTTCTTGTGCGGACGGGTCTCAAACATAACTTCTTACTCCTCGGCTGATATGCGACATCTTGTTGCCTCCAATAATTTGAGTTTTCTTTTAATTAGTAAATATTATTAGTAGATAAAACTTGTTTTATTTCTATACATTTTTGCATTTTTCCTATTAACATAAGAGCCTTACCCATCTCTGTGAGTAGTTCTTCATATATCATATTAGTATGAAATCTAAATAACTGTCCACCAAGTCCTTCAAATTCTAGACTTTTCCAGGTTGATCCGCTACCTTCGAAAGGAAATGGGTCCCTTGTTACGGGCCCTAATCCTAATGCAGTCCCAATTGACCTAATAGAATCAATATTTACGGTCATATAAGAGTCCTTGTTACCGTTCGTATTGGCCGGTATTGCGTCATAATGGGCCCAGTATCGCTGTTGTTGGGCAAAGGTCATGTTACACCCCTCCCAATCTTCTATACCCAAGTTTTTATCGAGGTCCCACTGCTCTTGGGAACTTAGTTCAAAATAATTTTTAGGTCTTTTGAAGGACTCTTTGTACATTTGAAATTCAGTCATTATAAGTCTCCTATATATGTGTTGCCATCAGGCAAATCTTCTAGTAATTTTGGAAATCTTCCCATTTTATATAAATAGGAGTCATCTTCATCTGTAACTTCGTCAACGGTAATATCTTTTACTTTAAAATTGAAGCCTTCTGCTACTTTCATTAAATATAACCTAGAATCACCATCGCCAAGGGTATGTCCCTCGTCATGAAGCTCTCCATTAATATAGATACCTTCCCAATTCCCACTACCAGAGGTTAATATTAGTACTTGCATTTATTTCCTAAGCCCTTTAAGTTCATCTATAATTCCTACAAACTCGCGCCCTTCTGCAAAGTTAGCTTCACCGGCAGCCAACCCTCTTAAAACTTCATCTTTAGTTGCAAGTCTGAAAAGGCCGCTACTGTTTAAGTGTTCTGCAAATTTAGCTCTAGGATGAACTGCAGCAACCATACCATCAGACATGGATATTAAACAGTAATCGCCTCGGCCACTAATGGCCACGTCGTCGTCATCTTCTTTACGATTTTTTATTGCAAGGTAGTCTACATGCCAGCCTATTTTGTATAACATACTAGTAATACTTCTGTTATCGTCAAGAGTTACTCTATCTGTATGCACAATATACAGCCCACCAGTAATATCGGCAGTCTCCCATATTGTTTTTATATATTGTCTCATTATTTTTCTCCCATAATCATTTATATTTTAAAAGCCTACGGGACCTGTGTTATAGTAACAGTGCCGAAAAACTCTACGAAAGTTGTATGATCCCATACGTTTGTTATTAACCCATTTGTATATACTGTGCCGCCAAGTTCTTCCCCATAACTATAGTGTATACACATACCCAAAAGCTCCTTATTGCTGGTGTTGGCACAGCGAACCACTACCACTATATCACTGTGTATTCCGAGGTAGTACCTACCCTGGATAAATATCTTCTCTCTAGGGGTCGGCAGAACTGTATCTACCGTAGTAACTATTGTTGACATTTTTCTTTCTCCTTATCTTTTAACACCCACTTTAGTATACCTATTTCGGACTCTAAGCCCAGCTGTATAAGTGCTAGTGGTGCATTTGCAAATACGGTAGCCGCTGGATACCCCAACCTTTCATCCCCTTTAAGCTCTTTTAACTTATCCTGGATCTCTTTTTTTGTTTTCATAGTCTACTCCTTGATCAATAATGGTAATTTCAACAATTCCGCCAAACACCAATCAGAGCGTTCATAGTTATGCCCCTCAGCCTGGATAGCCCAAGCATGTACTTGAGTTCTACCGTGAGTGAACTTATACACACTGTCGTAATCAGGGAACCTGTCAAAGAGCCAATCATTAACTGCGTGTCTATCGTTCCCAACTAACGTATGGAACAAGAGGTGTTCACTTATATAATTACAAATTCCCCAAGTATTTCCAAGAGAATGCTTAGGTTTTAATCTAAACACCTTTTCTGCATCAAGAAGCATGTCCCTAATAACTATCAATAATCTTTGCGATGGTTCCATAATTAATCCTCCTCACAACAAGGTTCATGAGGAAGTATACAATCTGTAACTCTATTGTACGAGCTTGTTATAGGTATCCCTCCAGCCCTAATACAGGCGTCTATAGCTTGTTGCTTGACGACCCAAATCCTATCAGCCTCTTTACAACCAATAAATACAAATATACTCATTAGAAGTAATATCTTTATTTTTTTCATTACTATTCCTTTATTTAAGTCTTTTAATATCCACCTAGTTTTTTACCCGTTTTGTGCGACTCTACGGCAATCTCATCTTCTATAAGTATGAGGCTATCGTCTAGCGCAGATCTTGCTGCAGCTATTATATCATTCAACAGCTCTGCAGAACTCTTTCGATTATATGAATGAACTACCTTCCCATCTGTGTCGTAAAACACTACCCTATATGTATCATCCTTTATTTTCCAAGATGCAGCTTCAAGTTTGGTATATTGTTCTTTTAATTTTTCTAGTTTTGTCATTGTTTTTCCAATTCTATAACTAATTCGTTTAAAGATCCCCAAATATTCATTAACATTCGGTTCATTTCTGTGTCTACTTCTATAGTTTTCTCATTAACAACATTACACGTAGAACTCAAACGATCAGAAATTATAGGATATTCTTTTATATACATATTAAAACGGCGTTTACTATGAGACCCACTAAATACCATGTTAGCAAATCGATCACATAATTTTACATATAAAGACATTTTACTAATTATGTCTGTCTGCTCTAAAGCTACATATACTGATTCTTTTCTTTTAGCTCTATTGTATCCTGGAGAATCTGATACGTTTCTTACTATTTGCGCTGCAGTTTCGCCAAACTCTTTTAATAACTGTTCATAAGTTATCTCAGAGTCCTCAATAACATCATGTAATATACAACCTAGCATTATATACCTTCGGAGATCGCTAGCAGTTTGCGTATACGCCGGTATAAAATTAGATTCAGCAACTATAACCACCTGTTTTAAATGAAATTTATAAGGGTATATGTCATAGCTTTGCCCACGATGAGCAGCTTCCGCAACCATCCAGGCGCGCTCATATATAGGAATTTCTTTCGGATACATTTTATTTTTCTCCTAATTGTTATCGAACATTATAGATCTTCTACTTCTTCTACTTTTACAGTTACCCTAATCACTAACCTTTTACAGTTCTTATCAACAGGGTTTAACCTGGTATGCCTATAACCACGTTTTATTTGGTCCTTTGCGGTATTGAAAATACCACCGGCATGCTCTCTTAGTGTTAAATTTCCATAATCATACACCATTTCTTGTAATCCCAACTCTACGGGGGCGGAAAGTGTCCTACTTTTTATAGTGTCTTTACTCATGACACCCACTCTCTACTTCAAAATAACCTATTTCGCCAAAGGGCTGCTCTCCCATTTCAGGGGTCCACGTTCCCAAATGCCCTATGCAAGGTTCGTCTAACGGCTCGTTTAAAGACGGGTGTGAATCGTCGTCAAAACATTCACGACAAAACCCGGCAATTATTTGGTCTTCACCACGACAAACATGCCCACTAAAACAAGTAGCGTCTTCTTTAAGGCAGGTTATACATTTTGCGGTTGCTAATGACATTTTTCTTCCTTTTTGCTATTCATCATAATTATTCGTTAACTTCAACTGGGTGGATACTAACAGGTCCATCATCGATAACTTCTTGCTTAGTCATACCTACCATCCCCCAAGGGATGTCATAAGAATAGACACTCATTACCCACCAGTCTCAAGCCTTAATAGTCATATTTATTTTTCGGCTATCCTCTAGCGTGTTTACCAATTTCACCACTTCTCCACATTTTATAGAGGCCAAGTACTCTCGTGAGTTTCTATAGCTTTTTTCATTTCTTTAAAAACTTTTCTTTTAAAATGAAAGTTTTCTTGAGTAACCCAACTAGGGTATGTGTGCCATTGGCACTTAGTTTGTAATAATATGTATACATTTACAAACCCATAACGAACTTTAAGCCTAGTTTCTCTTTCAGGTATAGACACATATCGTTTTTTATAGAAGTAATGCCCATTGCAGTCTCTCTTTATGAATACATTAAACCACCCAAAAGGGTATCTTCTTAGTTTGCTAATAACCTTCATTAGCACAGATTTATTAAATCTTCTACAACCTATGGCTACTCCGTCAGCATAAAGATTAATTCGACGTGAGTCTTCCATTAATCCCCGATCTACAGCTTCCCATTTATCTGATATCAAGTATACAAAATTCATATTATTTTCCCTCTATTATTTGCTCACTTACATTACTTTTTACCCGTCTTCGGCGAGCACTAATCTCCGCAGGAGTCAGTCTCTTACGGTTAGGGTTTTTCCATTCCGGATTCGGCGCGCTATTACAGCTTAAAAACTGTATAATATCTAACCACTCGTTTGGGTGAAAGCCGGCTTTGTCGTCCAGATATATGTCAAAATAAGGCTTGTTTTCATAATAGCCAAAGTCCTCGTATGAACGTACTTCTGGATTTTCGTTTATATAATCAAACTTAATATGGTGCCCTTCCAATATCTTTAGGTATTCTAGTATTTGATCAGGATAAGAAGAAGTATATAATATTAATCTAGTATCGTCACGTAAAGTAAGCATCTGCAAACAGGTACATGCGAATTTATTAACAAAATTCAACTCTAACTTATCTAAATCATAATTAGGATGGCAAATCACTCCATGAATATCAATCATCCAGTAACTTTCATACCAATGATATAGCATTTGCTTCTCATGTTGTCGGGCAAGTACATCAATTATTTTACCCATCAGCTATACTCCTCAAAGCCTGCTTCTCAAGCTCTCTGGAGATGTTTCCGATCGTTTCTGCATCTTGTGTATTCATCGATCATTCCTTTTTTTTAATTTAAAAAGAACGGCATTATACCGTTCTCTTTGTAGTTATTAATCAGTTTTTTTCATCCTGAGCAGCTTCAAAGATAAGCACTATATCGTCACTTACTAAAAGAGATACTATATCATAGTAAGGATTATATCCCCCTATGAATACATTATCTTTATAATAAATCCAAGCGCCTCTATCAGCATCCCAGTGAATCGTATCAAACTCGAAGAGATCCACTGTGTCATTTAAACGATCACGTACTATTAATATATGCTCTCCCTCAAAATAATGCCCATCTTCCAAGTCTACGAATATTGTAGCATATGAAGATTGGGTTTCAACGACGGTTGGATCGAAGGAAGTATAACTAACTGTATAGCTATAAAACGGACCAACTGTTACGCTTTGAGGGTGTATTCTATCTTTAGCCTGTACTTGGCAACCTATTCCAATGATTATTATTAAATCAAATAGGGCAACCTTTATTAAGTTTTTCATAATAGTTTCCTTTCATAATTTATGATTGACTTGTATCTATACTTCTTATACCCTTTTTAAGGTAAAAAAAAGAGTATATATTTAAGTTAAAAAAGCAGCTATATCCGTTAGGATACAATCATATACGCTACTTTTTTTATAAGACCTTCTACAGCTTCGACCTTCTGTTTTCAGCTTGTGCGTTTTGTTAGGAGGAACGCTTCCTTTTTCAAAATTTAATTATTTTACGCAAGCTCCTATTTCTTTGAAGAAGGACTTGTATGGCGAGATAATAATCCAATAATTTTAGTTTTTCAAGATTGCTAATTGCCATGATATACCTTTCGTTATTTTAGTTATTGTTTGCTCTATTATTCTTATACCCTTTTTAAGGTAAAAAAATACACCTCCCCCGGAGGGGAGGGTACAACTCTTTCTTTTATCTCAGGAACAGGAATTAACCTTGCCCCTGGACTGGAAATACAAATGACCTCTACAGCCTTTGTACTTACCGTTTTTGATATCTTGTTTCTGGTTCTTATTCTGTAGCTGGCGTAAAAAGCTTCTACGGCGAGCAACAGCTTCTGGGGATAAGACGTCAAACGCCTCATTATTTTGAGCAGCCATAATCTTCCTTTCATTTTTAGTTTATGTTTAACTCTAGTATTCTTATACCCATTTTAAGATAAAAAAAGAACTAGCGGGTTGTTACACTAGCTCTTTTTTATAGTTTCTCACTTTATGCTACTGCATAAGCGGTTCCGCAGTAGAAAATTAAAGATTGTGCACTTCAAATTGATAATGACCTGGAATCGGTTTGACTCCTATAGTCACATCAATAGCGAAATCTCGAGCATCTTGCCATCGATCATTTTCTGTTATACCCTCATAATTCCATACAACTACGTATACTCTCCAGGCTGCCTTATGAGCGCATATATCCTGTCCCACATTAGGGACGTGATTGGTGGAAAAGGTTAGATTCGTTTTCGAAGAATCGTCAAAAGCTATTCGCATCCTAACCATAATTTTATCTCCTTACCATAGGTTATCTTTGCTTCGAAACCATTTACAACTGCTAATACAATTAACAGATTGTAAACAGCGTTTTAAACTGCAGTTATACCAGTAGCATTTTTTACACGGCTTTTCAAAATAGCCAGCGTATAAAACACTACCAGCAACTACACAACATCCAATGACTAGAGCAATAACTCCTGTCATTTTTTACGACTCCTATTGGAGTTCCAGGCATAAACCCATTTCCATCCGTGATAGCCAATGAAGACTATCCACACAATGATTACAATAGTTACTAGCATCCTACTTTCTCCACCAGATACTAAATGCGCGTTCCCAATCTTCGAGAACATCAGCTGTATCCTTTCCATGTACAACCCAAACTCCAATACCAGCTATCACTAGTAATACTACGATAGCTCCTATTAGTCCGAAAATGAGCCATAACACAGAGAAGGCTATCTTAAGTACAAAGATTACAAAGTAACCAATGAGCAAGAGTACCAACCCTATGACTATTCTGGCCATAAACGGCGCTTCATATAATGATTTAAAATCCATTATTTTCCTTTTTGTTATTTATTAAAATTTATCTCTATCCTCTACGCGGTCAGCACACTTACAATCCTCAATACAATGCTCATCAGCTTCATAAGGTACTTCCATATCCAAATCGGGCAGTAGTTTCTTAGTGGCGGCCTCAGGATTAGTTAAATACAGAGTCAAATTTTCTATAAAGTCAGTCAAGTCTGAAAATACTAAAAGTTGACAACCTACATGTACGATAACTCCATTATTTACTCTTTCTATCCTAATATCGTGAATTTGGTACCCTTCTTTACCAACACCCCAATAGCTATGCGACCCTCCAATTTCTTCCCTATCTAATATTAAGAAATTATATTTGGGAGGAAACTTAGCGCTATAGAAATAGCCGTTGTCGTCTAACCAAAGTACCACCTCGTTTGCAACATTATTAATGGTGTCTAGTAGCAGCGGACCCGTAAAGGTATGCATGATATACCCATTTTTTGCGTGACTAATAATTATTTTATTTTTGTCCATTAGCCTTCCTCATTTACAAATGTTGCAAAATTTTGATCGCACGGAGGCAGACCTTCGGCCTCACACCAATTTTCAAAGTCATTATAAAATGCTAAAAGCTCCTCAAAATCGAAGCACGATAACACATCTTTTATTATCTCTGTATCCATATTCTCTCTATTTCTCCATTTCTTATATTATTTGTTAAACCACACTACATGGCTAAAATCTGTTCTCACATTATCAGGTACATCACTAGGGTAAATGTGTATATCCGAAGCCCGGGTCGAAGTAGCATACACGCCATCTCCATCAGAATCAAGAAATCCCCCACATTCACAATTTCCAATAAAATCGTCTAAAGAAAAAAGATCTCCAAACGTAGGCACATAATCTTCGTCTTGAAATACGCTCAAGTATTGCTTTTCAGCTTCTGATACCGGGTATTTAATTGCAAGTATTCGACCCTCTAACCATAGGTTCTTTGGAGTCGGAGGTAGCACTGAATGATATACAAGAGTATCTACTTCGTCGGTGATGTAGACAACTTCAACGGATATCAATTGACTATTTACGGGCTCTTTATAACTGCTAAGCCCTTGGTTGAGCACTCCAGTAAAAATTGCTACCATAATGGATACGACAAATACTATAGCTATGGCATATCTCTTTTTAGTGAATTGTGATTTTGTGTGTAACATTATTTTCCTTTTCTTTTATTAATTGTAAAATTTTTGTACTAATTCATCAAGCTCACTACGAGCTAAACTAAATGTAAGAATCACATCCTTACAAGGTTTATAGCTATTAGTGCTATTTTTCTTTAATTTCATAGTTTGTGTTAATTGAATTACAATGCTTCCATCCCTTAGATACTGTGCCTGAAGATTTCCGGAGACTATAGTATCACCAAAACCTCTAGACATTAGCCAGAATCTCAAATCAGGATTAAAGTGCACAGGAACAATGTGAATATGGTCAGGATTACCTGTTAAAATCTTTAACACTACTTCTTTAAAAGCTCTAGTGCTTATATCAATGTATGGACGCGTGTCCATCCTTAAGAATTGCCCATTATCTATCCAAGCGACCCAGCGAGCTATCATATGCTTCCTTTCATTTAATTAGTTTGGTATTGAAATTACTTGCTCAGCAAAAATTCCATTAGTTGTTTATACTTCTTTTGTATATTAGTGTCTTTATCAACGGCAAAACGTATGTTATGATGAACACAAGTAACAGCCGTATTTGCTAAATTGGCAAGCGCCTGCATAGCATATATAACGTCTATAATTCCCCCAGAATAACTCTTACTTATTTGAACAGGTATCACTGTAGAAGCAGTGTATATTTCTTTATTAAGTATTATATCACGTTGAATTAAGGCTTTTTTAATGGCCAGTTTATTAGCTTCAATTTCTTTAGCTCTTGTCTCTAATTTACGTTCGTACCAGTATTCCAATTCCCACATCGGCTTCCATGACATACTACTGACTCCTTTCTATTATTTATAAATATTGATTGTCTTCTATACTTCTTATACCCTTTTTAAGGTAAAAAAAGGAGCTACCCTTTTTCCGAACAAAACTTAGTTTCATAAGCTAGTATCGCTCTCATTATTAACCATTCATAATATCCACATTTATCTTCACCAGAGGACTGTGTGCCGTCTGGAAGACTTTTTTGTTTAGCTCCTAACGCTAATGGGGACGAATTATTAGAATTACCTTTCATAATAATAACTACACTTTTCGGGAATAACTCTTCAAGCTTACTACGTAAGCGGGGGGATATGTCTCCCCTAGAGTATTTATTCTCACCAACTATTATATACTTCGGCTGTAGGTTATAGTTATTATACCATCCAGGAACGTGGTGTTCCATAGGGGTATCAACTAAATGTTCCGGCCGAACTATGTTTTTTCTGGGAGTTTCATACTGCAGTATTCCGTGACGTATTACCTCTTCAGGATCAAATAAAAAGACTATCGGACGTAAAAGGTCTGCCTGTTTCTCAAACTTATATGACTTGAGATAATTCCATGCAGCATTAACTACGACACTTGCGAACTTAGTAGTTCGTGATAGCCATATATTGGTCCAACAATCGGTGCCCTTAAAGCCAACCTTTTCATCTTCTTTAGTAATCATAAGATTTCTAAATTGTCCGAAAAGTGTACAAGCTAAGTGGGCGAATCCCCAGTATGGGAATTCTTCCATCTGTTTCTGAACTGTCTTACGAGATACAGGTAGTTTCATCCTGTTAGTGTATCTTTCCTCAAAGATATGACACTTCATGATTTTCCTTTCATTTTTTTAGTGTTATGACATTCTCTATATATCTTATACCCATATATAATACTAATTCCTTCGTAAAAAGAACAATCAATGGGAACTAATATTTGACTCTACCCCAAAAACATATCTATATTTAAGAAAGAGATATAACCACATTTAATATGAAAACTAAACAAGAATTAATAGACGAAATAGAGAGACTAGAAAGTCTAACATGTCAGCGCGCCGGCGACTTATTAGGTCGTCCAAATATTGCTATAAATAGAGAAATTGTATCAGAGAATATTTTTCGAATGACATGTAGAATATCTGCTCTGAAATGGGCACTGGAAGAAACCGAGATTGTAATATAATGAGGCCAAGAGAAAGGAAATTAGCGACGATAGTAAAACTATTTGCCAAGGCAATGTTTCATGGCAATTGGGTATGGGAAACTCCAAACGAAAGGGTAATAGAGATGCTAATGAGGGATATTGGTATGTATCCTTTTGAAGATGAGAACGATATGATTAGCAAAACAAGGGTAAGTGAAGGACTCTACTTAAAGGCCAAAGAGGTGATACCTACGAGAAAACCTATTGCTCGGCAGGGCCTGGTGAACCCCCGTACTAGCAAGATATCAATTTAAGATAAAAAAAATAAGGTAGAGAAAAGCGTTAGCTTCTCTCGGTTATCCGTCATATAGCCTGCACCAAAACATCAACAGGCATGCTCTCGGTGTGGGTGTCTATAAAAGTATCATTATCATCTTCTAGTCTATAGCTATATATCACATCTATCACTCTAAAAGAATCTCCAGCCCCAACAATAGTGCTTTTGTACTTTTTAAGTGAATCAGGTATATGTAACTCAATAACACCGGTAAGGTAGATTCGTTCACCTATTCTAGGGACGATGTTAGTGGTTAGACTTCCTATAGTAAACTCATGTCCTTCAGGTAAGCCCATTTTAAAGCACACCTCTACGGACGTCTGTGGTGTATACATTGTTTCTTCCTTTATTTTAATTAATTTAATCGATACACTATCATTCTTATACCCCATTTTATTAATATTTAAGATAAAAAAAAGGGAAATGTGCTTTCACACACTCCCTTTTTCAATCGCATTCCTGGAGATTTTTTCAAATATGTATGGGTTCTCTATGTGAGATCTAATTCTTCATGATAGCTCCTAGTTAAAATTAAGTAATTTTTAATTGCTACTTGTCATCGTTATTCTTATACCCTAAAAATTGCCAGACCTCGTAATTTTTACAAAGCGTCTAGGTACTGTGATATAGGAGTCTCTCATATTTTTTTCTTCATGAAAGTCTTCCATCTCTGCAAAAGTGTGGCCAGGGCCGCCAGGACTTCCGCCAGATACCTTTAATTTTCCATTGTGCTTAATTAGTGCATCTACACGTTCTTCAACTGTTAATGTAATTTTTTTGCGTATCATAAATACACTCCTTTCTGTTTATTCAAATCCTAGCGCTAAAAGGCGTTGATCCTTTTCTGGAGCTACATAATTAGCTTCAGGTAGAAGCTCCACCAAAACATCTACAAAAGCGTGAATGGTTTGGTCAGCAGCGGCGACGCCGCGTTCGAGCCAGGCATCAAGCACCTCTTGTCGATATTTATATTCTGAATTTTGTAAGCATATAGCTGTGATCTCATGCCAGACTTTCCCACCGATGTGCTTTTCTCGTCTATATCCCAGCCGTACTGTGATTACAAAATCATATCCTTTATAGTGAAAGTCTTTCACCATATCCATAGTTAATTGCTCCTCATAAGTTTGTTGTTAAAAATTGCTATTGCCTTACACGATAACCCATCTGCAAACAGTATCGCCACCGCCCACACCTCGGGCAATCTCCTGGGACGGCCAGGTCACTCTCAGACTGTGTTGTCGGGGGTATAATTACCATAAGCCGGCTGAGTCCTCGCTGCGTCCCATGTTTAAATTTGTGCGAGAGAGGGTCGTGTGATGACAAAATCACCGCCCGTATCCCGCATTTTTGTTGGCCCCTACCGTAGAGTAGGTTTGCCGCCAACGGCTCGTGTTTTATATTAGCTTAGCTTTCTCCGTGCAGAGTGCCTACGTTACTAATATTAGAGAAGACATTCTGTCAAGAATGCCCAGCAGTCCACATTAACCCCTCTCTATGACGCCATAGGAGCGGCCTCTCCTGCATTAAGGTCTCTCTATTAGACCTATTTTGCTGTAAATTGAAATGGTTCAAATGGTGATCCAATAACCATGTTTGCTTTATCTAAAGGTAGAGTTTCCGTTAACTCATGAGTAAGGTCGCCTTCATTCTTATAAATAAAGGAGTACTCGAGTTCTCCAAATTCTTCATGAGAATATAAAGTGACTAAGAAAACCTTATCACCTGTTGGAGGAAAAGTCATCCAAGTTCCTACGCCTCTGCATACTCCATCAACGACTGCGGCTAACTTACCACCCTCGGCTATATTAAAATCTTCTTCAGACAGTTCGGCCATCAAAGCGTGATTGTACTCATAGGCATGCTTGTTGACTATAAATAATGGATTAATTTCTTCTGGGGCAACTATAGGTTGTATTTTTTTTAGAGAAGCTTTTCTCTTTCTATTAGCAGCCTGCTTAGCTTTAGCCCTAGCTATTCTGTCTTGTAAACTTACGTTTCTTTTTCTAGAAGAAGCCGTTTTTATTGGTTTACTGGGTTTCATATATTTATGTGATTTATTAATTAATTAAAAAAGGAAGCCCCCGTCCTCAAATTGAGACAAATCACGGGGGCCGCATGGCTTAAATTGCGTTCAGCTTTTCGGTGTGGCGCTGAAGGTCCTGACTTTACATAACAAAGTCTAAGTGGTACCAGTTAGCCGTGGAGCTTTGTTAAACAACCAAAACGAAAGGAATGGCCTTATTTACACTGGTAAGGTAAACAGCCGGGTGTATCATGGTAGCTAGGTCCTCAAAATTCCCAAGGACTGTCGCTACAAAATTATCGTAATTATTATCGCTTGCGTATACTTCTTATACCCTATTTCATTGCAATTTTAATTACGTTATTTCTTGTCGGATTCTTCTATGAATCTAGGGAATCTACTTCTTTTTAATATGACAGCATCAAGCCGTTTATTAGTATTAATAAATTCACTAGCGTCTTCTATAGAGTCTCCACTGAAGAATGCGAAGTCTGCTTTAGCTTCAATCCTGCGAATTAACGAGAGTTGTTGGCTGGTTGCTTCCTGCATTCGGTGTATTGCTGGTGTCATTTTCTTTTTTTTGATTAAGTTTTCGGTTATAGTTAGTTTTCCATATTTGGGTAATTAGCTCTGGAGAGTGCCGTTTAAAGTCAACGTGGCACTCAGCGCATTGCATCTCACCGTCATCTCCGTATAGGGCATGAAAGTCGTGGCCATGATTAATCCAAAGAAGTTCTCTTAATTCTTTGTTTTCTAATAGTAGTTGTGACATTTTATTTTCCTGTTTGAAGTACTATGGTTTCAGTACATTTAGTTCCGTCGAAGTAGCATAAGTTCTTTTGAGCCTCTTCTAAGGTACCAAAACTATCGGTACAGTTAGCGCCGCTAGAACTATTGAGCCAAGCATCACACCACCACCATCTAAATAAGTGATGAGGTTGCTGGATAACCCAAGATGTGCTAGGGCCGGGACCTGTACGTTTAATGATTCTTGCTTTAGTTTTAAATAATTCTTTTAATTTAATTAATATGGTATTCATTATAATCCATTCATTATATTAACCCCCCAATAATACTACATTCTGAAGAATAATTGGAGGGGAGTTAAGGGTTTAGTTTTTGCTGTATACTTTTAAATCTTTAGTTAACATAGCATCCTCTATAACTGAGTCTCGTTTTTTTCTCTCTATTGTTATATCTTTATTATCAAGTTCGGACATTACTTTACTAATTATATCTTTTTCTCCATAGTAATGCTTGCTTTCCCCGCATAAGTTTGGAAGGAGCGCGCGAGATCTGGTAGAATATACTATCATATATGGGCGATAAATTGTAGGTGGACGGTCCACTACTATAGTGAAGCCGTTGTGTTCTTTTCTTGTCATTAGTTTAAGTGATTATTGGTGGCGATAATGCGCTTCCCGTTGAAGAGTCAGATAGATTTCCAAGCCAAGCAAGGTCATCTTTTACTCCGCTAGCTATTACAAAATCAGAAGATGCTCCAACGCCCATTCTCCTAAGAGAGTTGTCGTCAGTGAAAGGGTCTTCCATAGCCATGGTTAATTCACGTTGAATTTTATGTCGTTCGGTGACCATTAGTGAAAAGGCTAAATGTCTGTTTTCATATCGTTGGTGTGAGGGGGTACACCACCAACAAGCTTCGTGAAATTCGGGATGCCAGCTTTTACAGCAAAGACAATACCATCCCTTTAATTTTGTAGCTTCAATATCTTCTTCGGAGAATTGAGACATGGGTTTATAATAAGGTTTTCGAAGCCCCTTGGCGTAGTTAATTCCATAATATTTTCGATTTCTGGAGCTAATTACACCTTCAGGTTTCTGATGTCGAAATTCTTTGAAGGGGAGTCTTTTGGTTTTTTTGCGTTCTCTTGCGTGGTAGTTATATAATTCATCTGTCACATCTTGAGGCGAACGATTAGCTCTCCCAAACGCTTGCAAAACACCCGCCATAGAAATCCCTCCCTAATTGCATTACGTGTGTAAACTCGTAGTCAATATCAGACATACATACATTTTCTAAATATTCTTCCCGTTCTTCTTTATCAAATCCATCATAATTACCGTTAGCAAAAATATAGAAATAAAGAGGGTCTTGACCACCTAGCTGTTGAATGTCATAACAAATACCCTTAGTTCCAGTATCGTTTCCCAACATAGGAAGTCTTAACTTAACTATTGTTCCTTTCATTACCACTTCTGGCCCCTTCTAATTGCACTAATATCGTTTAAAAATGTAATATGTTCTTGAGCGGATGTAGCATCCCTTTCCATTTTTCCTATAACACACCCTACGGTGGCTATAAGTTGTTCTTTATTCATGTCCTTAATGGGCTGGCCAAAAATAAAAGTTTCCATGCCCTTCTTTAGATATCTATCCATAAAAGTCCCGGGCAATCGTACTTCTATAGGTTTCGTTGAGGTTTCTTTACTCATGTTTGTTTTGGTTATCTGTTGTTTTCTGGAGGAAATACACAATCTTTCATGGTATTATGCCAGCCATCTATTGTTGGAACTCCTCCCTGAGCTATACAAGCATCAATAGCTTGTTGTGATTTAGTAGGACGTCTTTCGTCATTTTTATAAAAAACCATTCCGATCATTATTATTATAAAGGTTGCTGTCCATATTATATTTCTCTTAATTCGATAATCTTTAGCCATATGTGCTCTCCATTGTTAGGTGCAGGGACGGCAGGACTCGAACCCGCATTGCCGGTTTTGGAGACCGGAGCTCTACCAATTGAACTACGCCCCTATTAATTTAGTCTTAAGTTAAAAAAATTCGTTCTGAAAGTATAAGCTACTTCATACTGTTCTTATACCCAAATACTGAAAAATTTCGGAGCCGCGCTGCGCTTATTACAAAAGGAAATATGTCGCTTAGTATATAATTTTGGAGATAAAAAGAAAGGCCAAATGGACCTCTCTTTTTGACAGCGTGGGTAGGTTACTTAGTGGTTTCGGCAAGTTCTGAGAGGGTTTTTCCGCAATAATGACAGCGGGGGTCTTCTTTAATATTTTTAACTTCATCAGGATGAAACCCATGTATACAGGGTCCGTCCGGATCTGGATCTTCGTCTGGACCAAAAATCCACTCTTTCAAATTAAATGGCCATAGGCTCATAAGGTTTCTCCTTTTTTAGCTAATTGCCATATTCCGGTTTCTGCATGAGCAGCACACCATATAGCATACAACCGTTTGTAAGTCATTTTAGCATACTTTGAAGGCGGATCATTAGGCCAGCGTTTCTGAGCCCAAGCCGCCAATTCGTATTGATGTTTGTAGGGACACTGAACCCCAGTAGACCATACCATAATATAGATCTCCTTAGTTATTACATAGTTCTTATACCTTTATTGCATAAATTATAAAAAAAACCTTTACAAATAAATTCGTAACACTTATATTGAGATATCAATTGATAATTATTTTTAAGGACATAAAATACATGGATAAAGCACAACACGTGTTTATGAAATACGCTGAGCGTAATAAACGTAAACCTAATCGTCTATTATTAGATTTAGCCCCAGGAGCATTATCTGGGACTGTTACCAGTTTATTGCTTCACCCCTTAGATACCCTACAAGTTCGTCGTCAGACGGCTCCTCCCTCTCAAAATGTTGACTTTAATAAACCTCCTAAACTTACGAAACCAATAGGTAAATTAAAGGCTTTTAAATCTTTGTATAAAGGTTTAGGATTAAAATTGTTACGTAACATTCCAACGTTAGCTATAGGATTTGGTACCTACGGAGTTACTAAAGACTATCTAGACAAAAAATATAAATAGGAGTTAAAATGGATATTCAATCACCATTAGGAACTGTAGTAGGGTTAGGAGCCTCAGCAGTCCCGTCGATTCCACAACCAAAAAGGCGTACTAAATTTAGAAAACTTATGAACGCCTCTTTAGTAGGAGCATCAAGTGCTATTTCTACGTTGGTGCCTGGCGCGCCCTTACAAAGTGCAGCAGCGGCGTCATTAGCTCCGGAAGGGAGAAAGGTGCAAGCAGCTCAAGCAGCCCTTACTGGGTCTATGTTAGGGTCTTTACCTGGGGCGGCACTGTTTACTAGACAATTTTTTGCAAGTAATAAAAAAAACATAGAAGATTTAAAAGGAAAAACATTCAACGACATAAGCGATGTTACAAAGGCCTATTTAAAAAATCAAAAGCAGTTAGCTAAAAATTTTATAAAACAACCAGATTTACCATCAAAAGCTTTTCAATTATTTACTAATAAAATAAAAGGCACCTTAACAAAATTTAAAACATTCAAAGTACCAGCAGCCGCGTTATTAGCAGGAAGTGCTATAGGTTCTGGCATAGGATACCATAGGAGTACAAATATGAAGAAACAAGGAGAGTTTTCTAAAGCAGAACTATTATTTAATAAAACTGCAGGACCGACTGCTGCAAGCGTGGCTGAGACAGGGCAGAAGGTATTAAAAAGAACTAAAGAGTTATTTTCTGGCAATAAGATGAAGTCTAAGATAGATGCAGCTAAAAAGAGCGGGAAAGAGCTTGACGCTAACGAGGCTGGTAAAGAAATTGTAAAAGTATACGCTACACGAGGTGCGGCGGGTACAGGCGCAGCAGCTGTATTAGCAGACGCAGTTATAGATAAAAAAGCGGAATATGTATTTTTAAAAGTTGCAATTAATGCGAAGGCATTAAAATTAAAGGCCATAACAATTGCCCAGGAAGCGAAAGCAACCTCAGATGCGGTTGTTAAAGGAACTTCAAAAAGAGTAGTGAAAAATAAAAGTCTGGCACCCGTAGATGCCCGATGGACCTCTTCTGGAGGTAAAGGAACCGCTGCGAATACTTCGAAATCTTCGAAAGCGTCAGCAGCTTCAACTACTTCGAAATCTACAAAATCTACAAAGGCTACAACTTCAACTGCTCCGGCAAAAACTGAGCAACCTGCGGCAAAGAAAGGAATAAGTTTAAATGCTAAACTTCTAGGGTTTGGCGCAGGAACAACTCTCGCAGGAATAGGGATAGGGCGCGCTAGTAAAACTGGATCGGTATCTGCTAGATATTTGGAACTAGTAAAAGGTAGCCGTCTAAAGGGCCTTAAACAAAGTAAAGCAGATTATATAAATAAATTAAAAACTGTGACCTCTAAACTTCATAAGGATCATCCTAAGTATACGGAACTATTAAAAAATGTAGAAAAAGAGATTAAAATCGAAACAGCTAAAGTAGTAGGAACAGTAGTAGGAACTCCTACAGCAGCAGCTACCTTAGTAGGCGGAGCTATGTCTTTAAATAAAAAAGCAGAAGCTGTAATGAGTAAATTAGGTAAAAAGTATCCTTATATAGATTTAGCACATGATCTAGAGTTGTCTAGAATAAGAGAAGAGCTACAAGCGCGAGCGCATGCTAGAGCCTTACAGGAAAGTCCTTCTGGCAAATGGAATAAAGAAAACGCTCCAGAGTATTCGGCGAGCTCAAAAAAGGAAAGAAGTAAACAATATAGGACTGCCACAATACCTAAAACAACGGGGGTCGGAGCAGCATTAGGAGCTTGATCAGGTACAAAATGGTTAGGTAAAAATCCTCCTAGTAATTATTGAGCTGTAAACCCAGAACCGCTTTCAGTATTAAGAAAAATGAAAGGTTTAGGAAAAAATGTTGCAGTAGGAGCTGTAGCGGGTGCAGCGTTTGGAACAATGATAGCAGCTGCCGTAGGGAGCGATAAAGCTCAGCGAAAATATTTGAAAGTTAAAGGATTAAGAGGCGGTCAAGATCTTACCAGTAAACAGCTAAAAAAATATGTACCAGAGGCTTTAACAACGTCTAGATTAATTAATGATATAGACTACGCATCTTAAAGAGTGGGAAATAATTAAATGAAAAAACAAGCAGTAAAAGACTTAGTTACCGAAGTAAAACATCTGACTCACATGATTGAGGGTAAAAAGGGTTTTAATGTAATGAGAGGTCTCTACGGACCCAACGCAATTGCAAATTTTGCTAAATGAAAAAAAAGCAAATCCTGGAAAGAAATATAAAGATTATGCTCAGTTATACAAAAAAGCAGAATACATTTTCTCAAAAATAGTCAATGCCTAAATTCTTTCCAGTACCAAAATTTAAGATAGATCGAGGATTCGATCCAACCCTCATTCAACAAAAAGCTGGATGAGACAATATCTTTTTGCAGGGACGAAAGAACAAAGCTAAATATAGAGCCTTAATAGCTAATAAATCTATACCATTTATGAGTAGAGAAGTGTTTACTAGGAAACCCCTCCCTAACGTTACTAGGGAAGGTTATAATGGGATCTTAACCTCTTTTAAGAAGGTAGCTCAGGTATTTGAGAAGTATGCTAAATATACCTCTTGTAAAATCAAGTTTAAGAAACTTCAAAAACATAAAAAACCTCTAACTCCAGAAGAGCGCGCGTTAGTGATGAAAAGCAAAGCAGTTTGGAATTTTCATTTTGGTAGAGATGGCAAACGCCAAGCAACTCCGGCTGTATGGAAATCGGTACAACCTGATGGTAGAACTATATATGTAACTAATACTCATCGAGCCTTTAATACAGCTCCTACAGTAAAAGGCGCAATTAACAGATATCACACATTTATAAAAGGAACAGCATAATGAATAAAGCACAATACATATTTGAAAAATGAGCTTCAACTGCGATGATAAGAGCGGTTAAGGCTAGAAAGATCTCTGCAGAAGCAGCGGGAAAAGCTACTCAAACTTTAGGACTTAAGTCTAGATATTTAAAAGATTTGGGCCAGGGAGTTGAAGGGTTGGCACAGTTAAGGACTTCCGCAAAACACCAACTTCAAGTTGCTAAACTCTATGACCCTAAGGGAGGGCTTTCGAGTAAAGAGGTATTAAAAGAAAAAGTTCGTACTTTTAAAACAATGTCAGGCAAAGGCAATTTTGCCAAGTATTATGGAAAAGATCCTAAACGACCCATCACTTTCCACGAGTATAGTCCAGGAACTGCCGGAATTGGGAGCTCTATAAAACAAACTCTTCTAACAAAGGCACAAGCTACACTGAGAGGTGTACCTATGGCCGACGTAGTTAGAAACCCAGGAAACATTCAGGGTGGAAAAATAATTGACTTCCTTCCCGCAGGTAGAAGGGGGCGCAAAGCTCTACAAACAACCACTGTCGGGAAACAGACTGAGGGATTTAAAAAAGCGGTTAAGAGTGAAGTGTGGAAGGCTCTGTCTTTAAAGAAAAAACCAGCTGCAGCTATAGAAGGTATTAAGTACCAAGCTATAGATTTTGGAAGTAAGTTATTAGAGAGCGGTATGACCCGAAATTCTAATATACCTAAAGCAATATACGGTAAGAAATAAAATGGATAAAGCCCTACACGTATTTAATAAGTATGCTGCCGATCAGCCCCACCAAGCTAGAGTATTAAAGAAGCTTGAGAAGACTGATCAAATGTTGTTATATCACGGCTTAGGTTCTGGTAAAACCTATACGGCATTACGTGCAGGTGAAAAGTTTAAGAAACCTGTAACAGTTATAGGCCCTGCAGCTTTAAAACATAATTTTCCTAAAGAGAGGCTTAAGCATAAAATAAAAGGGGAAGGTTCTTATTATTCTTATAATAAACCTCCAACAAAAAATGTTTCAAAAGACGTAGTTGTATTCGATGAAGCCCACAGAATGGGTAGAACAGAGTCCCAACGTTCACACTATCCAGATAAAATAAAGGGTAAGAAAACCCTGCTTCTATCAGGAACTCCTATTAGAAATGAACCTGCAGAATTAATACCGCTTTTACGGGGTTTAAATATTAATATAGGTAGAGATAAAAAAAGATTTAACCAGGCGTTTATTCAAGAGACTAAACAAAAACCTGGATTTTTTGCACGAGTATTTAAGGGTATTAAGCCTGGAACGGTAAAACGTGGGAAAAATTTAGGAGTTCTTAGAAAAGCTCTACGAGGCAAAGTAGATTATCATGCCCCAACTAAAGATAAAAATTATCCTTCAGTTATAAATGAGCGTATAGAAACTACAATGTCTAAAAAACAACAAGCAGCTTATAAAATGGTTATGAAAGAAGATCCTGATTTAAAGTATAAAATTAGGCATGGAATAGCTCCTTCTAAAACAGAATCATCTCGAATGAATGCATTCTTAGGAGCGGCACGCCAAGTATCTAATCGTCCGGGCAAATACAATTTAAGCGCTACAGAGGCCGATGCTCCTAAACTAAATAGAGCGATGTCAGAAATTTCTAAGAGGCATAAAGCTAATAAAAAATATCGTGGAGTAACTTACTCTACATACTTAGGTCACGGAGTGGACCCAATGGCCAAAAGACTTAAGAGAACTAAGATACCTTTTGGCACCTTTACAGGAAGACAGACTGACCTAGAAAAAGCTGATGTAGTAAAGAAATATAATTCTGGCAAGATTAAACACTTACTTATATCTGGAGCGGGAGCAGAAGGGCTTGATTTAAAAGGAACAAGGCTTCTTCAAATATTAGAGCCTCATTGGAATGAACCTACTCTAAAACAAGTAAAAGGTAGAGTAAATAGATTCAAGTCTCATGAACATTTAAAAAAACAAAATCGAAATATAACGATTCAAACATATATTAATAAGCCACGTAAAACTAGATTCTTACGTAGACAACATGCGGGAACTGATGAGTATCTAGAATTGCTATCAAAAAATAAACAAAATCTTGTAAATGATTTTACTAAAGTATTAAAGGAAGTAGGAAGTGATGGATAAAGCTGCGCAAGTATATAATAAATATTTTTATAAGTTTGGAATGGCGAGAGTACCCTCGTTACAAAGTTGGGATGACGTTATTAGCCAGGTAAAGAGCCATACCCGCCTTAAACCAAAATTGGACCGCGTAACACGAATGAAGTCAGTTACGTCTAATAGGAATGAAGGAAAAGATATAATAGAGAAAGTATTACCAGAAATAGATATAGTCAAAACTAAAATGAATATTGGAGATAAAGGGGTGGTACAAACTAAAAACCATCAACTTATATTTCACAGAGCTAATCCGGATTGGGGAGAAAGCGGTGATATGCATATGTCAACATATTATACAAAAGACATGCCCATTCAAAAAAGGTTTGGTGAAAAACTAATTAATTTTACTGATGCTAGTTTAAAAAAGAAAATAAAAGACAAATATCCAGAATTAGAGATGAATTGGTAAACTAGTGCAAAATAAACCCTCTATATCAGACCACTATCAATATGGTAAACGTCTTCTTAGGCATAAGGCCTTTATGATTAGGCCCGGCAGGACTATAGGAGCCCCATACGGGACGCTTTTAGCTCATGACCTCTCTAAGTTCCGCCCAAGCGAGTGGAAGCCTTATGTAGCCTATTGGCAGGGCCCTAAAGGTATTACTGGTACGAAGGATCCAGAAGTAACTAGAAAATTTAGAGAAGCAGCAGCGCTTCACTACAAACGAAACCCACATCATGCCCACAAACTTGGTTTGGTCTCTGAAAGAAAAAATAAATTAGAAGCAGTAACTGATTGGTATGCGACCTCAAAAGCTAACCAAGCTAATACAAAGGATTTTCCTAGTTTCGGCACCTGGGTGAGAACTCAAAGCCCAGCAGCTAGAAAGAACTTAATAGATTTAGGAATAAACACGGAGAAATTAGCAATGCAAGATAAAGTAACATTAATATTTAAGAAATATGCAGAAGTTCAGGATTTAAAAGCTAAAATCAGGAGCGGAGTAACAAATATAAAAAATAATGAAGGAGTGGCAAAAGCTACCGCTACCGTAAAAGCTATAGATAAGAAAATTAATTGAAGTAAAGTAGATAACGTGGCTACAGGGTTAGCCGTAGGAGCGAAAGGTTACCATCTTAAAACCGTACATTCACAGGTGAAGGCGGGTAAGGCCGCTCAAAAGGAAATGGCAAAACAACCATTTATGAAGGACGTTCCCGGGTATGTAAACTCTAAAATGGGAGACAGTGTAAGCGTTATTCACGATAAAGCCAGTTCTAAAAAATGAGTTAAGAAAAATGTAGGTAGAGGACCAGGAGGTTTTATATCTCATCAAATGAATAAAATTATATTAAAGCAACCTAACGCGGCAGCTACTATGGGTAAACACGGCCCCGCAGTTATAATTGGATCAAAAGGGTCTTCTCAAAAAATTATAGATCACGAACTAGGACATATCGCGGATTTTAAGAATAAGGGTCTTACTTCTCCAAAAAAATTAGGAAAACATTCAAGAGGAAAAGCAACAGATGTTTTTCATAATCTTGTGGGCAAGCCTGAAAAAACAAATAGATTTAAAATGGAAATCGATGCTTGGGATAACGCTGGAGTACCTGCAGACGACGCTCTTAGAGTTAAGGCGTTAAAAACTTATAGGCAACAAGCAGTAGGGGGAACTAGATCTGGGATAGCTAATTTAGCTACAACTGCTTTTAAAGCGTTCACCACTGCAAAAAAGAATAAGATAATATAATGGATAAAGCACAGTATATATTTGAAAAATTAGGAAAAGACTCTTCAGCTACCAGAGATTTTTTCGCAGGAGTAGAGCCTACCGGACGTTGGACATTTGAAAGCGCTATTAATAATAAAGAAAATCATAAAAGGCATATGGGTACAGCGGTTGCAGGAGGTTTTATAGGGAGCTCTGTAATTACTCCAGCAGTGTTGTCTACTATGGTAAAAGGGCCAAGCGCCTCTAGACAGGCCGGACCCGGCATAAAGGCTAAAGCCCATGCAGTAGCTTCTGAAGCTTTTAAACCATATAAAGTATTAGGGCAGTCTCTTCATGCGCGTAGTAAAATTAATAAAGCATTAAAAACTAAATCTAAAGTATCTAAAAAAGATTTTTCTGTTATTCTGGATACATTAAAAAACCTGTCTATAAAGGATTTAGAGAAAACAAAAGGTCCTTCAGAAAAAGGCAAGGTATTATGAAAAAATAAACGAGGGGATACTATAAAATCAAAAACTAACTTTAAGGATGTAATTAAGGAAACATTTACTAGCGCAAGAGCTAATCCAAAGATACTGAAATCAGTAAGACACGGGTTAAACCGAGGTATAACTTTAATATCTTCTGGAATATTAGCGGCAGGAGCTATAGGAGGGGTAGCAGCAGGAGCTCAATATAATTCTGGATTAAGAGCGCGCAAGATGCTTGTTCCAGGGACTACAAAAAAATCTAAAATTTTGGAGACAAATTAATGAAAGATAAAGCAACTTACATATTTGAAAAAATAGCTAAAACAGCGTTAGTAAGGGCCTTTAATCGTGGAACATTGTCGCTTAACAACGTAAAACGTATTTCACAGAGCTTACAGTTGAAACCAAGAACTTTAAGAAAGGCTGGTCGAGGCAATGAGGCGCTCGTACAACTAAGAACCTCTCCGAAACATGGAGTAGAAGTGGCCAAAATTCATGACACGACTAGTCCAATGTTTAGCCGTAAAGCCTTTAATACTAAAATACAAGTTTCAAAAAAACTGAATAAATCACCACATTTTGCTAAGTTTCACAGAGCCGATAAAAAAAAGAAAATAACATACCAACAATATAGTGTTCCGAGTGAAAAAACATTTGACGAGCACGTAAAACTTATAAGAAGTGCACGTAAAGATTCTAGAAAAATAATTGGTAAAACCGTGCAAGATCTTCACTCTTCAAATGTTGCTGGAAATAAAGTAATTGATTTTTTATCTCCAGATATAGCAAAAAACAGATCCACTGAACTTGGCAAGATATTTAGTAAGGGAAGTAAAAAAAAGTATAGAGCTAGAAAGCATATGAAAACCTTATCAGGACAGGCTAAACATGATTTTTTTAATAGACCCTCTTCAGAAAAGTCTACATATGATAAATGAACAGTTCGCATGTCTAAGTACAAAAAAAATAAAATAACAGATAGTAACTTACTTAAAAAGGTATATGGATAAAAATATGAAAGATAAAGCAACAATAGTATTTGAAAAATTAGCGGGTAGATCCGTAGAAAGTTTAGGACTGATTCCTGAAGGTATGACTGTTAAACAATGGAACGACGACTATAATGCTGGCTATGAAAAATACAAAAAAATTCATGGTAAAAAGCTACACGCATATGATAAGCAATATAGATCGACCCATACATATCCTAAAGTTAGTAAGCAGCAGTTCAAAAAGAATAGGCGAAGAGCAGTATTAAACGCTGTTGGAGTGGTGGTGGCGGGGGCTCTTACAGGCGCAGCAATACTTCGTAAGTATGCAGGATCAAGAGGGTTAAAACGCCTTAATAGAGTATATAAGAGTGTTGACAATTCTCGTAGCTTAGCATTTAGACAATCAGAAAAAAATTGAAGAAACTACGATAACCATACTACTAAGAATACTGAAAAAATTCTAAGACTTGGTAGAGTATGAGACCGTTCTGCTACAAAAACAAACATACTTGATAAGAAGACAGAGCTTGCAGGAAATAAATTATATAGAAAAAAACAAGAAGGGAAACTTAGACATGTAAAAGGCATGATGAAAACTATTAAGAATGGTGATGAAGTGGGATTAGCCTAATGGATAAAGCAACAATAGTATTTGAGAAACTAGCAATCTCTACAAGACATATAAACAAGGCTCTAACAAAGTCCAAATTACAAAATACTAAAAATTTGTGAAACGTACTTGATCCTAAAAGGCAGAAATACAGAAACCCAACACGACTAGAATTAAAGGCTGACTCTCTAATTCACAAAAATAATACTAATCTACGAAAAAGAAAAGCTGGAAGATTTGACCGAACACAAGATCTTGAACTTATGAATAGTATAAAAACTGCTGAAGGCCTAACTAAATCTCAATTACAATTTTCAGGGGTAACTGCGGCTACTCAAAATAAAAGACTTCTTCCAGGAAATATAGCTACAAAGGCACAAAAGGCAGATATTACCACTATTAAATTACAGAATAAGGCAGCAGTTAAAGCGTCACAACCTTTTTTACTTAAGAAAACAGCAAAGTTTATACCAAAAAATCTTAAGGCTTATAAACTGAAGAATAGTATAAGTAAAGCTAAAATTTCAGATAAGAAAAATACTATACTCCTACAGAAAGAAAAAAATAGTGCAGCAGCAAATCGCATAGAGATGGCGAAGAATTGAGCTAAACGATACAAGTAGTAAAAACTTGACTAATTTAAATAAATAACTTATAATAAAGTATGTACATATTAATAGAACACTCTGGAAGTGACAAACATATTGAAATGGCAGAGTTTATTAAACAAGCTGCGGAAGACTTAGGATTTACCTACGAAGAAGCTGCAACTTTAGCGGATGAACCTTTGACTATATACGACGAAGATTTAACTAAGATAGCGGAACTAAAATCAATTCCAGATAGTTTTACGTTACATTACTATTTATCCACCATGGAGGAAAAAGATAATGACCCAAATAATTCTATATGATAGAAACCCAGAAAAAGATGCATTAGCTGCAGAGTTTTTTGATAAAATAGAAAAAATGGACCTTTTTGAAAAGAAAGCAGATATACCTATGGACACAGATAGCGATTTTGAAAAAATATTTATTAAGTGTGCAGAGGAATGGAAACCAGAAACATTTGCAGAATTTAAAGAAAAAGTTGCAGAAGTATTTGATAATAAATTAGATGCGCGCCTGGAAAGATGGGAAGCAAAGCTTGCTATAGATAGACATCTTTTATCAAAATTGTTTTAACCATAGGATGACATTAAACAGAAAATAAAGTACTATGAAAAAGGGTACTCTCATATTTTGAAGAGTATGGACTATAAAGACTGGGACTATTCCTATTCTGTTCATAAAAATAAAAAAGGTACTCATTTCGATATGAGATTGTTTTGTCCCTCCGGAGCCGAGCTAGTGTATTCGTGAAGTTCTAAACATAACTTTTGAAAAGAGCGATATCCAGTACCAATTATTCGCACTAAAGATCACGCTCTTTCAAGTATAAATTACGAGGAAGATAGTGAAGAAAACATAGTTAAAATAGTCTCTAAAGGAACCGCCCTTTTGCTTGATGCTGAAAAGGGATTTTTGTTATTTAAAACAGAATTAGGCGATATTTTTAGTTTAAAGAATTTAAGAGGCAAACGCTATATCTTCACGTCAATAAAATAATATGAAATACCCATTTATAAAATATGTAGAAACGCTAGTTATGCGTAAATTACCCCCAGAGGATGTAAAGGCGGGCTTAGATATCTATAATCTTGAAATGCCTTTGTCAGATATCATGGTTATTAGAGAAGGACTAGAGAAGGCTTTTCCTGAATATTTTAAATCTCCTGAGATTGTGCCTCCTTCTGAAGTATTAGAACAAATAAACATAGAAACAATGTTTGCATATTTATATAAAGTATATACTCCTAAAAGCGTTAAGGGAGTTAAAGGTTCTTTTGAAGTAGTAAATGATATGCTTATGTATAGATTAATTACATCACTAGCGCTTGCGAAGATAACAGAAGAAGATATTGAGCTTATAGTTAATGGGAAATTTAATATCGACTATGAGCATGAAGATATAGAATCTTTCTTACACTACTTCTTTGATGTACAAGGTTGAACAATTGCTGATAAAAAAGCATTAGTGCGAAAAACCAAAGAACATTTTTTACAACACGCATATAGAACTGCTCTAGAACATGATAAAAATTACTTAATTTGAAAACTTGGAGCATCTCCTGATAAATCTTTTGACTCCATGTTAAAGGATATGATGAATGATGCGTATTATAATTTTACCGAGAGATCAACAATTGACCCAGAACTTGCACAAAAATGAGGAGCGTTAGCTGTTAAGCTGGCAGACAAATTAGAAAAATTAGATAAAGATAAAAAGAAAAAAGAAGACTTCTTTGCCGAAGTAACGTTTGAAGTAAAACAGCACAGAGCTGGACATGTAAAAGATTCTGACGAACCCAAACATATCCTGGATTTGATGAATGAGTAATCAATACATTAAAAAACAAGCAGGCATCTTAGATGTGCCACAAGATACTTTAGCTAGCGATATATGGACTACTGAGGGAAAACTATATCCCCACATTAGGGATCAAATTTTAAATAGGTTATATGCTTTTGTGCCTAAGAAAGTGGTACGAAGTGTGGTTATTTTAGGATCCATTACAGGATACAAATATACTGAAACGTCGGACATAGATATAAACGTTACGATTGAGCCTTATGGTGACTATTTTCATCAAGCTAAGAAAGAAGTTAATGGCTATCTTGCACAGGGTACCCGACATCCTGTAAATTATTTTGTTATGCCCCATACTTCAAAATTATCTAATTGAGAAAATTCTACGTTTGGAGTATTTGATGTAATTTCAAATGTTTGAGCAAACAACCCACCCGCTAGAGCTACAGTTAGAGACCCGCATAAGCAATTTAATCAAGAATTTATTATAGCAAAAATGGTTGCTGGACATTATAAAAGACTTGTTTTAGCTTTCCATAAAGACAAAAAAGATTTAGAGACTCTTATAGCATTACCAGATTCTTGACATAAGTGATGGTGGATTAGAAATAAAAAAAAGGAAATAAATGAAGATAGACAAGATCTCATTAATTTTTCTCAAAATCTAGATAAATCTAGAAAATTAGAGTATTCTTTAGGGTGAGGAACCCCGAGGAATAATTATAGAAACGTAGTATATAAATTTATCGAACACGGACCTCATGGCGAGTTATTCGAAAAATTTAAAGAAATCAAGCTAAACAATGGCAAATAAGATACAGAAGAAAAGTGGACCTAAAGATTTTGGGTTAAAGGTATACGTACACAACCAAGATCAAAGAGGAATTAGTGATGCACTAAGACGCTTAAGAAGCAGATTAGATACAGAAAATATCATGGAAGAAGTGAGATGAAGACAGCATTATGTTAAGCCTAGCCAAAGAACCAAACATAAAAAGAAAAAATCTAATCCAAGATGTCTCAAAAGATAGCAATATCACGTAGCGAATTTGCAGAATCATTTTTCTGGCTAAATGGCGCCCCCTTCTCTTTAGATGATTACCCCCATATGCGACGTGTGTGGGATACTTCGCCTAAAAAGAAAGTTATGCAATTTAGCAGACAGACGGCTAAATCCACTACAATGGCGGGAATGGTAACAGCTAATTCTGGTATGATTCCTTTCTTTAAAACTTTATACGTAGCTCCTACGATTACTCAAGCTAAGATATTCAGTCATGATAGGGTGAAACCTTTTTTAGAAGGTAGCCCTTTTATGAAAGATCACTATATGAATACTTCTCTAGTAGATAATGTTCACCATAAAGAATTAGCTAATGGATCTTTAATGCATATAAGATATGCGCTGCTTTCTGCTGATAAATTACGTGGATTTTCTGCGGATATGAATATTTTCGATGAGTGTCAGGACATGCTTAGTGAAATTATTCCTGTGGTACAGGAAACTATGACACACTCTGATTATAAATGGATAGTATATTCTGGTACCCCAAAACGTTCTAGAGGAACTTTAGCTGATTTATGGCATAAATCTACTATGTGCGAATATATAGTTAAGTGCCAAAGTTGTAATCATTGAAATATTTTAGATGAAGAAAACATTGGGGATTTCGGAGTTATATGTAAGAAGTGTGGTAGACCTTTAGATATTAGTGTAGGAGGAGAATGAGTTTCTACATATTCTTTAAAAAATCCTACAGCTATGGAAGGGTATAGAGTTTGCGCTTTACACTTTGCAAAAGCACCCTGGGTTAATTGGCAGGAAGATATATTAGATAAACAAAGGCATTGGTCTAAAGCTTTTTTTCACAATGAAGTATTAGCGTTAGAATATGATGCTGGAGTATCACCTGTTACAGAATTTGAAATAGATAGAGCCAGTACCGGCCCGTTAATGGAAGAGGATCCTAACGAGGAACAGCGTAATTATCCTAGTGTATTAGCTATCGATTATGGCCCAGTTAATTCAGAAAAATCTTATACCGTAGCAGTAGTAATGCAACTTCGCTCTAATAAATTACGAGTAGTTTATGCTAAAAAGTTTATTGGAAAAGAAGCCGATTATAGTTTTATCGTTCCAGAAATTCCTAAAATAATGGCTAAGTGAAATTGCGTTAGTGTAGCTTCAGATTATGGAATGGGCGAAGCGCCAAATTCAGAACTCAGAGCTAGAATAGGTTATGAAAAAGTAGTAGCATTTCAACATTCCGGTACCCAGAAAAATAAAATTCAATGGAATGACAAGATGCCCGCCTACACTTTAAATAGAACTAAAGTAATGACTGAATTCTTTGAAAACATTAAAAATTTACGAATAGAATTTCCACATACAGTATCAATGGATTCTTTTAAAGAAGACATTATGAATATACAAATTGACTATGACGAAGAGCGAGGATTTATGAAATATATTAATATAGGTCCAGATGATTTTGCCCATGCTTGTATTTTTGGAACTATAGCTTGCGAACTAATGTTTGGGGCAGTAAAATAAAAAAAAATAAAAAATTACTTGACAATTAAAGGATAAGGAGCCATATTTAGTTATGTTCACAGCATCCGACTTAGAAATTTTCGGTAAGTCTATTTCCGAAAAGTATATCAAAAACTCTATCCCTCTTACAGAAGGTTTAGCTAAAACAGCTGAAGCCCAGGGATTTACTACATACCAAATTGACCGAGTTGCAGAATTTGCTAATACGGCCACGTATCTTAACATGATGAAAACAGCTTCGGATAAATATATACGTTTTGAAGTTGCGGATTCAAAGGAAGCTAAAAAGAATATGAAATCTATCAAAGTAGCTGTGGATTTAAGCGATTATGACGATGAGCCTTCTATTTTTTCTATGCAAAAAGTAGCAAGCGCTGAGAAACGTGAGGCAACGGAATCAGAATTACGGAAAATGGCCCAACGTCATTTAGGTAGTATACAAAGAGAAAGTAATATAATTGCAGAGCATGTAACGAGTTGGGATACTACATATGGACAGTTAAAGTCTCTAATAAAACAAGCAGTATTAGGCGGATGCTCTTATGGAAACGTTTCTGAAATTATAAAAGTCGCTGCACCACAAACCCATGAACATTTTATTTCCTCAATAAGAGAGGAACTACAACCAAATATGCCTTTTGTTAAATTAGATACAGAAGGTGACAATTCCTTAACCCCTAACCCTAACTCAGATATTTATAAAATCGCTGAAAGATTGGAAACATATACTGATGAAATCTGCCAAGCAGATAAAAATTTAGAACAGGAAACAGAGGATTATACTAAATTTACTAAAGAAGCCTCTCTTCCTAATATTAGTGGACTATTACAAGAAAAATCAGCGGCCTTAAAAGTAATTAAAGGTATTGGAAAAACAATTATAAATCATCCCAAAACTACTGCAGCATTAGCTGTGGGGGCAATGGTACATAAGTCTGGCAAAAATAAAGGTAAGTTTGAACAAGGTTTGATATTACAAAAGAAATTAGTTCAGCATAAAATGGGGAGAAGATAATGCCTAAGATAAAAGGTTCACAAGTATTTAGTGGTTTGATAAGAGGCGCAATCGGGGAAAAGGATCCGGCAAAAATAATACAGTATTTTAAAGCTGGTGCTGGAATGATGATTGCTACTTTAGCACTTGACGCTGTTGTAGATACAGTTACGGAAGTATTTAAATCTAAAAATAAAAAGTTTGTGGCTAAAAAAGCATTTAAGAAAATGATGGCAGTGCATCCTAAGTTACATAAGGTAGACCCTAATATACTTTCATTATACTGGGAATCATTATACCATTTTGCACCGCACATGGCTAGAGATCCGTTAGCTTCTGGAGCCTATATTAGGCAGTCTATTGAAAGGGGTCATTATGATTCCTTTGGAGGACCCCCTCCTGATACGTTTTCTACATTAGTAGGTGTTGGTAGAGCTCCTATGAAACCCGGAAAGGGTCCTGGATTATCAGATATGGTATCAAAAGAGTTAGTGCAAGGAGCATTTGACGGCTTAGCAGAATTTGGGAAAGCACAAACATCTCCTACAAAATATAATTCACCTTTCGATAGCGACATTACATAAAAATTAAATGATAGAAAAACGCGCAGAATACTTTTACGGAGACAATAACTCTGAGGTGTTTACCCTTATCGGTAAGGGAACCATGGAGAAAACTGCGTCGTATTCAGAAGAGTTAGTAGATTATATTAATTCTTTAAAAAAGCGTGTTGACAAAGTATATGCTTTAGTAAATGCTTTATCTGCTGGAGAATTTTATAGCTCTAATAGAAATGGTGATCATTTTCCAGAAAAGGCCTTAAAACAATATCATAAAACATTTGAAGCTTTAGGTCATGTGTACAGACACCATGTAAATAAGGATCCAAGAAAATCGTTAGGTAAGGTTTTATTTTCACATTATAATCCTACAATGCATCGAGTAGAATTAATATTAGAATTAGATTCTAAAAAAGGTGCAGACGTTATTACAAAAATGCAAAAAGGAGAATTACCATTTTGTTCTATGGGAACTAAAGTTCCTTTTGACATATGCTCCATTTGCGGAAACAAAGCTCAAACGAGAGCTCAATATTGTGACCACTTAAAGTATCGTATGAATAATATTTTATCCGACGGTAGAAAAGTTTACGCAATAAATACAATGCCGAAATTTTTTGATATCAGTGTTGTAACTATCCCTGCCGACAGGACTGCTAGTTTTATTAGGCTTCTTGAAGCAAAATCATCTAGTAGACCTCGTGTTATAAAAATTGCAGAGGAATTACCAAAAGAAACAAAACAGCTTTTTAAAGCTGCCGGGTTTGAACCAAGAGCAGAAATTAGAAAAAAAGTAGACGTTAAAATAGAGATTGCGGACCAAGATCCAAAAAATATCCTATTACATACTCAGAAAAGACTTTCAGATGAAACAATCGAAAAGCTTTCTAAGTATAATATCGACGAGATACTTTCTACAATGATGGCTTTACGAATTGCACCAGTTAGAGAAGATTTTCAAAAATTGGCTGCGTACGTTTTTGGACAAAAAGAAGCGGCAGATAAATGGGCTGAAAATGGAGTTTGTTTTATTGTAGATAAGGACACAGTCCCTACAGAATTACCCAATGTAACTTTTGATAATTTTAATAGCAAGATCGCAGGGGTGCTTTTGAAGTCAGTCCCAGATATGTCTCTTACTAAACAATGAGTATTAGCAAGAGGAATACATAAAGTAGGATATGAGTCTCAAGCAACAACCTATCCAAGTAATGTTTCTAGAGAACGTAGCGGAATAAAACGTTTCTTATTTACGCAGAAAGAGGAACCACCTGTTTCAGCACATAGAAATCCAGTAGTTCCATTAGGACTTCTAGGAAGCTTATATTACGGGTATGCGAAGGTATTTAATAATCCATCGATTAATAAATTTAGATCGTTTGTAGTTAAATATCCTTGGTTACTTCCAGTATTAGTGGGAGCGGGAACGGCCGGTTCTTTAGCCAGCCAAAGTGTAGCATTTAATAAAGAAGCCTCTTTAGGAGCTGTGGACAAATTCCTAATGTCTTCTTTAATAACAGTACCAACCGCCTACTATTACGCAGGTAAACAGGAGAATAAAGCTAGAAAAGGTGTACCTTTAAAACCAACAGAGAACTTTGCCAGAAAACATCCATTACTCGCAGGACTAGTGGGGGCCACTGTAGCAACAGCTATTAAGAGACCTAAGTTTTTTAAAACAGCAGAGTTATTATCAGAAATAAGTCCGGAAGATTTGGATTTATTGTATAAAGATATCATAGGAGGGCAATAAAATGTCACTTAATATAGACAATATTTTAGCAAAACTAAAAGCTGAACACGAAAAAACAGCTGAAGAATCTTTTAATGACGCAATGCTTGAAGGTTCTACGGAAGTTAAAGAAGAAGTTAAAGAAGCAGAAAAGACTGAAGAAGTAGCTGAAGAAGTGAAAGAAGAAGTTAAAGAAGCTGAAAAGACTGAAGAAGTAGCTGAAGTAGTTAAAGAAGAAGTTAAAGAAGCAGAAAAGACTGAAGAAGTAGCTGAAGAAGTGAAAGAAGAAGTTAAAGAAGCTGAAAAGACTGAAGAAGTAGCTGAAGAAGTAGCTGAAGAAGACTTACAGAAAGAAGCTGAAAAATATGAAGATGCGGGTAGAATTATGGCTCAAGGTTTCTGGAAGGAATTGCAGAAACAGGCGTCTGAAGAAGTAGCTGAAGAAATAGCTGAAGTAGTTAAAGAAGAAGTGAAAGAAGAAGTTAAAGAAGCTGAAAAGACTGAAGAAGTAGCTGAAGAAATGAAAGAAGAAGTTAAAGAAGCTGAAAAAACAACTGCTGCGGATAGAATTATCGGAGCATTAACCTCACAGTATTTAGGAGATAACTAAAGATGGGAACACTATTAGACACATATAAAGCTATTCAGGAAACTGAAGCTGAAAAAGTGGCCGAAGAAGTTACTGAAGAAGTAGTTGACGAGGGTCAAGAAACTTTACGTAAGTACGCTGAGGGCGCTGAAGGCTTATTAGCTGCAGAATATGGTGAAGATTACGACGAAAATGACGTAATAAAATTAGCTGGAATGATGATTGATTACGATGTGGAACAAGAAACAATGCTTGAAAAAGTAGCTGAATTGGAAGACATGGGTACAATTATAGGACAAGCTATTAAAGCTGAGTTAGCTAAAGACTAACAAAAAAAATGGATCCCAAGTTAATTAGCGAAACTATGGCTCTTGTTGAATCTCTTAGAGATGATAATGAGAAATTAGCATCTGATCTGGCGCATGTGCAAAACGCGTATGCAATAGTATTTCAGATGTTTAAAGCCGGACATGTAGCTGCAGAAAATTTGGAGTCCACAATCAAGAAATTCGTCCAAAAGGACGACTCGGAACTTGAAGTTATTGAAAAAGCTGCTAGCTTCGGAGGCGCTGTCGCGTCTCTAGGGGAAGTTAGTGACCGACTTCAGGATGACGGGACCATGGATCCTTTGACAAGAATGCTTGTCGAAGATCTTTAAAGATAATCGGAGGATATAATAGAATGTTAGAAATTCTTTCTACCTTAAATAACCTTACTAGAATCGACTTGACGTTAGACGCGGCAGGCTGGGTTTTAGCATCGGGCGTAATAGGCTCATGGGTTAGTCCTACCGGAACTGATCAATGTATAAAAGTTGCGGCCGCTGGAAACTTCGGATTTCCAATCTGGTCTGAATCTAACCGTTCAAGCTCTTTAGCAGGGTTCTCCCCTGACATAGCAGCTACCGGAAAAATTACTGTTTTATATGGTAAAATCCGTGCAAGAACTGACCAATATGATGGTACGCCAGCTATTGGGTCTAAACTATACTTATCTGTTACAGGAACACTGTCTACAACAGCTGGGAGCTCGGCTCACCAGGTAGCGGTTTGTACTAAAGCGCAGTATAGTCATGATGTTAAATTCCAAGGCGCCATAACTGCAACAAACGTAATTGAATACGTAACCATATAAAGGAGGATTAAGAAAATGGAATATTCAGCTAGTACGCTAAATGAGTTATTTGTAGAAAAGCTTAATTCCCCTGCGGGACTTGAGAAAGTCGCTATGGAAGGATCAGCTTTCGTTAGACAAAAACTACGTGAAGTTTCTTTTGCAAGAAAAATAATAAATCCACAATATGTAACTAAAGCTGACTTGACAAGATCTGTCAATCACGACGGCCTAGTTAAAATCGTGGACATCGAGCCTGACTCAGAAGCCATGGCACTGAACATGCGCGGACAGCCAAACCTTAGATACGTAATGGGCGATCGATTCGAGATACCCCTGTATCAGGTTAGTTCTGAAGACTTTCAGAAGACTGAAGAAGAGCTGTTGGCCTATGAAATGCCACTGACTGACATAATTGAGAAGAACTCAGTACTCGATTTACAACGCATTGAAGATGAAAAATTCTTAGAAGGTGTAGACGCGCTAATGCCCGTTGCAAACGCTAAGACCGGTTCTTATAGAGCATCCGGCAGTGAAACAGGTGTGATTGAAAAATCAAGCCTAAAAGAACTGTTTGACGTTTTAGACGGAGCGGAATTACGTTGCGATACCCTATTAATGGATTCTACAATGTATAACAGATTATTCTTGTATGATGCATCAACTATTGGTGACTCAGCAGGAAGCGAAATCTACATTAATGGTTTCACTTACAATACGCTCTTCGGACGTAAAGTAGTTGTTTCCAATAAAGTGTTCAAACAGGACGGGTCAACTGCACTGTTACAGAACAAGATCTACGCTTTTGCACCACAAGAATTCTTAGGACAATTCTTAGTATTAAACGATACTAAATTCTGGATCGAAAAGAAAAAGAATATTATCACATGGGCCGTGTACGAACACATTGGCATCGGATTTGGTAACTCCAAAGCGCTTGCTAAACTTACACTGTCGTAGTATTAATACATACGCTAAAATTAGGGTCGGCTTTGCTGGCCCTTTTTTTTACCCTTGACATTTTCCTCCACAAAATCTATATTTAGATATGATACATCCCACAACTAATTATAAACGTGAAATAAAGGCTTTAGTAGGAGATCCAGATGTATTTCCAGTAACTCTTCCAGGAGCTTGAGGTACTGAGGCTGTAGACTTTACATCCGACTTAGCGGCATTATTGTTTCGAGATTTACAATTAGGGATGACAGACACAACTTTACAAGACGACAGAGCCTACGCAGTGAGTAGTGTCCTAGGGCATTCCTTAGTTACAGACGTTGTATCAACTGAAGCTACGAGTTTAATAACAAATTCTCAAATACAGATGATTGATACCAGTATGGATACAGTAGTAATAGTTACTACGAAGGGAAACACCTTAACTATAATATAGGAGATTCAAATGGCTACTAGTGTAGTATACATGAAAAGACACGATACCAGGCCCTTCTTAGATGTTCAACTTCAGGACGTAGACGCTAATAACATTAATGTAACAGCGGCTATTGCCACTGAAGTGAAATTTACTATGAAGGAAATAAATAGCACTACTATAATTGCTACAGGGGCTTGTACCATTTTACCGGCAACAGACCTAACTAAAGACAACGGATACGATGGTCGAGTTAGGTATATTTGGCTAGCAGCAGACACCGTTACTGCGGGAGAATACTTAGGAGAATTTCAGATCACTTATACTAATGGTGATAAAATGACAGTACCTACAAGTGGTACCTTAGCTATAGTAATTTTGGAGGACTACGATAATGCCTAATACTCAGGAATTATTAACCAATTTAATACCCTTTGCAGATCAGCTATATGTAGATAGATTTAGAACCTTTCTTAATGATACAGTTGCAGAAAATGAATTAGATTTAACAGAAGAAAGTTCAGATACTCTTTTATGACATTGTCTAAAAGATACCCTAGACGAAATTAATTATGAAATACCCCCAATAAGAAGTAGTGTGTATACTACAATATCCGAGGTACCAAGTTGGTCGGTAATGAAATTTGGGGCTACCCTCCATATTTTAGTTTCAAAAGGAATTCTTTCAGCAAGAAATCAATTAACATGAAATGATGCCGGAGGGATTACAGTTAGGGATCAGGATAAGTATGGGCGATATGTAAATTGATTTAACGTGTTATCAACTAGATATGCTAGAATGGCTAGATCTATGAAAATGTCTGCCAACATAGACGACTGTTATGGCGGCGTACACTCTGAATATTTTGATATAGGATACTAATGCTTACTTTAACTTCTTTAGATATAACGTCTTATGATATAGACGCTCTGACTTTAACTTGAGCTTTTTCAGACGTAAGTGCTTCTGGATTTAGCATTAGTGTTTATAGAAGCGAAGCGCCCAGTAGTGACATTACTGAGTATGATTTAATAGCTTCAGGAGTAACAGCTTCTGGTTTTTCTTATTCAGATACTTCTGTAGAAAAATTATATGATCCACAACGTACCTGGTATTATAAATTAAAGATAATAGATTTATCAGATTTATCTTCGTCTATAGCACCAGCTACCCCAGCTTATTTAGATGACACTTCAACTCATAAAGTTTTTAGACGAGTAAAAGCTCTAAAAGAAAAGGCTTTAAGAGTAGGTGGGGGCAGAACTATATACATATTAAAAAGAAGAACTTGAGGGACACATTGTCCGGATTGTTACAATAGTACGTTAGGAAGACAAACTGAAAACGAATGTTTAACCTGCTTTAATACAGGATGAACAGGTGGATATTATGACCCAATAACTATAACGGGTATGATAAATCCAGCACCACAATTTAATCAAATAACAATGTTTGGAGAGTTTATGCCGAGTGACTGTGTTTTAAACATGCTAAATTATCCCCCATTGAGACCTAAAGATGTTGTAGTCGAAACTACTAATCAAAGATGAATAGTTAGACAAGTACGACCTTTAGAATTTCAAGGAACTTTATTAGAGCAAACAGTACATCTTAGCAGAATACTTCCAGACGACACCATTTACGATAAAATATGAGCTTGGTAGAAGAAGTAGCCTTATTAGACGATTTTAATACAGGCAGATTAAAATGAAATAGAAGCCTAGTAGCTTTAGAAGGCGGTATTGATTCGATAAGTACAGCTAATGCGTGGTCTCAAAATTTAGATACGGTCTCAGGACAGTATGTATCTGGAGACTCATATTTGCTGATTAGCGGCTCTTTTATGCATTCTGAGTTCCACACTAGCGGTATTGTTAATGATACCGGAGAATGAGCTTTATACGTTAACTCTCTACGAGTTCCTCCAACCGATATAACTTCAATGATAAATAATGCATTAGGAATATTAATTCAACTAAACACCACAGCGCTAGGATATAGCATCGATGCGACTGATGAATTTCTACTATGAGGACCGGTAATATAATACTAAATGAATATATATGGTCACACTTCCTTTGTCGGGCAAACTGGCTATGCCGCTCATGCTCGTGGATTTTTTAGAGCTTTAAATAACTACTTACCAGTTAAATTAAGAAATTTTTCTGTAGGGCCTTCCTGAGATGGAGTATCTGATCGTCCTCATGAAAAGGAAACATATCTAACAGACATTGATAAAGAAATGTTCATTAGGCAGACTTGTGACGAAGGTATGGATAGTGGGGTGTACAAAGGTATAGATTTTGAGATGTATAACGGAGTCGGAACTCTTCCTCCAGAAAATCCTGTTAACATAATTTTATCAGAAACAAACCACCATTACTGATTCGAAAATAGTTATCCCGGCTACAACATAGGCTATAATGTCTGAGAAAGCACTTTATATCCAAATGAGTTTTTTGAAGCACTATTACGAAATGAAATGTTATGAGTACCCACTAAATGGCAACGCGACTGTAGTATCGCCCAAGGATACCCTGCTGATAGAGTATTTGTAGTTCCGGAGGCTGTGGACACCTCAATCTTTAACGTTAGTTCTGGAAAAAGACCAGACGAGTTTAAAGACGACCGATATAAGTTTGTATTATTTGGCAGATGGGATCATAGAAAATCTACAACAGAAATTTTAAGAGCTTTTAGTGAAGAATTTGGTGCAAATGAACCTATCGATCTGGTGTGTTCTATCGAGAATCCCCACTCGGTGGATGGAATGAATTCTACTAAAGAACGTTTAGCTTTTCATAAAATAGAACATCCAAATATTAAAATTATACCTTTTTTACCTAGAAAAGATTACATTAATTATCTTAAATATGGAGATTGTTTTGTATCTTGCGCTAGATCGGAAGGGTGGAACTTACCCTTAATAGAAGCTATTGCTTCTGGAATTCCCACCATATGCTCAAGCCATCCGGCACAATTAGATTTTGCGGGAGGAATCTCCCAACAAGTAAGGACTATAGATCAAAGACCTATGAAGCCTTTTATGTTTGCTACAGAAGGAGTAGGATTATGAGATGAGCCTGACTTCGACCACTTAAAGGAAATAATGAGAAGCACTTATGAAAATAGAAATATAAATAAGGGCCAGGCACTTCTTAAAGCTCCTAGAGTCAATAAATTTAGTTGACAGAATGCGGCATTAACTGCTGTTGATATATTAAATAATAATGTAAATGAAAATTATTATAAAGATTTTGGAAATTATATTACAGCTATAAAAAGTAATAATACTCCATTAATAAAAATAAATGGACCTATAAAAAAGCAATATACTGTTGAATTTCTTGAAGATAATAAAGAAGTATATAAAGCAGAATTATCAAATGAAGATTCTTGGGCGTCTAGTTTTCCTATTTCAAAAGATACAAAAATTAGGATAAATGGCGAAGATCAATTTTTGCTTGATAAGGTATCAAATAAAATACAAAGTACTGCTGCAAAATTAGGAGCGTATGTAGTAGGCGGTGATCTCAAATATATGCCTTATGTAGAGGCGTGTGTAAAAAGTTTATTAGAATTTTCAAAACTCCCAATAATTGTTTATGGATTTAATTGTGAAGTACCCTTTTCATATTCGAGAGTAATAAATAAAAAAATAGAATATTCTGGAGGCAAAGTAAACCAGGTAGGTCATGTAGATAGCCAAAACTATTTTGCTAGAATAGCGGCTGCATTAGAAACTACAAAAAATGATGAATTTGATTATTATATTTTTTTAGATGGAGATATGGTAGTGTCGGAAAATATAGACCATCTTAATACTTATGTAGATAAACTAAAACATTATCCACTATGTATGAGATATAGATACCCCTCTTTATTACATTTTAGAGAGGATGGGGATGGGCGAAGAGAAAAGAAGCATGGAGAAGAGCTTTGCGAACTATACGGGTGAGATACCGGTAATTTACCATATAGCGGTCACACAGTGGCCACAGGTATATTTATGTATGATAAAAGATCTCAACGTTTTTTTGAAGAAGTTCTCCGAGAAGAGGCTTATATAAGGAACATTAGTAATACAGATTCAGATGGTAAAATTTTTGTAGATGACACGGCATGCTCTGAAGAACGAATTATTAACATGTTATTTTGAAAATATAAATATGACGAGTTTCTTCCTATAACTTGAATTTCTCCACATGACAATGTTATGGGCTTTAGCCAGGGGCATATAGCCTCCTTAAATTATTCTTCTATGTTTTTTATGGAGAATTGGCCCAAAGAAATGGATGAGATTTACCCAAAAAGCGAAGCTAATATACTAGCGTATCATCCAGAAATCGATAACAAAAATCCTAATACTGCTTCAAAAGTATTGAGGTTTCTTAAAAAAATTAAGAAAGAGATTGTAGTTATAAGCTCTTATACTGATACCGCTAGTAAAGAAAAATTATTAAAAGAACGCATAGCGCAAATTAAGGGGTTTGGATACGATATATTATTATCAACCCACTATGATGTTCCTCAGGAGATAAAAGATGAAGTAGATCACTATGTGTATGATCCAAATAATGAAATATTTGAAACTCCTGAATTTTTTTGAGGAGATCTTTCTGGAGTTTATTTTGAAACTTTTTATAGTAAAAATAAAAATCATTCTTATGCAGCGTTTACATTATTTAAAAATGCCTTTAATTACTGTAAAAACTTAGAGGTTGATACTATACATTTTTTAAATTATGATGTTTTGTTAAAATACAATCCTTTCATTAAATTTAGAACTCTATTAAAGACCACTAATAGTTCAGGATGTTTTATTACAAGTCAATCAAACGAAGACAATATAACTTTTGAAAATGTTAGAGTTCTTATGTTTTCAGTTACCACTAAATTTAAAGGATTTGAGGGAATAGATTCTTTACAAGAATACTTAGAGCTTTCAGAAAGACAATTGGAGAAGTGACTTTATGAGCGTTTTAGAATGCAAAATATCTGAGATGATATTATAAAATTAGATGAAAAAACAGAAGCTTCTCAATATACAATAAAGGATTCCATAAGCTTGACAACTTATAAAGTTAATTTATTTGAAAAAAATAAAAATTTATTGGCCCTAATTTTTAGAGAAAGATTAGATGATAATGAAGTATTATTTAAATACACTTGCTATGAGGATACTAGAGATGTATTGGAGAGAGAGGCGCATATTAAATTTGAAACAGATAGTAAAGTGGTGGTGATTAATTTAGGAAATTTAAAAGATGTTAAGAATATTAGTCTTTTAGATTCTCATAATGGTGTGGAAATAACTAAGGAACTAGACGAAAAAACTTTATCTGAAATAGAAAATAATATAATTAGGTTAGAAAAAGAAGTAGAAATGGTGGATCTAACAAGAAATGATATATTACAAGCTATAGAAGATAATAAACCTTTAAAAGAAGTAGTGGCTATTTTAGCCTATACTAACACCAAAGAAAAAATAGATGTTTTAAAAAAATGTATAAAGCGAATTAAGGAATTCGGATATGATATTTTGTTAGTAACACACTACCCAGTTAGTTTAGAAATACAAAAATCTGTAGAACATTATGTATATGATAGTAACAATGAAATTATAGAAATCCCGGTTACTTTTTGATTTGATAACGAAGATTATTTTGTTAAATCTGTAAATCATGAAACTCCAAATCATTCTTATGCAGTATTTTCATTATTTAAAAATGCAGAAGTATACTGTAAATCACGAGATATAGACATAATTCATTTTTTAAACTACGATATGATTCCGCAAAAGGATTTATTTAAAATTCATAAAGAAGATTTAGGTAAAGGCGCTCATGGCTCATTTTACTACTATGATACAGATGAGGATTCTTTTGCTATGACATTTTTTTCAATTTCTAAAAATTTTACGGCGTTCAATAATATAAATAATTCCCAGCAATATTTTAAGGCTTCTTCTTCAAGAGATGGGGATTCTAGACTGTATCTAGAGCCTTGGATTTATGATCTTATTATTAAAACAGAGGGAGAGTCTAATCTAAAAATAAGAAAATATATAGATGTAGAAAAGGATTATGGAGTTAAGAATTTAATTACTGATGGAGCTCTTAATATATATGGATTTGTATATAAGAAAGAATTTAGGTTAGTATTAGGTAAACCAAATATTACTGATGATTCTAAATATTTGTTAAAATATAATGGTAAGGAAATTAATTTAGATTTTTCAGGTTCTAAATTTTTTCATCATAATTTGGGATTAAGTTCTAAACTAAATAAATATCAAATATATAAAGATGGTAAATTATTCAAGAATGAGCTAGTTACAAAAGATTACAAAAAAAGAATAGAAAAATATAACACATTTGTCGTGAAGGCTGATACTAAACTTCCTAATAAGTTGATGATAGTAGCTCACCCGGACGACGAACTTATTTTTGGAGGATACGACTTATTAAAAGACCCTGAAGATTGAAAAGTTATATCAGTAACGGGAAAAAGTAATCCAATTAGAGCGTATGAGTTTAGCAAAGCTATGGAAACTTTAGGAGTAGGAGAATATGCTTTATGAGATTTTCCTGACTCTTTATATGATAAATTTGATGAAAAATATTTAAGAAAATTTATATTAGGTGAAACTTCTAGAAGATATTATAAAAAAATAGTAACTCATAATTCTAACGGAGAGTACGGGCATGTACAGCATAAATCTCTTCATGATGCTATGATAGAAATTAGTCCTAGAAATTTATATACTTTCTCGATAGGAGATAAAACTAAAATATATCCTTTAGAAGAAAAAAGAAAATTACTTGAAGTTTATGAGAGTGAGGAAACAGAATTGCCTGGTTATTTAGATTATCTTTATTACGGGGAATCAACTTCTATATTAAATGGAAATATATCAGTTGACCATAATTTTGTAGATGGACCATTTGTAGAATTGTGAGGATCAGAATCTGACCATACTTATGATATAAAATTTATTGATCAAGATTTAGAAGAGGTTGTATATGAGAAAATTGGAGTATCTGCTAATAGCTGAATTAAAGCAAGTAGAGTATATTTTACCAATTATATGATTACGGTACATAAAGGTGAAGAATTAGTGAACCAATACGCTTTTAATTGTGATAATAAACGAGTATTAATTGCGTTAGATAGCAGCTCTCTAGGAGATACTTTGGCTTGAATACCCTATGTTCAAAAGTTTAAAGAAAAACATAATTGCGAAGTAATAGTGTCTACATTCCATAATCATTTGCTTGATTATCCAGAATTAAAGTTTATTAGTCCGGGAACTACTGTTGACAATTTATACGCAAGCTATGTAGTAGGTATTAGAGAAGATGATGATTTCCTTCATAAAAGAAATCCATTTTCAATTCCTTTACAAGAGGTTGCTTGTGATATTTTAGGTCTCGAGTATGAAGAACTATTACCGCAAATGGCTAAGATTAAAGGACATACTGATATTGACGGTCCTTATGTATGTCTAGCGGCCCACTCCACAGCTCAGTGTAAATATTGAAATTATCCTGGAGGATGGCAAACTGTGGTAGACTATTTAAATTCAAAAGGTTATAAAGTAGTAGTTATAAGTAAAGAAGAAAGTGAATTAAATGGCATAATCGACAAAACTAACTTGAATCTTACTGAAACAATGCGTATATTGAAACATGCTACATTCTTTATGGGATTGAGTTCAGGATTAGCTTGGCTAGCTTGAGCGTTAAAGGTGCCAGTATTAATGATTTCCGGCTTTACAGCGCCTTGGTATGAATTTAAATGTGTTAGAATGCATAAAGACACAGTATGTCATAATTGTTTTAATGAGGAAAAATTTGATAGAGGCGATTGAAATTGATGTCCTAGAGGAAAGAATTTCGAGTGCTCTTCAAGTATTTTACCAGAGGAGGTAATTAATACTATTTATGAAAATTGAAATATCTAATGGAGAATTAATAGATAAGCTATCTATTCTTCAATTAAAAACTGAGAATTTTACTGACCCAGAAAAGATTAAAAATGTACAAACAGAATTTGAGGCTTTACAACATAGCGTTGTAGAGCTATTGAATTTCTCATTGGATTCTGAAAGTTATATGAATCTTTATAATTGTAATGCAGAGCTATGGGATATAGAGGACCAACTGCGTAGAAAAGAACAATTAAAAGAGTTTGATGAGGAATTTATAAAATTAGCGCGAGCAGTGTATTACACTAATGACACTAGAGCTAATTTAAAAAAAATAATTAACAACGAAACCAACTCTATGTTTATTGAGGAAAAAGAATACGTAAACTATAACTAGTTTGGAGACCCCGCATGTCAGGACAAATAAAAGCCAAACAAATATCGGATGTATATAGCCAATCACAGGCTAATGCAACATTTTCAGCAAAATCCCACAACGCATCCGCCGCACCACCAGCGTCCCCAATAACTGGACAGACTTGGTGAGATTCATCTAATGAAGTATTAAAAACATGAACAGGTAGTACATGAGTAGCCTCTGAAGGTACCTCAGGTACTTCTGGCTCAAGCGGAGCTAGCGGTGCTAGCGGTACTTCCGGATCAAGCGGAGCTAGCGGTGCTAGCGGTACTTCCGGAACTAGCGGTACTTCTGGATCAAGCGGATCAGCAGGTTCAAGCGGATCTTCGGGGACTTCCGGAACTTCTGGAACTTCAGGATCAAGCGGAACTTCAGGATCAAGCGGTACGAGTGGTACAAGTGGTACGAGTGGTACTTCAGGTTCAAGCGGTTCAGCAGGTTCAAGCGGTTCAAGCGGTACGAGTGGTACTTCTGGATCAAGCGGGACTTCAGGAACTTCAGGATCAAGCGGATCATCAGGATCAAGCGGAACTTCGGGAACTTCTGGTTCAAGCGGGACTTCAGGAACTTCTGGTTCAAGCGGGTCAGCAGGATCAAGCGGTTCTTCCGGAACTTCCGGATCAAGCGGTACGAGTGGAACTTCAGGATCTTCTGGAGAGAAAGGAGTTACTGGAGATTCAGGATCAAGTGGATCAAGCGGAACCTCAGGCTCTTCTGGAGCTAAAGGAGACGCTGGAACGAGTGGTTCAAGCGGAACTTCTGGTTCAAGCGGAACTTCAGGATCAAGCGGTACTGGCGGTACTTCTGGGTCTTCTGGAGGAGTTGGAACGAGCGGTACTTCAGGATCAAGCGGAGCAGCAGGAACTTCAGGTTCAAGTGGAGATACGGGGGTGCCCGGAGCTTCAGGGTCAAGTGGTTCTTCCGGAACCTCAGGATCAAGCGGTACGAGTGGTACTTCGGGGTCAAGTGGAACTAGCGGTACTAGTGGTACTTCGGGTTCGAGTGGATCAAGCGGTTCAAGCGGTTCAAGCGGTACGAGTGGTACTTCAGGTTCAAGCGGTACGAGTGGTACTTCAGGTTCAAGCGGATCAAGCGGTTCAAGTGGATCAAGCGGTACGAGTGGTACTTCCGGAACTAGCGGAACTTCGGGATCGAGTGGAGCAGCTGGAACTTCAGGAACAAGCGGTTCAAGCGGAATAGACGGAACTTCCGGGTCAAGTGGTACGAGCGGTATAGGCGGAACTTCCGGATCTTCAGGAGGTGCAGGTACAAGTGGTACTTCTGGATTAAGCGGTACGAGTGGTACGAGCGGTTCTTCTGGGACTTCCGGATCAAGCGGGACTTCTGGATCAAGCGGTTCAAGCGGTTCAAGCGGCACAAGCGGTACTTCCGGTTTAAGCGGAACGTCAGGTTCAAGCGGTACAAGTGGAACTTCAGGATCAAGCGGAACTTCAGGATTAAGCGGAACTTCAGGATCAAGCGGTACAAGTGGAACTTCAGGTTCAAGCGGATCAGCAGGATCAAGCGGTTCAAGCGGATCAAGCGGATCAAGCGGTACGAGTGGTACTTCGGGGTCAAGTGGAACTAGCGGTACGAGCGGTACTTCGGGCTCAAGCGGGGATAGTGGTACGAGTGGTACTTCAGGGTCAAGTGGGACTTCAGGAATTAGCGGTACTTCAGGGTCAAGTGGGACTTCAGGAATTAGCGGTACTTCAGGATCAAGCGGAACTAGCGGTACTAGCGGTACTTCTGGGTCAAGCGGGACTAGCGGTACTAGCGGTACTTCTGGGTCAAGCGGGACTGCGGGTACAAGCGGTACTTCTGGATCAAGTGGAACTAGCGGTACAAGTGGAACCTCAGGGTCAAGCGGTTCAAGCGGTTCAAGTGGAACTAGCGGTTCAAGCGGAACTTCAGGAACTTCTGGAACTTCAGGTTCAAGCGGAACTAGCGGTACGAGTGGTACCTCTGGATCAAGCGGTTCAAGCGGTTCAAGCGGTGTAAGCGGCACTTCCGGATCAAGCGGTACGAGTGGTACTTCAGGTTCAAGCGGTTCAGCAGGTTCAAGCGGTTCAAGTGGAACTTCAGGAACTAGCGGAACTTCAGGATCAAGCGGAACCTCAGGAACTTCAGGATCAAGCGGTACGAGTGGAACTTCGGGATCTTCTGGAGAAAAAGGAGTTATTGGGGATTCAGGATCTAGCGGGTCAAGTGGGACCTCGGGCTCTTCTGGAGCGAAAGGAGACGCTGGAACAAGCGGTTCAAGCGGAACTTCCGGAACTAGCGGAACTTCAGGTTCAAGCGGTACTGGCGGTACCTCTGGGTCTTCTGGAGGAGTTGGAACTAGCGGAACTTCAGGATCAAGCGGAGCTGCAGGAACTTCCGGTTCAAGCGGTACTTCCGGTTCAAGCGGAACTTCCGGAACTAGCGGAACTTCGGGTTCAAGTGGAACTTCCGGAACTAGCGGAACCTCAGGATCAAGCGGTATAAGTGGAACTTCAGGATCAAGCGGTTCAAGCGGTTCAAGCGGATCAAGCGGAACCTCAGGATCAAGCGGTACAAGTGGTACGAGTGGTACTTCAGGTTCAAGCGGTACGAGTGGTACAAGTGGTACTAGCGGGTCGTCTGGAACTAGCGGGTCAAGTGGAACTTCCGGTTCAAGTGGTACGAGCGGAACCTCAGGATCTTCTGGAGAAAAAGGGGTTACGGGGGATTCAGGTACAAGCGGCTCAAGTGGAACTAGCGGTACAAGTGGAACTTCAGGATCAAGCGGAACTAGCGGTACGAGTGGTACTAGCGGGTCATCTGGAACAAGCGGATCAAGCGGAACTTCAGGAACTTCTGGAACTTCAGGATCAAGCGGAACTTCAGGAACTTCTGGAACTTCCGGGTCAAGCGGAACTTCAGGAACTTCAGGAACTTCAGGTTCAAGTGGATCTGCAGGATCAAGTGGTTCTTCCGGAACTTCAGGATCAAGCGGTACAAGCGGTACTAGTGGTACTTCGGGGTCAAGCGGTACAAGTGGTACGAGTGGTACTTCAGGTTCAAGCGGAACTAGTGGTACTTCTGGGTCAAGCGGTTCAGCAGGTTCAAGCGGTTCAAGCGGAACCTCTGGTTCAAGTGGTACTTCAGGCTCAAGTGGAACTTCAGGTACAAGCGGAACTTCAGGTTCAAGCGGAACTTCAGGTACAAGCGGAACTTCTGGGTCAAGCGGTTCAGCAGGTTCAAGCGGTTCTTCCGGAACCTCAGGTTCAAGCGGTACGAGTGGTACTTCAGGATCAAGCGGTACAAGTGGAACTTCAGGATCAAGCGGAACTTCAGGATCAAGCGGAACTTCAGGAACTTCAGGATCAAGCGGAACTTCAGGAACTTCAGGTTCTAGCGGAACCTCCGGGTCAAGTGGAACTTCAGGAACTTCAGGTTCAAGTGGATCGGCAGGTTCAAGCGGTTCAAGCGGAACTTCGGGATCAAGCGGAACTTCAGGAACTTCAGGTTCAAGCGGTTCAAGCGGATCATCAGGATCAAGCGGAACTTCCGGGTCAAGCGGAACTTCAGGAACTTCAGGTTCAAGCGGATCAGCAGGATCAAGTGGCTCTTCCGGAACCTCCGGGTCAAGCGGTACGAGTGGAACTTCCGGGTCAAGCGGTACGAGCGGAACCTCCGGATCAAGTGGTTCAAGCGGTTCAAGCGGTTCAAGCGGTTCAAGCGGTTCAAGCGGAACGTCTGGATCATCTGGTAACACCGGAAATGCAGCCGGACATGTCCAGTACAACTTTGACAGCTCAACAACTGTAGCAGATCCGGGATCTGGAGACTTACGATTAAACAATGGGACTCAAAACGCGGCTACCGTTATAATCTGTTCCGATGAGGACATTTTAGCGGTAGATGTACAGGGGTTACTGGCAACCTTCGACGACTCTACTAGCGCGGTTAAAGGTCACATCGTGCTCAGCGAGACTTATGTACCTGAAAACTGATTAATATTCCAAGTGAATTCTATAACCGAGGGACCAGGATACTGGCAGATCGGAGTAACTAACGTAGATTCTTCCGCAGCATCACCTTTCTCAAATCTAGATCGTCTAGTTTTAAATTATTTCCGTACAGGAGATGCAGGGACTAGTGGTTCAAGCGGTACGAGTGGTTCAAGCGGTTCAGCAGGTTCAAGCGGATCTTCAGGGACTTCCGGATCAAGCGGTACGAGTGGTACTTCAGGATCAAGCGGTACGAGTGGTACTTCAGGTTCAAGCGGTTCGGCAGGTTCAAGCGGTTCTTCAGGAACTTCAGGTTCAAGCGGAACTTCAGGTTCAAGCGGTACAAGCGGAACTTCTGGGTCAAGCGGTTCAGCAGGATCAAGTGGCTCTTCCGGAACCTCCGGGTCAAGCGGTACGAGTGGAACTTCCGGGTCAAGCGGTACAAGCGGAACCTCCGGATCAAGTGGTTCAAGCGGGTCAAGCGGTTCAAGTGGAACTTCAGGATCAAGCGGTTCAAGCGGTTCAAGCGGTTCAAGCGGAACGTCTGGATCATCTGGTAACACCGGAAATGCAGCCGGACATGTCCAGTACAACTTTGACAGCTCAACAACTGTAGCAGATCCGGGATCTGGAGACTTACGATTAAACAATGGGACTCAAAACGCGGCTACCGTTATAATCTGTTCCGATGAGGACATTTTAGCGGTAGATGTACAGGGGTTACTGGCAACCTTCGACGACTCTACTAGCGCGGTTAAAGGTCACATCGTGCTCAGCGAGACTTATGTACCTGAAAACTGATTAATATTCCAAGTGAATTCTATAACCGAGGGACCAGGATACTGGCAGATCGGAGTAACTAACGTAGATTCTTCCGCAGCATCACCTTTCTCAAATCTAGATCGTCTAGTTTTAAATTATTTCCGTACAGGAGATGCAGGGACTAGTGGTTCAAGCGGTACGAGTGGTTCAAGCGGTTCAGCAGGTTCAAGCGGATCTTCAGGGACTTCCGGATCAAGCGGTACGAGTGGTACTTCAGGATCAAGCGGTACGAGTGGTACTTCAGGTTCAAGCGGTTCGGCAGGTTCAAGCGGTTCTTCAGGAACTTCAGGTTCAAGCGGAACTTCAGGTTCAAGCGGATCATCAGGATCAAGTGGGTCCTCTGGGACTTCCGGTTCAAGCGGGTCAAGCGGCTCCTCAGGTTCAAGCGGAACTAGCGGCTCTTCAGGAAGCTCCTTCACCTATTCCCCTTCTAACGATAATAGAGTATTAAGAAGTGATACCGTAGGATCGGACGGAGTGCAGGAAACAGGTATAACCGTCGATGATTCTGACAACATGAGCGGAATAGCAGAACTATCAGCTACTGTAAAAAAATTCGTAATAATACATCCTACTAAAAAAGATTATAAATTACAGCACAGTGCTCTTGAAGGGCCTGAGCATGGAGTCTATATTAGAGGTAAACTCAATATTGAGGATTCAATAATTCTACCTAATTATTGGGAACAATTGGTGGATACATCAACTATTTCAGTACACTTAACTCCTATAAGATACTATCAAAAACTTTACGTGGATACTATTCAGGACAAAATAATTCTAATTAAAGAAGCAGACTCTAAACCTATATACTGTTTCTATGAGGTTAGAGCCGAACGTAAAGACGTTGATAAACTAGAGGTCGAGGTACCATGTCAGTAGGTTACGGAACATCATTAGTTAACGACAGCTTAGTTTTTTGTCTAGATGCTGCAAACCCCAAGAGCTATATCGGTGATGGGGATTGGTATGATTTAATCAAGGACAACAATGGAACTAACTATGGACCAACTTATAGTTCAGACTATGGTGGGATTTTCTTATTTGATAGAGCTTCTTCTCATTATTTTTATATAGGAAATCCAGCAGAGCTCTCTTTAGGTTCTAATTTTACAGTAGAAGCCTGAGTACGAGCTGACGCAGATGCTTGGATGTATTTTCTATACAACGGCTATAATCAAAATAACAGCTTCTGAATGGGAACACACCCCACCGCCAATGCTTGGTGACACGGTACTTATTATAACACTTCTTATAATTATTTGAGTAATGGTACTGACTCTGTAGAAATAGGAGTATGAACTCGCTGTGCTCTAACTTTTGATGGTGCCAAATTTAATTGTTATATTAACAAAGAACACACAGTTACTGACGATCTATGATCTAATGATGCTTTTTCAAACCCAAGTACTGGAATTCAAATAGGCAGTTCTTCGGGAAGTCGCGCTTGAGAAGGAGCTATAGCTGTTATTAAAGTATATAATACTGTTCTATCTGAAATTGAATTAGATAGAAACTATGACGCTTTAAAAGGCAGGTTCGGCTTATAATGGCACTTCAACACTCACCAAGAATAGTTACTGATGGGCTCATCTTCATGATAGATGCTGCCAATCCTAAGTGTATGCAAGCAGGCGATACCACTTGTACAGATTTAATAGGAGCTAAAACTTGTACAGGCGCTAGCGGTACTCCTGCGGCAGGGGCGCACACTCCGAACCCAGCTTACTTTCCAGAGTACAATGATCTCTATGGTGGGGGTGTGTTTGATTGTGCTGGTGGAAGAGGGATGAACGTAGAAGAAAGTTTAGGCTCTCATACAGAAGTGAGTGTTTGTACGTGACTTTATAAAAATTCCTCAAGCGCACAATACATAACTGACGGAAGAAATAACGGCGGCACTTGGTATATATTTAACTATACCTCACCACAAACTAACTTGTCTTGGGCAAACCAACTTACACATACTTTCAGTGATCCTAAAGAAGCTGACGATGAAGCTTTTATGAATAAATGAATTTACTTGGTTATCGCAGCAGATGCCTCTGCTGGTACTTTCTTTGTTAACGATGAATCAGTTGCTACCGGTGGCCCTATAACTGATAGTTTGGGAGTAAATTTTAGAATAGGTACTAGGTATACTACATCGGCCCCTTGAACAGGTTATATGGGTCCTATACAAATCTATGATAGAAAAATAACACTTGCAGAAGTGCAACAAAACTTTAACGCACATAGATCGAGGTTCGGGGTATAATGGGTTGTCATGAGGGGCCGCGATGAGAAACCGATGGTTTAAAATGATGCGTAGATCCCGCTAGTTCTAAAAGCTATAGCGGGTCAGGCTCGGATGTTTATGATTTAAGTTCTGGTAACTATAGTAGTACTATAACGTCCGCGACTCACAACGGCACTGGTCCAAAATCTTTTGTGTTTGCCGCTAACCCGGATAGAATAGAAACGTCTTCCTCAACTTGATGAACTACTCCTACAAGTATGAGCGTATCTACATGATTTAAAATGACAGGCGGGGGCGGTACCTATAGAACTGTTATTCACAAAAGTAATACAGGTGCAACCTCTGTAGGCTCGAGTCAATTCTGAACAGGTATAACTGCAGCGGGTACTTTGTGTGCTACTATTGGAGCAGCTACTGGTGGAATAGGTTGGGCTGCAGGGAATACTACCACCACAGGTACTTTAGATATTTGATGGAATTTAGCCGCAGTTTGGAATGGTGCCAATGTGCGAGTCTTTATAAATGGAGTCTATAACAAGCAATATGATTTAGGAGAATACCCTGTTGGCGATTACGCAGTACGAGTAGGGGCTTCTGGTGATGCTGGTACCTACCAAGTTATAGGTAAAATTCCCATGGTTACAGCAAATCACAATGTCGCACTAAGTGACGAACAAGTTGCACAAAACTTTGATACACACAAATCGAGGTTCGGACTCTAATGGCTTTTTATCACTCACCACGAATAGTTACTGACGGATTGATAGCATATTTTGATGCGCTTAACCCAAAATCCTATCCCGGAAGTGGAACATTATTATATGATTTGACTGATCTCACTAATATTGCCGATGTAAAAAATTCCCCAACATATAATGCTGATGGAAGTTTTAGTATGAATGGCACTGATCAATATATTAATATGGGCACCTGCGAACAGTATTATCCAGCTACAGGAAGCTTAAGTTTGTGTGCAAGTATATGAGTAAAAGATACTGCAAGTGAAAATAGTGTTGTACTTGGGCAGCAAAACGTAGCCAACGAAAGACTATATATTGGTAGATACTCAGGTAATTGAAACATGGCTTGAGGAGAACAACATTGGGGCGATTCATATACTGGAGATTTAGTAGCAACTAGTGCTGGATTTGATAATGTGGTATTAAACGTGATAAAAGGAGTACCAACTTTATATGTTAATGCTGTAGAAACTATCAGTAGAACGGGGGACACTAATGTATCCTTAACTGGCCCATTTCCGCTTGGTGCGTATTTTGGAGCACCTGGTGTGTATATTGACGCTTCCTCAGGTCCAAACGATAGTGCTATATGTCAATTATATAGTAGAAATCTATCAGTAGCAGAACTTACTCAAAACTTTAATGCACTAAAAGGAAGGTTCGGAATATAATGACTGTAGTAGGCGGGCCAAATATAATAAGGGATAACTTATCGTTTTATGTAGATGCAGCTAATATAGACTCATATCCAGGTAGCGGGTCTACTTGAACGGATTTAAGTGGCAATGGTTTTGGAAATGCATTATTCGGAGCTACAACATATTCAACGAGCCCAGATAAGTTTGATACCAATGCGACTGATCATTTAACAGCTGACCATTTATCATTAAATGCAACTATTACATACGCTGACGCTTCTGCGTATACCTTTGAATTTGTAGTCAAGTTAAGAGCGTCCGCTACAGCGACTTATCAAGGATTAGTTGGATATGGGTCTACAAATCCTTGACTAACGTTATATGCAAATAACACTTCTGGAAGTTCGTGAGATTTGCGGTTTAGAGATAATGCCGCAGCTTATAATACTTTTTCTGATATTACTGATTATAATATACAAAATAATTGGGCTCATATAGCTATCGTAGTAGGGACAGATAGGAATATGTTATTTTATTTAAACGGAGCATGAAAACAAACTAAAGCTCTAACTACTTCTCTTTGTAGAGTACAAAGAATATGTGGGGGATATTCTTCTGGAGGAAATTATTACTCTTTACAAGGGTCAATGGCGTTATCTAGAGGATATACTTCAGATTTAAGCGCTACCGAAATATTACAAAACTTTAATGCTACTAAGGATAGGTTTAGTATTTAAAAATATTATTGCAAATACACTTAAAAGGAGATATATTTAGTCATGGCTAAAGATATTACAATCACTCCCGGAAGTGGAACTATTGAGTTTCACGATTTAGCTGGGGCAGTACAAATTACTCTTGAAGTACTAGATGACGGTACATTACAATGATCTGGTAGTTCAGGAGCTTTATTTTCTTTAGTAGATAGTTTAACAGGGGTAGTGCTGTCTGCAAATGATATATCTGGCTTACCTATTTTTGAAGTAGATGCCGATAGTGACAAAGTAACTATGGGCTCTTATGGCAATAATACTTTTACAGTATCCGGCCTTCTAGCCGGATTTCAAACAGCCAATCCAACTGAAGCACTACATCTTGCCGATGGGTATGCGCTATTACCAAATGGCACAAGAATTAATGAATTCTCAACAGACGGCACATTAGGCGACGATAGTGATGACGCAGTACCTACTGAAAAAGCAGTAAAAACAGCCATTGATGCTGCAACCCTGGCCGGAACTTCCGGAACCTCCGGATCAAGCGGTTCAAGCGGTTCAAGCGGTTCAAGCGGTTCAAGCGGAACCTCTGGTTCAAGCGGTACGAGTGGTACTTCAGGATCAAGTGGTTCAGCAGGTTCAAGCGGCTCAAGCGGTACGAGCGGAACTTCAGGTTCAAGCGGATCAGCAGGTTCAAGCGGATCTTCAGGGACTTCCGGATCAAGCGGTACGAGTGGGTCTTCTGGTGGGGCTGGTACAAGTGGAACTTCAGGATCAAGCGGAACTTCCGGTTCAAGTGGTACGAGCGGAACCTCAGGATCGAGTGGTTCAGCAGGGTCAAGCGGTTCAAGCGGCTCAAGCGGTTCAAGTGGAACTTCAGGAACTTCAGGTTCAAGCGGTTCAGCAGGTTCAAGCGGTACGAGTGGTACTTCAGGATCAAGCGGTGCGAGCGGATCTTCCGGTTCATCCGGATCAAGTGGAGCTACTGGAAACGCAGGAACAAGCGGGTCAAGCGGTACGAGCGGTACGAGCGGTACTTCAGGTTCAAGCGGTGCGAGCGGATCTTCCGGTTCATCCGGATCAAGTGGAGCTACTGGAAACGCAGGGACAAGTGGTTCAAGCGGTACGAGCGGATCTTCCGGTTCATCCGGATCAAGTGGAGCTACTGGAAACGCAGGAACAAGTGGTTCAAGTGGAACTAGCGGTACTTCAGGATCAAGCGGTTCAGCAGGCTCAAGCGGATCTTCCGGTTCATCCGGATCAAGTGGAGCTACTGGAAACGCAGGAACAAGCGGGTCTTCAGGAAACTCAGGAAATCATGCCGGGTATATTGAGTACACATTCGATTCATCTACCTCTATGGCTGACCCAGGTGACGGGGATTTTAGACTAAATCACGCCACGCAGTCTAGTGCTACAATTATAGCTTGTGATCATTTAGATGTAAATGGTACAGGTGTTGAGTATTTAATGGATACTTTCGATGATTCCTCAAGCACAATGGTAGGAAATCTTTATCTAGCTGGTAAGTATTCACCAGAAAATTGGTCTTATTGGCAAGTTAGTTCTCTTTCAAAAGAAACAGGTTACACTGAAATTACTATAAGCATTAGAGATGCTTCAGAAGCTAACCCATTTACTAATGGAGACGCGGTAGTATTAAGTTTTTTCCGTACAGGAGATAAAGGAGATACAGGAGCAGGAGGAACTTCTGGGTCAAGCGGAGCAAGCGGATCTTCCGGTTCATCCGGATCAAGTGGAGCTACTGGAAACGCAGGGACAAGTGGTTCAAGCGGAACTTCCGGAACCTCAGGATCGAGTGGTTCAGCAGGGTCAAGCGGTTCAAGCGGCTCAAGCGGTTCAAGTGGAACTTCAGGAACTTCAGGTTCAAGCGGTTCAGCAGGTTCAAGCGGTACGAGTGGTACTTCAGGATCAAGCGGTGCGAGCGGATCTTCCGGTTCATCCGGATCAAGTGGAGCTACTGGAAACGCAGGAACAAGCGGGTCAAGCGGTACGAGCGGTACGAGCGGTACTTCAGGTTCAAGCGGTGCGAGCGGATCTTCCGGTTCATCCGGATCAAGTGGAGCTACTGGAAACGCAGGGACAAGTGGTTCAAGCGGTACGAGCGGATCTTCCGGTTCATCCGGATCAAGTGGAGCTACTGGAAACGCAGGAACAAGTGGTTCAAGTGGAACTAGCGGTACTTCAGGATCAAGCGGTTCAGCAGGCTCAAGCGGATCTTCCGGTTCATCCGGATCAAGTGGAGCTACTGGAAACGCAGGAACAAGCGGGTCTTCAGGAAACTCAGGAAATCATGCCGGGTATATTGAGTACACATTCGATTCATCTACCTCTATGGCTGACCCAGGTGACGGGGATTTTAGACTAAATCACGCCACGCAGTCTAGTGCTACAATTATAGCTTGTGATCATTTAGATGTAAATGGTACAGGTGTTGAGTATTTAATGGATACTTTCGATGATTCCTCAAGCACAATGGTAGGAAATCTTTATCTAGCTGGTAAGTATTCACCAGAAAATTGGTCTTATTGGCAAGTTAGTTCTCTTTCAAAAGAAACAGGTTACACTGAAATTACTATAAGCATTAGAGATGCTTCAGAAGCTAACCCATTTACTAATGGAGACGCGGTAGTATTAAGTTTTTTCCGTACAGGAGATAAAGGAGATACAGGAGCAGGAGGAACTTCTGGGTCAAGCGGAGCAAGCGGATCTTCCGGTTCATCCGGATCAAGTGGAGCTACTGGAAACGCAGGGACAAGTGGTTCAAGCGGAACTTCCGGAACCTCAGGCTCAAGCGGAGCAAAGGGGGCAACCGGAACTTCCGGGTCAAGCGGAGCAAGCGGATCTTCCGGTTCATCCGGAACCTCAGGCTCAAGCGGAGCAAAAGGAGATGCGGGTACTTCAGGATCAAGCGGAGCAGCAGGAACTTCAGGTTCAAGCGGAGCTAGCGGTGCTAGCGGTACTTCAGGTTCAAGCGGAGCAAGCGGATATTGAACAGAATCTGGTGGTGAAATATACTATGCTAATAATGTAGGAATTGGAAATACTAATCCAGCAAAACGTTTTCATATAACTGGATCGGGTACAGGGGCATTAGCTCCAGCTTTTAGATTGGAAAACACTGACTCATCAGTTGCAGATTGGCAAATGGTAGCACATAGTTCTAATTACTTTTCTTTTAATGAAGTAGGATTATCTGGAAGATTTTATATAAATAACGGCGGTGATTGTGGAATTACAGTAGTACCAACTACTTATAGATTTGAGGTTAATGGTGGCTCATCGGGCGGAGATATTCTTTGTTTCGATTTATATACACATGATGGAGGAGTACATACTTCTGATGCTAGGTTAAAAGAAAATATTGTACCCGCTACACTGGGTCTTAATTTTATCGATACATTAAATCCTGTTAGCTATAAATGAAAAACAGTTCCAGAAAGAGATCAAATGGAAACTGGTAATAATGTAGCCCTAACAACTATAAATAAAGAAGTAACTTCAGAAGAAATAGTATTTGAAAACGGCAAGTATGTAAAAAAAGTTACAACATCATTACAAGACGTAGAAGTGCCGGTAATAGATGTACATGATTTATATAATGATGCTGGGGAAATTATAGGCCAACATGAAATACCTCGAATGGAGCCTTATGAAACAGTTCATCATACGTTTCCTGAAGAAACATTTAGCCGAACCCATTATGGATTGGTAGCACAAGAGGTAGAAACCGCTCTTACTAATGCTGGACTAACCACTACAGATTTTGCAGGATTTATTTATGAAGATAAAAGAGATACATATGGACTTAGATATACTGAGTTTATAGCTCCAATGATAAAAGCTATTCAAGAACTGTCAGCCAAAGTAACACAGTTAGAAGCTGATTCACATACTCATGGCAATAATTAAATAAAACTTGACTATTTTCATCCCCTTAACTATATTAAAAAGTGAAACTAATTAGAGAAGAAACAATAAATAAGGATTACCTCATTATAGAGCAAATAAAAAGAGATGTGGAGAAACTTGATCAAGAAAAACGTCAAAACCCATTTTCTAAAGTTTCTACCTTGATTAATTCTAAAGTAAAATCTCTAAAAAGTTTGCTTTTTGAAACAGTAACAATTTAGTATGAGCCTAGTATCGACAGGGAACATAAGTTTAGACATTAAGTATATATTTTTAAGCTTTGCTCAAGAGTTATTCTTGAACGATGCTAAATATATTTGATCGGCAAATGTATTAACTACCGGCATAATTATAGCGGATAAATACGCAATTGATTTAGGAGTAGTAGCACATAGACCGTCTATTGTATTGTCAAGAGGAAGTATGTCTTGATTAAAGCTAGGACTTGATCAAAGAATTAATACTTCGTCATTAGCTTACGGTAGCCAAATAGGAACTATGGGAGGTCCTCAGGGATCAGCAAATCTTGCTAAGAATGCTAAATTTACTGACTTATTGAGAACCTCAATAACTTTTCATGTACTAGCAGCAAATGGGGTTGCCGCAGATGATATAGCTAATACACTTCATATAGCTTTACTCGCTAATAAACAGGCACTTAAAGCTAAAGGGGTTCATAGAATTTTAGGAATTACCGTTAGTGAAGAACAATTAGTTAATGCGACAAGTGATATAGAAGTAGCTAGTATTTCAATAAGAGTTGACTTTACTACCCAAAGAACCGTACAATTAGGAGAGAGACAATTTAATTGTAGAGTTTATGTTGCAGGTACAGAAGTAGATGAAGGAATTAATTTTAGAGTAGATACTAATGGGACACAAGTTGTATTTGGCACAGCCCCAGCAAGCGGTACTCTTTTAACTTTAACATATGTAGATGCTGTTACCTTAGATACTATTACTTTAGCGGCTTTAGGAACGGGAGACGGAAATACTGTTATTTTTACAGTACCAGCTTCAGGAACAATTTATGGATACTATACGCTTTTGAGTGAAATATTAATAACAGGACCAAATGTAACTTCTCAGATAATAACTAGCGGAGTAACTACAAGCGGCTTAACAACTATATCGGGATTATGAGCAAGTGTTAACTAAAGAAGCACAAGAACAAATAATAAAAGAAGCGTTTTATAGTGAACTTGAAAAACTAGGAGTACTTGCCTGGCTTCCAAGATTAATGAGTTTAATAGGGAAAAAGGGACTAGCTTCAGGATTAAAGGCTACTAATACTGGTAAGTTTTTTGCAGGAGCATCGAAACATAAAGGATTTCAAGCTAAATTAAATTATTTTTCTAGATACGCGAGCCCAACTAATATGATGAAGGGAAAATGGGGTAAGGTAACACAGACTGATTTTAAGAGTCTTAAAATGCAAACAGGAAAAGGGAATATACCAAGAGGGATTAGAACCTCTATAGGTAATACCGCTCAAAACATAAAAGAATTGACAAAAGGATTAAAAGGGAAAAATGTTTGGGAAGGAATGAGCCAAGCTGGAAAAAATATAAAGGATTGGGGCGGAAATCAGCTGCGAGGATCTTTATATAAAGAAGTCAATGTAGGAAATAAAGGCGTTGATTTAGGAAATAAAATATTTAAAAGAAAGGGAATATTACCTAATAGTAAAATTTTAGGGGTAACCAATAGAGGAACAGCTTTAGTGAGAAAAAAAATACCATTAAATGCGGCATATACGGGGCCAGGAATGATGGTAAGCACTCCTCTTATGATTTCAAAAGATAGTAAAGGTAATAAACTTTCGGTTACAAAAAGAGTAGGCCAAGGCGCCAAAGATGCCTTATTGTGGGGGATAGCCCCTCCAATAGGAGCAGCGGATATGCTAAGGTCATTTACAAAATAGTTAAATGGAGGATATCTAAATGGCTTATACTAAACCAGGTGTGTCGGTAGAGCAGGTCAATAATAACACTACACCAATTCTTCAAGCGCCAAACCTAACAGCATGCATGATTGGAAGATCATACTGGTGACAGGATCCAGCGTTAGATGAATCTACGTATAGTACAAAATATACTGATGCAGGCGGACTGACCATCGCATTGTCTGGAATAAATTCTAGTTACAATGAACTTACTAGTGTAAGTGGCTTAACAACGGTAGATTTAATAATTACTAAAGGTAACGGAACAAGTAATACAATACATGTACCAATAGCTAATATTACTAGAAGTGGACTTAATCACTTAGTAATAGATGCTGGATTACTGGTAAGTAACGGCGGAGAGGCTACCGGAGAAGCGGATGCCAAAGTAGGGTATTTAGCTACAAATTCCGGCTCACAAGGATTTAATACACACGCAAGTGTTGCCGATATAAGAGATGTCTTAGGCCCTATTGTATCTTGGAACCCATTAGCTTTTGGGGTATACCTAGCTATGTCAAATTCAGGATCTGAAATTCAGTCTTATGGAGTATCGGCAGATAGTCCTACGGCTGTAGGTGGGTATTCTGATGCATACGATGCTTTAGAAACTAAAGAATCTTATGCCTTAGTACCTTTAACTGAAAAAGATTTAGCGGTTGGTACAATTAGTACTCACTGTAATACTATGTCAGCAGCAGCTGGTAAGAAAGAGAGAATAGCTTTCGTAGCTCCTCAGGTGTTATGGGACCCACTGGGAACTGCCCACGCAGAAACTAGTTCACAAAAATTAGTTACTGCGGGCTTAGTAGGTGACGCAAACTCAGCTTATGAATCTAAACGTATATTCTCAGTACACCCTGATGCAGGATATCTACAAGAAACTAGACATATTAGTACAATTCATCCAGATTGGATAGCTAGTAGTTTTAGCCTTTTTACTAATGTGAGTTTTTCTATATATGAGTTATATGCTAAATTTGCAGCGGATGTACGAATTAATAGTGTACTATACAAGAAAGGTAGTAAGATTACAAGTACAATTTGGAGTGCCTTAGTGGCAGCTGAATGGGGTACTGCAGGAATGGTTACGGTATTAGTACCTGTACCAGGATTTTATTATGGAGCAGAGGCCGCGGGGTTAGTAGCTGGAGAATCTCCAGAACAACCACTTACTAGGCTTCCGATTTCAATAATGAAACAAACATATGGATCTCAAGATTATTTTTCTGAAGCTCAATTAAATAGAATGGCCCAAGGTGGTACATATATTATGACTCAGAATTCTGATTTTAGTTCAGTATATTGTAGACATCACTCGAGCACAAATGTAACGAGTGTGGCAAAACGAGAGCTTAGTGTAACTAAGGCTGTGGATTATACTTCTAAATTTATTAGAGATGGGTTAGATCCGTATATCGGACGAAATACTATTAGTCCTAGTTTTTTAAAATTTGTAAATTCAGTATTAGTGAGTATAGGACTATTTTTAACTCGAAAAAACTATATTGATGATTTACAAGTGGTATCAATTGTACAAAATAGCGTTAATGCGGATACAATAGATGTAGAAATTAATTTACTACCTTTATATCCAGCCAATTATATCACAATCAAGTTAGTATTCTAGGAGGAATAAATAATGGCAACACGAACTTTAAATGATTGGGATTTTGACGTAGAGCACGTACAAGATATTACTAGCGGAAGTGATTTTTTATCTTCCGAATCGGTAGTTATTTGTGCGGGACCGCCTTCAGTAACTAAGGCAGCCGCTTTTAATGAATCTCATTTAATACCAATAGGAGTGGTGCAAAATGCACAAGTTAGTCAAAGTAAACAACTTCAACAATTTTTTGAAGTAGGTTCAAGAGAGCCGTTCTTTATCCCAGGTAGAACATTTGTTAATGCCTCATTAGGCAGAGTAATGTTTGACGGGCCATCAGTAATGAAGGCTCTGTATATGCAGGGAACTGCAGCTGACGTGCCGACGGATTTGGAAGGATTAACTACAGCCGATTTTGCAAATGCACCATCTAACCCTCAAGGGGGGTCTGGAAATTTTTATATAAATTTATCGGCTAAATTCTTTAATAACCCTTTAGGTTTAGCATTTTTATTAAATGATATGGACGACAATAGATATGGCGGTTTTTATTTAGAAAATTGTTTTATCCAGCAACATACACTTAACGTGGCAAGTCAACAAACTGTATTGTTTGAAAATGTATCTATAAGATGTTCTCGATTAGTCCCTCTTAATTGGAAAGAAGCATAATTATAAATTTAAGATAAAAAAAAGGAAGGGGGCAATGCGCCCCTTTCCTAATATTTCTATAAAAAATGGACTATTTAGCCCACTTTCCTTTATTTACAATCCTAGAAATTATACTATAAACTCCTAAATCTAAAAAAGCATCTTCTACAGATTCGTTTTGTGGAGACCTTCCGGTCTTTACCACAAGATTCAATAATCGTTGCATTTTATCATTCATACGAATAATTATTCCAGTAGTAGACAACCTTTTATCTTCGTCTGTTTTTAAGTTGGTTCCCATACTGATATTGTTTGGACCATAATCCATTTGTTTCCTACAAAAGATAGCAAAATCTTCAGCCTGTATAGCTTCAAATTCTTTCATCATTTCTGGATATTCTTTTTTACAGAACTCAATTGGATTTATAATGTCTGTCATTTTTATATATTGATTAGTGCTTCCAATGGCCACTAACGTGAGAGTCTACTTCCATAGACACGTCGGGGGCATAATAGTTAAAGGCTAGTATCATTAATTTTTCTACCATCTTTGCTACATCGTCTGCATCATCTTCGTGTACTTCTAATAAGATTTCATCGTGTACTACGTTTACTAGTCTAGCATCGTAGTCTTTTTTGTCTATTTCTGCTTTGAGTAAACAAAGAGCTTTTTTTGTAGTACTAGCTCCTGCTCCCTGAAAAGGGAGATTTTTTGCTTCATTCATAGCGTGAGCAACTTCACCTTTATTATCCCAATCTACATGAGACAAGTCTACACGGCGCTTATCTAATGGCGAATAATTATATTTATTTTTTGTGGCGTCAGCTACTAAATTATCAAGTGTATATTTTATCTTTGGAAATGTTTTAAAATATAATTTGATAAGTTTTTTTGCGCCATCTAGGTCTAATCCTAAATTTTTCCCTAGTTTAGTAGGGCCAATTCCGTAAATTAAACCGAAGTTGATGGCCTTAGTGTTCCCACGTAGTGCCAACATTTCTTTTCCTTTATCACATAAAAAATCAGTTTCCGGATCTTTCTTCCACACCTTTCCAGTATCTGGATCTAGAAAATCATCATAAGGTCTATTATATATAAGACTTGCTGAATAACTATGTAGGTCCATGCCCTGCTCAAGTGCATAAGTAAATTTAGGTTCTTTGCTTAACTGCGTTAATAATCTCAATTCTTGCCCAGAAAAGTCAGCGGCAATTATTTTATAATCAGAGTGTTGAGATGTAAATGCCGCTCTATAAACAGCCTCTTTAGGAATATTCATTAAGTTCGGCTCTTTCCCAGCCATTCTTCCTGTTTTTGCTCCAAGTTGAACAAACCTCGCATGAATACGTTTATCTAATTTATGTACGTTTTCATTTAAGAAGGCTTCTCCATAAGTGGTTACCCTTTTAGTAGCCTGTCTATACTCTAGAAGCGCGTCGATGACTTCATGTCTTACACTTTTAAGAGTATTTACATTCGTGTTTTCTAAGGGTTTTCCTATAATTTTTTCTAATATAGGTTTTATTTGTTGATGGGAATTATAATTGATAATGGGTTCTCTAAATAAATCTACAGAACAATGTGGTATGAAGAAATTATCTAAATCTTTTTTAGCTTTGGCGGCTGTATCAGCTGCTAAGGTTTTAAGAGCTAACCATTTAGGTTTGTCTACATAAATTCCATTTAGTTCCATATCTCCCAACACTCTTGCAGTATCATATTCTAAAGTACCCAATTCTTTCATACCACGTTGCGCTAATAAATGTTGAATTTTAGCATATAATGGTATCAAATACTTAACGTCTAATCCAGCATACTCTATTTGGTCGTCGTCAAATTTATCCCCAAATTCCATTTCTGAAAAACTTTTTTGAGAACTTTTATCTAAATCGACGCCGAGAAACTTTTTAGCCACTTTAGCTAAACCGCTTCCAATATTTCGCCCTTGGACTAATAGTTGGTGTCCTAACATAGTACAATGTATATTTTCTATTTCTATCTTAAAATTAGATTTTGTAAATTGATATTCAAATTTGCTATTATGAGCTATCTTTCTTGTATCCGGTAATTTTAACCAATCTAATAATTTGAAAATATGTGTTCTAAGTTTATAAACATCATAAACATACTGTCTATATTCATTACCTACTTGTATAAGTAGTACTTTATCAGTAAGTGGATCTAATCCTGTAGTTTCAAGATCATAGCCTACTCCTTGTAAGGATTTTAAGTATTCAAGAGATTTATCTAGCTGTTTGCTAGTAGTTATGTATGTCATCCATAAAATACCTGAGTTTATCAGCTCTCCAAGTTCGTCTTAATTTGTTGAGAGCTTGTTCTTTAATTTGACGAATACGTTCCCTAGTTAAGCCTAAATCAATACCAATATCTCTAAGAGTATAAGGTCTAATATGCCCAATACCAAAATACATTTTCAATATTTGTTTTTCTCTAGCAGGAAAACTGCTTATAACGTCATCGAATTCCTCTCTGAATTCATCAATAAGATGTTCTAATTCTACTGAAGAGGCTATTGCTGGAATTACGTTTGTAAGCGTATCGTCGTTATCTGTGTGGGGTTCGTCAAGATGAATAACTGTATAGCTATATTTTAAATCCTGTAAAGCGTTAGGATTATCGACTAATTCTGCTATTTCATCATAACTAGGAACACGCTGTAATTTCGTTTCAAGGTATTCTCTAGCTTTTGTTATCTTTGTAACATTTGTTATTTTGTTTAAAGGTAGACGAATCATTTTTGCATGCTCATGAATGGAAGCCATAATAGCTTGACGAATCCACCATACAGCGTAAGTAATAAATTTGAAATTACGAGAAGTATCAAATTTAGAAAAAGCTTTAACTAATCCTAAGTTTCCTTCTGCAATTAAGTCTTCTAAACTAATACCTTGATTCTGATATTCTTTTGCAACTTTTACAACAAATCTTAGATTTGAGGTTATTACTGTATCATAAGCTTTTCTATCACCAGCCTTTGCTAAGCGCAAGAGTTCTGCTTCTTCTCCCTTTAATAAGGGGTTGTGATTTTGGATTTCTTTTAAGTAACGTTTCATATATCTAGTATCACATAAGACTGATTATTTTTTGAAAAGTTCCCCACACCGTGTACCTTTGTAGTATTTATACTTCCTTCATATTTTTTATGATGGTGTGCGAAAACATAATGTTTTGGTTTTAAAACTTCGACTAATTGTCTTAAATGTTTACTACCTTCATCATGATTAGTTTTTTTAGAAAAAATTAAATCTGAAGCAGCTTGGTGAGTTACTAAGACGTCAATAGAAGTATCGTCAGTGGTGGCTCGTATACTTAATTCCTTAATTTGTAAAGAAGTATAAAAGCGTTTATTTCGATCGACTAATTTTTTCTCCGGCCAGTGAAATTTAATAGGAGACCATATTCCTCCTAAAACACCAATCCGTACATCACAAATGGTATGAACTCTAGCTTGAGGTAAATAGTGTATATTTAGAGAGTCTAAATACCAATGAGTTAGATTATTAAAATCTTCATGGTTACCCATAATAAAATATATAGGTATATCAAATCTCTTTAAATTTTGAGCAGTTAAATCTTGTATTATTTTTTTTACATTCCAAAAATTATGACGTACTTCTTTAGAACAGGCAGCCTCTTCCGATCGATATAACCCAAAATCTCCGCCCTGCACTATTGCATCTACTTTATGTTTTTTTACAAAAGAATATACATTATCAATGTTAGAGTGTACATCTCCTATAAAAGCTATTCTTGCGGCCATGGTTCACTATCTCCTTGAAAAATTACTGTTTGCCCTTTTAAACTTACTTCCACTGTTTGCCCATTTTTTAGGGCATTACATACCCAACATAGGGGAACTATACATTTCTTAGAGTTATCCCAATTATGAAACACTCTATCATATTTTTCTTTTTCAATGTCTCCTATCTGGTTTTGGGTATTCCAAATTTCTCCCAAGTCTTTACTCTGCCTACGTTGCTGTCTAAGATGTTGATCGCCGTGCGGTGCGGTAGTGTTTATATTATGACTCATTAGAATATATAAATAAACCTAGCAGAATTTACTACGTCACGGGTCCAATTTAAAATAAATTGAGCACCAATTTGACCAATAATTCTATTTCCACCTTGGACTATGCCTGCCTCTAATTCATAGGCTAATTGACAACTTCCATTTTCTACTTTTTCTGGCAAAGTTTTTAGCATATCATCTAATGTATTAGTTGGATGCTTAGTAAAAGCAGCTATGGAGCGGCCCTCACTTCTTAAATCTATCCAATATACTTCTGGGTTTTTCTCTGCAAAGCGAAACAATAGTTCTCTAAAAGCAGTATTATCTACAGCGCTTACTATGCAATCGTATCCTGTTAGCTGTTCTTCTGTAAGTATGTTTTCAGTAATGGCTGAAAACCCGTATTTTACTTCAAGACATTCTGCTTTATTATCCATTATATCTTCAGTTTCATAAGTAGTATACGGTAAATTTTTACTTTCAACAGTATCTTCATCTGCAAAGTAAAATAAAGTCTTATGAAATTGATTGTGTTTATTATAGTGATCTATATCTGGGGCTATCCAAGAGCCTATCCCACCACCACCTACTATTAATATTTTTTTCATTAGTTTTGTATAATTATTTGTGCTTCGTTAAATTCTCTGATTACACCATCAAAATACCAAGCTGTCATACTCCTATACATGGGAGAGAAGATAATATATACTCCTTCATAACCTGCATAATTTAAATCAGTGGTAGAAGGTATTGGGTGGTGTCTTGGGTGTGTATGTGCTATACCTACAAGATCATAATCTGCATCATCATGCATATGAGTAGTTTTGCTCAACACATTGAATAAATCTTCAGGTTTTGGAGTATAATACACTTCGGCTTTAGAAGATATTTCTGTGTTTCGCATTCTCATATATTCCATACAATGCCAATAGGTATCGCTGGATTTACTACCCAAGAGAGCCCCACAGATTTCTACTGTGGGGTCCTCTAAGGCGTGATTGTAAATATCAGCAATAACACTAAAATTACAAACTAAAATCATTATATGAACTCGATTAAGCAGCGTTTAGGAATTCTTGCTTTTTTACAAATCTGCTCTAGAGGAGCAGGAGCTTTTCCAAAACGTTTCCAAAAATTAGCCTTAATGAAATTATAATCTTTAAATGTAATCCAGTTTTTTCCTGGAGGGCCATATAAAGCCCATATTAAACCATTAGGCATATCTAGTTCTCTGGAAATTGTGTCAAGATTGAGGTTAACCCAATGCATGGCATATATACCAGGGCTGCCAGTTCTTACAGGCACTGCTTTAGAGCTATCTGAAGGGCGATGACATGGGTGTATTCTGTCTAGAAGACCTCTACCTCTTACAATGTCGTTTGCAACCTTTGAAAATCTTCCTAGATATTTATTCATTTCAGTTCGAACAGTATTAGGAGTTATATTCAAATTCATATCTCTTAAATTTTGCATAATATGTTCAAAATGTACTCCGTTAGCGAACTGCTGGTGAACATAATCTTTTGCCCATAATTGGCCATTTACCGGAAGTCCCCAACGCTTGTGTTCTATCCATTGTATCCCTGCGGCTTTAAAAAGTCCTCGCAAAGTTTCTGAAGTAGTGTTTAACCTTTCGGCTAAATCAGATTGAGTAGTTCCTATCTGTACAATAAAAGGAGCAGAACCCTCAGGAAATGAAGGTTCCGCTGCTTTAGTAAGTTCTAATCTTTTACCAGCTCGTCTTAAAGTTGGAATGAAATTATCAGCAGTAGTAATGTTTACTCCGCTACCTCGGCTTGTTGTCGTATTCTGTTTTCTCATTTGTCTTATTCCTAAGTTATCCGCCAGCTAAAGCGTTTGTTAGTACAATATCAGTTCCGATTACATCTGCAACACTAAGCCCATTAGGACTACGAAATTGTTGATCGATAAATAACCATTTTGATTCATTGTTTGTTTTTTCTTTTATCATGTCGATTGCGTCGAGAGGAGTCCCATACCAATCATCGTGACCACTTTCAGATATAATCTGTACGTGAACCTGAAGGTTGTCTTCTTTTTTATTCATTATAATTTTGTGATTATTATAGAGTTGTTATTTGCTGAGCGACAAGATTGTCGTTATGTAATGCAAATAGTCTATTTACTAATTTGTCTTTTCCTACTTGTGCTGTGGACTTATCCACAATACAAACATAATTTCCAGACGGGTATCTATATACCTGAGAACCGTCTGCACTAACTACATAAGTATCTAATTTACCTTTAACAAGATATCCGGTAATAGTTTTTCCGCTTATATTATAAGCATCGATTTTGATATTAAAACGTTTTTCTGTGTCAGCTAATAATTTTTTACTTTTTTCAACTGCCTCATTAAATTCTCGTTTTGCACCATCCAGTAAGCCTTTTATATCAGAGCTACTTACATTTTGAACAATGGTACCATCTAAGAGAGCGCTAACAATTTGTAGAACATTCACATAATTTTTAAATCTTATAAGTCTCTGAGTGTCAGATACTCTAAATTCTTGTTTATTTAAAACTAAATAGTTTATATTTTTTTGTCGTCTAATTGGAAATTTAAAGGAAAGCATGCCGCCATCTAAGGGGTCTTTTGCTTTTACATCAACACCATTTTGAAGATACCCATGTATTTCTAAAGAGCAGCTGCTAACTGAGTGTAAAAAATAATCATAGTCTTCTTGTGAAGTAAAGCAAAGCGCCCTCTGAAGGCATTCTGCAACTTCGCTAGCATTTACTCTATGTTCATTTATATATAAACGTTTGCTTACTACCCCATTCGCATTAGTAGTGTATTGTGCGTCAAGATTAAAGGAAACTTCTCCAATTATACCAGAAGAAGCGTCTGACTGAGCTTCATCCTCTACGAATCTATCTAAAATTCTTTCAAAATTTAAATCTTGAATGTCGGACCAATACCATCTTAATTCACTTATTAAAGTTTTAGTCCAGCCTTCATTTGGCTTAAATATTCGTTGGTTTTCATAGGTTATTTCTGTAGAGGAAATTGTCATTCCGTTTAAAGAGATTGGTTTAGTATCTAATTTATCTAAACGAGCAGTAAATTTTTTACTCAGATTGGTTTTAGCTACTTCTTCATTTTCTTCTCTTAATTTAAGTTTATCAGCTTTTTTTACAACTTGTTGTATGTCTCTACTTTCTAAAAGCATAGGAAGTTCCCCAGCTTTTGAAGCGGACGCCCACAAGCTTTTTAAAATTGTTTCAGTAGGGAGCACGGGGTGATCATCAGTAAATACTAATGTTTGAACACGACCCGCAGCGTCTCCATCCCTAAACAATATTCTACCGATGTCCATGTAATTGTATAATTCGTGATCGGGAGTCAGCATACTTATATAAACTCTATTATTGTATTGATTCCAAGAATTATTATAACTATAAGAATTTTTATTACTTTGTTCTACTGTAAATACAACTCGTCTGTTAACGGATTCTAATACAGCGATAACTGCTGCAAATTTCTTTGAAGGGCTACCATTATAGAATAAATGTTCAGGATTTACTTCTTTTACAAAAGTAGAGGTTCCTTTGCTATTTAATTCTGATAGAAGCTTAGAGGCTCTTGGCCACAAGTCAACTATTGAATTATCGATTACTCCTAGTTCCATATAATTTCCAGAAATCTCAGTATTTATAAAAATATGAGTATATAATTCTTCCCAGAGATTACTAATATTTTCAAAAACTATATCTGTAAAATTTACAGATAGGCTTCTGAAGAAATTAGAAAGGGCCCCAAAAGAACGTACGGTAGTAAGATCTTCTGGAGCTATTTCTTTTATTTTAAAGTTATATACGACAAAAAAGTTTTTGTCATTATCTTCTATTTCTGCACCATAGGTTTCTAACGTAAAATTAAGGTCGTCAGAAGTTCGCGTTGAGTTGTTAAAGTTTCTACCTTCTAAATGACACATAGCTTTGCTAGTTGTCAATTGAAAGGTGATACCTGATAAGGTACCGCTGTGCATTTGAAACTCTTCACTATTAAACAAGGCGAAGGGTTTGGTACGTAATGTTTCCTGTTGTTCTTCACCAATTCCTAACTCATAAAGTGAGTTTAGAGCTGGTATTATTTTCAGTTTTACTTGCATGTGTTTTAATCAAAAAGTCCGGTTTTTTCTGTTAATTCATTGGATTCGGAAGTACTCTCCTTCATGTCACATATAGTTAACACTAGGAAGTCTTTTGGGTCTGGATATAAATTTACTTCTTTACCTTGTAAGCCTTTCAGCGTACCGGCGTCGTAATAATCTAAAACTTTTGCTAAAGTGCTACCTGACGATAGCTCACCTTTCGAGTCGAGTGTAAACCATAATCCCTTTATCCCTTGGGACTGTTTATGGTCTTCTACCCAACAATCAGATACTTGAAAAGTCCTACGACCATCATTAACTGAAAGTATAATTTTATCCGCAGTTTCCCCATCTCTGGTGGATACTGTTGTTTTTTTCACTTCTTCTACTGTTCCCTGTCGTAACTTGCTTCCGACTCCTAAATCTAAAAAGTCATTCATTGTTTTCTTATTTGGTTGATATTCTTTAATGTCTTAATCTAGTAACTTGCTTCCGTTGTGTGAAGACTGAATACCATCTTCTACATAAAAAAAAGGTTAGGATGGCCCTAACCTCTTCTTAATTCTTATACCAAAAAATCTAAATTTCGCAGCTGTCGTTACTACAAAATTTTTCTACTTCGGCATTGTTTCCCTTAACTTTCTTGAAAGATAAGGATTTTATGTTTTTAATTAATTTATTATAAGCATCTTCCGTTATTTTTTCGTAAGGCATTTGCGGGTAAGCACCTCCTTCTAATTTTGGAAGAAATGAAACAGATTTTAATTTGTATTGAAATATATCTAAGGCCTGCTCTATGTATGGGCCTTCCGTTTCCGGGTCAAATGTGATAGTAACAGAGACAGAGTTATCTGCCCAGTACTTTTGCATAAATGCAGCCATCTCTAACTGTTCCCACATTGATACATCTTCTAAGGTTCTTATGTGCTCTCCAACGTCGACTGGAACTTCTACTACTGACGTAGTTGCTTCTTGCCCAAAGGCTTTTTCTACAACATATCCTGCCTTTCGTAAAGGTTCTAATAAAGGACTATCATTAGCTAAGCGTACACGTCTAATATAAAAACGGCTTTCTGGGTAATGCTGTCCAGGGGTAGCGCCTACTAGTATAGAAATGGAACCACTAGGTTTCATTGTACTTAGGCGTATAGACCTAGGAATAGCAAACCAGTCTGAGTATGATTCATCATAGTTTTTTAGGGCTGCGTATCCCTCATTTAGCCAATGCTTTAAAGTATCTATAGAATTGTTTGCTAAGAATTGAGCTACGGCACCTACGCCTGTACCTACTCTTCTATTTCTTAACATAATTTGATTGGTTTCAGGCCAATGGGTATCAAGTAATGTTATTGTTTTAGAGTATAAATAGGCATATTTTAGAGAGCGTATAAAGTCTTCAAGAGTGTCATGTTTGCTTAAGAACACCTCACATAAATTGCATTTTTCTCCGCTTTCTAAAAATATTTCACCACAAGGGTTAGTGCCCTTAGTTTTCGTATCAGCTCTTAAACCACTGTTGGTTTCACCAAAACGTCCATTTGCATGGGCATTCTCTGGCCATAATAATCCGGGTTCTCCATTTATTCTTATTCTTTCAGCAATCTCTTTGTAGTTCATACCTACTGTGCCTATCACGGAATTGTTACTTGCCCAGCCATATTCTATACGATCTGGATTTTTCTCATAATTTTTTAAATCCAAAAATTCGTCTATAGGTAAGCCTGCAAGTAAAATAGCGGATCTTCTTACGTTTCCAGCTACTACAGTTTTGCCAATAAAATTAAATATATCAGCGATAGTTCTAATAGTAATAAGGGATCCAGCATTATGTGATAAAGTTTTCTCTATCATAATATGCATCTCTTTTAGAGGGCCTGATCCAGAGGATACCCCTCCAAAGGTTTTTATAGGTAAGCCTTCTGCTCTAATTTCAGTATAATCAAAGATAGGTTTAGGTATTTTATAAAAGAAAGATTTTATTAATATGTCTAAACTTTCTACCCAACCTTCCCTAGAATCAGGAATAACAAAAACTTCAGTACCTTCTAATTGTCCCTTTACTTCAACAGTGCCCGCACCTAATAAGTCGGCCCCAATACCAACACCGCACATAAGCATATCCATAGCAAATGTAAAAGGTTTACTGGGATCTTGTTTCATAGTTTCAGTACTAATAAAACTACAATTAAATAATGCAGGTGTTAATTTTTTCTTTTCAATTATATCGGTACCTTGCGCATACAACCCTCTTCCTGGTGCTAAAATTTTCATAGACCACATTCTGTAGTACATTTCCTGTGCAGAAAATTGAGCTTTTTGAGGAACCCAAGCTAGTCTAAGTGATTCTATCCATCTTTTTTGAATGTTATAGGTACCTTCAACAACTCTTCTGATGGTTTCCCACCATTCCTCGTTTTTGCCATTCTCCTTAATTCTAGAGTATGTACGTTTGTAAACTAACTCACCTAAACCGTTAAATCCAAATGGAGGTTTTTTTCTTTTGTATTTGTCTATAAATGTTTCAGTTAGTCTAAAAGGTACATAATCTTCCATTTGTTTTTTCTCCATTAAGAAGGTTGTTCAGAATCCGAAGAACCGAAACCTTTATCCCCACGAGCGGTTTCAGTAAGTTCTTCTTCCTCTCCTAACTCTTCTAGCTGTATAAGCTGTCGTCTTAAAATAACCATTTGAGCAATTTTGTCACCAGGCTCTATGGTGTAAGGGCGATATCCAGTGTTTTTAAACATGACAGCTATCTCGCCTCGATAGTCAGAGTCTATGACTCCGGCAGTCACTTTTAAAGCATTTTGTAGGCTAAAGCCGCTTCTGTCCCAAATTTTACCAAAGTAAGAGGTGGGTATTTCAAAGGATAGTCCGGTGTGAACCGCTTTTGTTGTATTTGCTGGAATAACAATTTTATGATCGGCATATAAGTCCATGCCAGCTGCGCCATCATAGGCCATTGTAGGGGACTTAGCTGATTTAGTCAGCTTTTTAAATCTAATATTCATTTAGTTTGTAGTGGTTTCTGGTGTAATTTTATTTTCAATAATCTGTATATTATTAATAAGTGTTATGGAGTCTATAGAAAGCATAGTAGGGGTTTTAAAATCGGCAGTAAGAGCCGTTATATCTATATTTTGGAAATCGGTTTCACCGAAAGGGCGAAGTACAATAGCATCATCTATCCCCTTCACTAGTTCAATAATTCCTACATAAGATTCTCTATGTAAACCTTCTCGAACAATAAAGCATTTTGGGCCATAAATATTTATAAAGGCGCTTATACTATCTTTTGAGAACATAATTTTTTTACCTTGGTTAAGTAATGTTCCGGCTCTGTAAGCCATTCATTTTTAAAATCTTTAAAGGGTATGGAACGTCTACCTTCATCATCATACCAGTATTTAGTAATAATGCTTAAAGGCGTAATATATACCTTAGTTGGATGTATTTTTTTGAAATGAATTAAGAAAAAAGCTATTCCACCTAATTCCTTAACCATCTCTAAATACAATAATTGGTGTTGGTGTATATTAGCTAAAGGAAATCTAGTTTTTATTTCAGTTTCCTTCGCATCATAAGCAATAAATTTACCACCACCAATTAGTCCGGCATAATCTACAGTTGAGGTTTGTGCAATTAATCCTCGTTGTGTATAAACAATAGGCACTGGTATCTTTAAAATCAAGGCTTTTCTATCTCGCCTTAAATTTAAATTAATAGCATTTGCTGTCTTTTCTAATTGATTAACTTTCATTATGAGAACCGCCTAAATATTTAGAATATCCTATTTGTTCTTCTAACTTCCAATTTAAATTAGCAGTTATATACTCAATTATATGTTGAGGAATTTTTTTAAAGAATTCTTCTTTTAAATAAAAATCTTTTTTATTAAAAGTTTCAATACTTATAGCACTTTCTAAACAATATTTTTCTAAAATTATTGTAGAATCCCAAATAGCTAGATTGTATTTTATAGCTAAAAAATCTAATTCAATTTTTGGATTCTCCAACAACTCTTCATATTTTATAAATTCTATATTTTTTACCACTTTCCTTAATAATAAAAATAAAGCTATTTTTTCTTCTCTGCATTTAAAAATATTGTCAAATGTCTCTACTATCTTTTGTTCCGTAATTATATCATAAGACCTAAAATCATTAGATAAAAAATCTTCCCAGCTAACCATAGCTAATTCAGGTAAATGGTGAGGGTGTTCAAACATACCTAATAGCCAGGAATAAGGATTCTTGTGTATTATTAAAAATAAAGTGTCTTCAGGAATTGGTATTAAAGAGTTATAATTTGGCAATCCATGTTTCCAGCCGTGATTAAAAACTATTTCAACCTCTCTGATATTATCACGTATAAGATACTCTAACCAGGTAGTTCCTGAATGCCTTTCCCCAAATAGCTGTATTTTAGAAATCATTAGGATTCAAATGGATTGCAACTAATCATTTCTTTAATTTGATCTTGTATAGAAGGTATTTCATCTATTATAGGTTTTTGAATATCTTTACTATTTACCAAAGATCTATCACAACCTGGGGTTGCTTCAAAGAGATCCACTTTTATATCTAAGTTATACTCGGCGATTAGCAACGTTAGTAACTGGTATTTGGAAATGATTTCAGGAGAAAATATATGTCTAACTCCTTTCCAGTAAGTTTCCTTAACAATAATATCCCTAATAATTTTAGCTAGTTGCCAACAAGTAACTCCGTTCCAAAAATGATTTGTGTATCCAAATACTTTAGAACCCTCTTGAGTTTTTAACCACTCTATTAGGGAACGTTGGTTTCCTTCTCGCTCTTCACCAATTAAAGAAGTTCTGATTACAGTAATATTTTCAGGCTCTCCTAAAGCCTTTGTTTTTCCATAATCATCGATAGCGTCTTTAACATCTACCTCTGAGTACTTACCTTTTTTTCCTGAAAATACGCCATCGGTAGTAATATGTATTACATTGACTTCAGTAGTTTCTGCTAAATCACTTAATAGATGTGGAAATATACTATTAACCTGTATAGTCTCATATAAGCCCCTAACTTGCATTCTTGGCCCAATGACCCCGGCACAGTTTATTATGACGTCCTCGGGGCCAATTTGCTCCAATTCTAGCCATTTAAGAACTGTAGCAGGCCTACATAAATCGAATTCTTCGGAACCCAAGGGTACTAGGCCTTTAATTCCTATTAACGCGGAGCTTACATAACGGCCTAACATGCCATTAGCTCCGAATAGATACATCATTATATTGTCTCCTTTAAAATTGTTTCTAAGTCTTTTTTTGACACGGCAAAATCCTTACTGTTATATTCATTATTTTTTAATAAAACTTCATCGTTATAAGTATTTTTATAATGCATTAAATAATATTTGCCAGGATCAGCCACTCTCCCTAATTCTTCTTTAGCAATCATAACCTCATGAATTTTTTCTGAAATACGAGGTTTTCCTATTTTGTATTTTAAACCAAAATTTTCTTTAAAATAATCAAACATATCCTTAACTAAAAAACTTTTTAATTTAGGAATAATATTAAACCCAGTTAATGAAAAACCTATAGGACGGCTAAGCGCGTAATCTATTAAATTTACAGCTTCAGCTACTGAAATCATAAATCTAGTCATGTCCGCACTATACAATGTAAGTGTATATTCGTTAGAAATGGCGTTCTTTATTAAAGGAATAAGACTTCCTGTAGAACCTAACACATTGCCATAGATGGCCGTGTTTAAAACACAGTCTCCAAGAGAGTTTTCAGAATTTACTATGAACAATTCTCCTGCTACAAATTTCATAGAACCATATAAGGTGGTTGCTGCTCTACTTTTGTCTGTAGAAATAAAGCAAGAATCTATATGATTAGTTTCTGCAGCGGCTCTACTGTTAAGAGCTCCATTAATAATTGTTTTGACGGCTTCACTTGGATTTTGGTCAACGGCTTCTATTTGCTTCATACTAGCCGCAAAGATAGCTTTGGAATGACCCATAGAGGCTTCTATCAGCCTTTCCTTATCATTTACGTCACCTATGACACATTTAATATTTGGGAATTGTTTTTTTAAATAATAGTGCTTTGCCTCATCACGGCTATATACGGTAATCCTATTAGTTCCATAATATTCTTTAACTAACGCAGTTCCTAAAAACCCCGCTCCTCCAGTAATAAAAATACGTTCATCAAACATTAGGAAGACCTCTCTCGTATTGACAATCGAGGTAAAGGTTTTAACCATTTACCTAAAAACCACGAGTTCTTATATACAATTTCATCTATAAAATTATAGGCAAGTACTAGAATATGATCTGGATTATACCCACGTAGAAAATCATTATCTAAGATTGGTATATGAGTTCCAGGTGTGAGTTTATTTTGTCGTAATGGAGAGTCATCTATAATAAATGGAATCTCATCTTCTGTAATACCCATAGTGGATAAGTATATATTAGCTTGACCACTAGCTCCATAAGCTACTATTGTTTCATTTTTCTCTTTAATATTATGCAATGTTTGCTTTATATCTGTTTTAAGATTTACTAACTTCTTTTTAAAAACTTTAATTTTATACTCAGTCAAAGCTGGAGGAAAAAAGTAAAGGGGGGTTGCCGGCTTAGTTCTACTAAATATAGCATGTAAAGATGTTCCATGTATACTAATATACTCATAAGAGTCTAAGTATAATCCATGTTTATCCATTAGAGCAGTTAAAGACTCTATTGTATAATAAAATAAATGCTCATGATAGAAAAATGGAAAGCACATCTCATCTAGTAAATAATGAAAATCCTGCACTTCTATAATTAGTTTGCCGTCAGGACTTAATAAGGTATCTATACCATCTATAACACTTTCCAAATCTTCCATATGGGCAAAATTGTTAGCGGAAAATATAACATCCATAAGCCCAAAATCATTTTTTATTTTAGTAGCTACTTCGTTATCAAAATAGTTATTAACTAGTGTAACTCCTTTAGGAACAGAGTCTAAAGCAACATTTGATGGGTCTACATTTATTACTAAATGATTCCCTAATTCCATTAGTCTTTCTCCTAGTGGGCAAGAGTTTCCTCCTATTTCTAATATACTAGAGGACGAAGCTAATTCGTTATGTAAACTTTCGGCTTCCGCATAAAAGTGATCTTTTAAAGTTTTAGTAGCGTGTGTATTATAAAAATAGTTATCGAATAGCTCATGTTTTGGTATCCTATCTTCTTTTAAAACTTGAGCTAATCCACAATCTTTACAATATAAGATTCTAAGAGGTTTTAAAACGTCGTCTTTAATATCTTCTAAGAAATTGCCTGCTATAGGTGCATGATCCATAGAAAATATAATATCGATGTTAGTTGAGTTGCATATAGCGCATTTCATCTTTAATTTTTGGTTTTGTAATAGTTAAGTCAATACTGAATCATGTCATCCAGCATTGTTTCAAAAGTATACTTCGGAACCCACCCTAATTCTTTTTTAGCTTTAGAGCAGTCTCCTTTTAATACATCTAGTTCTTCTGGACGTAAGAATTTCTCATCAACTCCTACAAAAAATTTCCAATCCGGTAAGCCCAAAGCTGTAAATACATAATCTACTAGGTCTCTTATTGAATGAGAAACTCCGGTGCTACATACAAAATCTCCAGGGGTATCCTGTTGTAGTATGAGTCACATAGCTTCAACATAATCTTTAGCATGGCCCCAGTCTCTATAGGCATCTAAATTTCCTAAATAGAGCTTACCACTAAGTCCAAGTTTTATTTTAACAGCTTCTTTTACAACTTTATTAGTAACAAAGTTAGTTCCACGTCTGGGAGACTCATGATTAAAAAGTATTCCATTAGAAATAAACATATCGTAAGCATTTCTGTATACATGAGTTAAATTATAAGCATAGACTTTAGAGCATCCGTAAGGCGATACAGGGGCTAATGGGGTAGTCTCTCGTTGGAACCCGTCTGCATCTATACTATTACCAAACATTTCAGAAGAAGAAGCTTGATAAATTTTAGCTTTTGGACAAACAACCTTTACAGCTTCAAGTAAATTTAGAACTCCGAGGGCCACCACATTAGTTGTATATGTAGGTTGTTCAAAAGAAATTCTAACATGCGATTGGGCCGCAAGATTATATATTTCGTCTGGCGTAGAATCCTTTAACGCTTTAAGTAAAGATACCATATCTGTCATATCAGCATATACTAAATTAAGTTGTTTAAAAATAGAGTCTAATCTAGCCGTCTGATTTTCCGCAACTGAATTACGTTTTAAGGTTCCTCAAACTTCATAGCCTTTTTCCAACAATAATTCTGCAAGATAGGAACCATCCTGTCCATTAATTCCCGTTATTAACGCTCTTTTCATTTTTATAATTCCTCGTTTATTAGTTTGCAAATAAAGTGAATATCCTCGGGTGATAACCCTGGGTGATTCGGTAGGTACATTCCAAATTTTGAGATATAATCTGCATTAGGTAAGTTGACTGCGGCTCCGTTATGTTTCACATAAAAAGGTTGTGACCCCATTGACCCACAAATTAAAGGACGCACTTCTACGTTATTTTCTTGTAGTTTTTTTACAATTTTATCTCTATTAGTACTTATTATTGGAAAAGCAAAATTAGAAACTATGTCATCCTTATGAAGGGGAGGGGTCCAGGCTAAATGCTGTAAGAGTTCTCTATATAATTTATAGTTTAAATGTCGTATATCAATATTTTTATCTAGTTTATCCAATTGTCTTAAACCTATATAGGCCTGTAAGTCTGTTGATCTTAAGTTAAAGCCAGCATTATAGAAAGTATATAAAGCATCAAACTCTGAAATATTCCAAGCATTTTGTAATTGATCTTGAGTATTGGTACTTAAATCTCTATCCCAACCATGGCTTCGTAAAGAAAGTAATAACTCATATAACGCAAAACTATCAGTACTTACAAACCCACCTTCAATGGTAGAAATGTGATGTCCAAAAAATGTAGAAAAACTAGACATAAGCCCCACTGTTCCAAGCTTTACCCCGTGGTAAGTTGAACCTAGGGATTCGCAAGCATCTTCTAAAAGCAGAACGCCATAACGTTTACATAAGTCTACAATTTCTGTCATATTAGGAACTAATCCTAAAACTGAAACTAACATTAGGACTGAAATATCGTTAGATTCAAATATAGTCTCTAAGACCCTTAAATCTACTGATAAGTTATCCATATTAACGTCACACAAACTAACGTTGTACCCCAACTGTATGGCGGGCGCTAAATCTGTAGCCCAGGCAACTCCAGGAATAACTATATTATTATTTTTTAAGTACTTTCCTTCTTTTAAGGCCGCTAACATTAAGAGATTAGCAGAAGAGCCTGAATTACAAAAAACAGAATATTTTCTTCCTAACCACTTAGACCATTTCTCCTCCAATAACTTTGTTTGAGGGCCCTTTGTTAATCTAGGATATGTTTTTAACCATTCTACTAAATTATCTATATCACTATTATCAATAGCATCATTTATTAAATTTATCATTAGTATTTATTGATTTTTATTTAAGCTGTTCATACACTTTCTTTATGCCCTCTTCCAGAGGTGTAAATTCGAATTCTGGAAATAAGGACATTAATTTAGAAGAGTCTATATCTTTTCTGTGCTGTCCATTAGGCATTGAAGTATCATATCTAACTTCTAAATGTTCGGCATTAAGAGCTTTTAAAGCTATAACTACCATTTCATTTATACTTAAATTTTGATTTGGTGGGGCTATGTTTACATTTTCATATGTATCAGTATAGATCATTAGTTTTATAAGTCTTGCTAAATCTCCGGCATACATAAATTGTCTAAGAGGAGTACCATCACCCATTAAGATTATAGTAGAATCTCCATTATCAAGAGCTTTCCTAATTTTAGTTAATAAAGCAGTTAAGAAATGACTTTTAGTTGGATCAGTTTTATCCCCATCTCCGTATAAATTACATGGAATAATATAATTATAATTAGTATTATATTGAGTATTATAGGCATCAATTTGTACCGCCATAGCTCTTTTAGCATACGCGTAAGAGAAGTTAGTGGGTGTGGGAGGGCCATCATGTAGTTGTTCCTCAGCCATCGGATATACAGTAGCCTTGCCTGGAAAAATACAAGAACTTAGGATTCCAACAAATCTTGGTGTTTTAGTTAGCATGGCATATCTAAGTAAATTAGTATTCATCAGAATATTGTCCGTATAGTATTCTGCAGGATGCTCAATGTTATCTAAGATACCTCCAACTCTCGCGGCCAGGTGTATTATACATGCGGGTTTTAGATGATAAAACAACTTTCCTACATCATCTTCGCTTCGCAAGTCATAGTCATCGGACGACAGATACACAGCATTGGGCATAATTTCTTGCAAACAACTGCCCACTAGACCACTTCCACCGGTTACTACTGTTAGAGTTGACATATTACTGTTAACCACACTCATAAATTATAGGCCAAATATTTTATACATAAACTTATCTTTTTCATAAATCTCCATTTTTAAAGCTGCAGGTATTTCATAGCAATCCACAGGCTTTCTATTACTTTTCTGAGGTTTTTCAGAAGCTTCGACTTTTTTCACACTTTTAGGGCCGTTAAAAGGGACGCCGTGTTGCACACATAAAGCCTTTAATTCCTCAGAAATATTTTTTTGATGTAAGATGTGGTAGTTGTTTTTTATCCACTCCAACTCTTCACATACTTCGTCATTAGATTTTAAATCAGTTATTTTTTTAGACCCAAATTGATCTAGGAAACCAAAAGTATAATACCCTATTTTTAAACGTGTTAGCTCTTTAAAAACATGATAGTCATAAGTATGATGCTGTCTAGATAAAACATTTGCGTGTTGCAATAAGAATTTATTGTCAAACATATTCCCCAATATTTTAACTAATCCCAAATCTCCGCTTAAACTATGTTTTTCAGAAATATAACGATTAATATGCCCTTCATTTGGATCTAAGGGCTTTGCATGACTTTCCTTAATTTGGGCATACTTAGGATCTAAACATCAAAAGGTAATTAAAGAGATATAGTAGTCTAAAGGTTCTCTGACAATACAAACTTTTTGTTCATTAGAAATTAAGCCATTATTTTTACAAAAATGATAGTTTCTATGGTGTCCCAGAGTGTACCCTTTGGGTAAAACTCTATGCGCATAAGTTCCAGCTGTCTTTGGCTGATGAAATATTATGAATTCTGGCATAGTATTGTTAACCATTCCTTAGAGTAAACTTTGAATTGTGGATATTTTTTTCTGATAGTCTTTACTACTGTGTTGTTATCTTCAAGAAAACATACAAAAGTGTCAGATAAAAATGGAATAGCATCCTCTAGTGTCTGTAAAATAGTTTCATCAGTGTGGTAGGCATCATCAACAAATATGTCTATAGTCCTACCCTTTAATATTTTTTCTAAATAATTAGAGTTAGATACAAACTGATCAAACTCAAATACTTCCGGTAATTTATTTGGAAAAGCTCCTAAATCTAACAAGGTTTGTAGATTATCTTCAAAGTAAGTTAAACTGATGTCTAAACCTATTACAGAGCCATTGGGGAATAAATCCCCCCAAAGAGCTAAACCGGAACCTTTTAAAATTCCAACCTCTACTATTGTAGGAGCCATGCTGGAATTAACAAAGGGTAGTAAATGTTGGGCATATTCCGAATTGTAGGCAGTTGGCAGCATTCTGTCGCCACCCTGCATACCTATTGTCGATAGGTATCGTTCCGATCTGGGGTCCCTTTCACTAACATGTTTTATGGGCACGTTTGTTATAAGGCCCCCATATTTTTTTTCAGTTGTTTCTAGAAATTCTTCTAGTTGTGGTATAGTGTAGCTCATGTAACTCCTTATAATTTAATACTTGTTTCTCAGTATAGATCTGATATGTTTCTATCCCGATTCGCAGGACCAAACCAGGTTGCTGGAAACACTACTTTCTTATCTTTATTTTTATTTAAGTAAGCCCCTCACCAGGAAAAACTCGAGTTAGCAATGATGTTATGACTACACCTAGATAAAATATTCATATCTATAAAGTCTTTCTCTCCTTCGATGTATACTGCGCTATCCCCGAACACAGATTTACACCAAGGAACGTCATCGCTCACAATGATTTTTTTAGTATTCTTAGGAAATAAATCTAAACCTTTAAAATAGTATTCAGGTGTTAAAGGTAAATGAAACTGTGGGGTTTCTAAATAATCCCCCCTTCTAACATGAATTCCGATAGTTTCTTCTGTAAATAGATTTCCATACTTAGAAGTGATATATTCATTAGTTTCAGATGGCAATTCAAATAGATTTTTAATAAAAAGCTCGTTATGTTTAAAATACTTATCTGATTGAAAATAACCCGTTAGTATAGAATTGTTAGAACAATTTATTTTTTTAAAATGAAAATAAGGCTCCTTGTACTCATTCACACAGGCACTTACATTGGCATGCGGTACTTTCCAAAAAATGGTATCTTTATACACATTTACACGATCATAGTAGTGAGTTCTACACTGTATAGGCTGATCTAAGTTAAATCCGTATTCTCAGTCATTGTCGATAGCTAAAGAAACTACATTTGCTATTTGAAATAGTAAGTTCCCCAAACCACCCATTAAGTTAGCTGTTAGCATTGGCTGCTTTCCTTCTTTTGAAATTTTGTATCGCTCGGTTGGCATTGACAGCTGCTTGCAGAAAAGTGGCACCGTTTGAAGCAGACTCTGGCAAAATTCTATAGTTATATAAAATTGCGTCTACAAAGTAAGGAGTAGTAACTTCGCTAAGTTTATATACCAAATCCTTGTCTCCTCCAGGACTGAGTGTTAGGTCATATCCTAGACTTTCGTTATAAGTAGTTCTTCTAAATGTTTTTAAATGGCTAGGCGGACAATCGTAAATTGCCTCATGTTCCCCTAATTTTCGACACCACCCCTCTTTAAGAGGTAGTAGGGTTTCATCACACAGCATAAAATTTGAATATACGAATCCACGCGCTCCTTTATCATACTCTTCTAGAATTTTTGCCGTAGCTTGCGGAAGCAGTGCATCGTCCGAGTCTAAAATACCGATAATGTCAGTTGGGGAGTTAGCAATCATATTTATCATAGTCTGCAAACTTCCTAGATTTTTAGAATTTTGTACACAAATAAATTTATCATTATTAGCTACTAGGTTTTTTATAAATTCTGCGGAGCCATCAGTACTAGCATCGTCTGTTATAAAAGCGCATCACCGGTCACAGTCTTGTGCCATTAGCGACTCATATCAGTCTTCTAAATACTTTTCTTTATTATAATTTGGTGTTATGTAAGTTATATATTCCATGTAAAGATATGTCCTTATATTTCTGAGGGCTTTAATCCTCATTTTTCTGTAAAGTATTTGGTATTGTGTCCTATTATGTTCACAGAACGATCGCCGTTTGCATATAAATTGTTTCCGTGAGATGCTTGGGTCCCTACTTCTCCATTTTTTAATACATAGCTAGCATCTTGCAGCCTCTTCCCAAAGTCTATGTCTTCGTGTCCGTAATTTCCATCAAAATTTATGTCGAAAAGACCTATAGCATCTAACACTGTTTTTCTAATTCCTAAATTAGCGGTACTGAATCAACCATCGGCGGTCTGACCATTTCAAAATTTTATAATTCCTCTAGAAACATCGGCTGTTTTTAAAGTGTCTAAATGAGCTTGTATGAAGTTATTCGAAGTGGGTATACAATCATCATCTAGCAAGATGATATAAGGAGAAACACACAAAGCAACAGACTCATTGAATCTAGCAACTCTGTGGTAGCCAGCATCCTCATTTCATATAAATTTTGTAATTATTGAGTAAGTTGCGGCATTGATAGGGTCACAGCTTCCGTCATCATTGATGATGAGATTAAAATTAGTGTTAGTTTGTTTCCCTAACATTTTTAAGGTTTTTAACAGTTCAACTGGCCTGTTATAAGTTGTGATGCAAATATCTATATCTTTCTTTTCCATATTAAAAACCTATTTTCTCTTCAACTTCGAAGGGAAATTTATTAATTGTTAAGTAGTGATGCAGTACGCTTTTGTAATGCCTATTTTTCAATTCTTGAGAAATTCATAAAAATTCTTGAACCACTTTTTTATCTAAAAACGGGTATCTACTTTCAATACCATACGCACCTCCTACATACTCCTCTTTGGCCAAGTAAGACTCCATAGACGAGCCGTAAAAAGACGCTCAAGGAAACACAGTATTCAAGTCTTTTGGAAACAGTCCTCCAAAATTGGAATGTGGGTATTTCGATTTCCCACCAAACCCGTAATCTGAAAACAATTCATCAGCACCAGCTCCGCTTATGTGAATTTTTAATCCAACGCTCTTTGCTTTTGCGCACAAATACGAGAATTGATTAGAACCGTTATCGTCTACAAGTTTTAAGTTGAATTCGTTATAGCTGGATGAATCTGAGCGTATGGTGTACACGAAGCTGTCTGTATTACGTACTATAAATTGATGTGCCAAATCCAAATCCTCGGGACGCACTGTGTACTGATCGATGCGAGTTGTGTTTTTTAAAACATCATATCTTTCCGCTAAAATCTTTTTATTCTCGTGGCCAACGTGAGTATAGGCTTGAAAAGGTACTTTTAGTTTGTGCATTTCACAAGCAATGGCACCGCTGTCATACCCACTAGATAGCCCTATAAAGATTTTTTCTCTGATGTTAGTTTTAGCACGTTTTTTAATGCTTTCAGAAAAAGCGATCGCTCAATCGTCAAAATCAGTTTTATATTGGTCTAAATTAAACTCGAAATTAGCGAAGGATCTTAATAGTTGCTTCGTTTTTAAATCAAAAACAAAGGTTGTGTTTGCTGCACATTTTTTTATATCAGTAAATCCAAGCTTGTATAAAGGATCGGCGTAACTTGCTATTCCGATATCCTGCGAGTTAATTGAAAAAAATAGAGGTTTTGTTTTAAAGGTATCGGTACTAATAAGTAAGATTCTTTTATTAAAGTCTACTAACGCCAAAGCAAACTCCCCATCTAGCAATTTTGTAAATTGCTCCCCATACTCCTTGTATAGTGGAATAAGACATTTTGTATCATTATCAAAGCCATCGAAATTATAAATTTCGCCGTTAAACAATACAACGACGTCGTCTTCTAACAAAGGCTGCGAAGTTCAAGCCCCTGTTATACTGAGCAAATTGTGCAAAAAAGTTATGCCATTAATATTTTTAATGTTTGTACTATCGGGCCCACGCAACTGGAGAAGTCTATTGATCTGTGGTAGATTTTCTACATCTTTTGTAGTTAGTAAAAAAGAACACATGCTATGACTTAGTCCTTATTTGTGGTATCAATTTGTTTTTGTGTAGCCCGCCATTGGCATATCCAGGCAAAGTACATATAGATACAGCTGTTTTTCACGCTACAAAGGGCAAACTTAGTTGGTCTCTGGAAGAATACTTACAAATTTGCTCTCACCAACGTAAATTCAATACTTTGATTTTATCAGTATTTTTGCGTATGAATGTTGGAAGTTCATACAGTCCATTATTCTTTGGGTAGCATTGGCTACGATAGTAGTCCATTTGTCTATGAATGTTTTCAGGTAAGTCATATTTTAATTTCAATAACTCAGAAGCTTCTTCATAAATACAAGTTCTATGGGTATGTTTAAATACTCCTAAATCTTTGTTATGTAAATACTGCTCACAAAATTCTAAAGGATTTTCAATTACCTCATGGGTGGGATCGTGCCATATTCAATAATTATAATCTGGGAAAAATAAATGAGGCATTATCTTATAAATTTTAGCATTTCGTCTATTTCTATATAGAGAGTCTAAACTAAAATCAAGTGCTGGTAATTGAGTTCAGCCTTCACATTTTTGTGGTTTGTCTACAAAGGCAAAGTAATCTACATCTTTAAATATATTGTTAGGAGTATGTAGTTTAGCCACATTCCCACAAATAGCTGTTATAATTGCAACTTTAGTCATGTATTTTTTTTACGTAATTTAATTCCTGTCTTATAGTTTCTGTAGCAATATTTTGTTGAACCTGACCTGACCAGAGTCTGTTTACTACTAAACAATCGTCTAAAATTTGAGGTAGGCCGAAGGTATCATATAATCGTTTATAATATTCTACATCCATTAAATATATCAAATTTTCATCGAAAAGTAAAGGTTTATAATTTCTTATAGCTAATACGCTTGGACTACTGATAGTATTGACTCCGTGGTGAATATTAAGACCATATCGTGGAACCATTTTAGCTCCCGAGGTTGTCTTAGAGCCTGTTACAGCTCAAACTACCTCTGAAGTAAAAGTTTTATAAATTTTTTCAAGTGAAGTATTTTTATATAAAAAGTCATCTTGAAATAAGATTTTTATTATATCTCCACTACAGCATTTAATGGCATTATTAATATTGGCAGAACTATTTCCACGATTTAGCTCATTTTTTATATATATAATATTTAAAGTATCTTTATACTTTTTACATAAAGCTTTTATGCTCTCATTAAGGCTATGGTCTGATACTACTACTTCGAAATCCTTAAAGGACTGTTGTAAGAATATATTAAATTGGTATTCTAAAAATTCTACCCCTTTCCCTAACATTTCATAAGTAGGTATAGCTATTGATAACATTATATTAATTCCTTAATTCCATTGTTTCATAAGTGTGTTTTTCACGCAGCCTCCTATTAGTTGTATTTTATATATTTATACACCTAAGCACTGAGAATAGTTTCTTTTCCCTTTTAGTATATCACTAAAACCCTCTTCTTGTCCACAAATTCTTGGATTAGCAAAATAAGTATTTAAAGTTGGCTGTAAGTTAGAATAATAATAGTTATCTATAGGAATATTTAACTGCTTTAACTCTTCTACGATTTTATGAAATACAAAATGTTGATCATTTAGTAGATAAGAGTGTGTAGTTAACCCCCTACTCTTAGCTATATATTTTGAAACAGGTATTGCCGGTTCTAAAAAATTAGCTCCTAAATAAAATAAATCTCAATCCTCTGGTAATTCTGTACAAGTTTGTTTTAGTCTATCAAAAAAATTATTGCAAAATAATACATCATCTTCTAAGATCCATATAGTTTTATACCTATTTATACTGGCATCTTCTATAACTTTTTGATGACTAGTAAGACATCCCCAAGCTCCTTTACAGGCCCCCTTCCAGTGAGAAGGTATAATTGTTAATGGGTCGTCAGCGTCTATAGCTTTAAAAATTTTTACAGTAGGCAAACTATCATTTGGTATACTAGCTCCCCATTTAGTTTTAAAAGAAATTAGTCTATCCGGTCGTTTATGTAAGTTAATACAATAAATGGCGTCTATGTCTGTCAATTTCATAATTAAAAGCCAAGCTCACTTGTGTAGTTACATACCCTTCCTTGGATATCACTATAGCTATTATTGTCCTGACCACATAATCTAGGTACACTAAAATATGTATTAAATCTTTTTTGTAAATCGGTCACGTAGTATAAGTCTATAGGATCTTTTGCTACGGGCAATTCCTTAATTATAGTTTGAAAAATATTATGTTGATTGTTTAAAAGGTAGGCGTGAGTAGTAAGGCCTACAGTCGTGGCAAGATGTTGTGATACACGTTCAAGCGGTTCTTGTGGGTTATAGCCTAAGTATAGTCAGTCCCAATCCTCTGGTAATTCATCTAATACTATTGCTAATTTATTAGAAAAATCAGCATCAAAAGTAACGTCATCTTCTAAAATCATAATAGTTGTTTCATTGGAGGTTACAGCCTCTCTAATAACTTTTAAGTGACTTAGAGTACAAGCATAAGCCCCAGGCAGGCCCCTTCAGCCTGCCGGGAATGCTTGAGATTGACTACGAGCGTCTACCGCTTCGAGAATCTGTAAGGAGGGTATGTCAACGTTTGTGGTAAAAGCATTTTTGAATCTTTCTTCAAAAAGTGTTAATCTATCTGGTCTGCGTTTTAAGTTTATACAGTAAATTTTGTCTACAATGTTATTTAATTGCATCTAAATTAACTCCTCTAGAAAATTGTTAAACACTTGTTGCTGTTCTTCAAAATTTATAATTTCTCGTATTTTGACTGCAGCGTTATGTTGTAAATTATGTCTATAAGTTTCGTCAGTTAAGTATCTATCTAATTTAGATTTAAACTCAGCAGTAGACTCAAGAATAATACTTGTTTCATCAGTAATCCATCGTTCCATAGTCTTGCCCCTAACGAAGGGTTTAAAAGCTATTATAGGTCTTCCTGTAGCTAAACTTTGAATTGTAGCAAACCCATAACCCTCTTTTTCTTTAATATGCATAGTAGCTATTTCTTCCTTGAAACTGTCGTACAAGTTAGGGCCACTTATGTATCCATTAGGCTCCCCAACTCCATATCTTCTAAAATCTAAATTTGGAAATTGGGCCGTACATTGAGAATACAAAGCTAAAGAGTGTGCCCAAAATTCCCCATAACTATTAATATAGCTATTTAGAACAGTAAGGGATTCTTCTGGAGCTTCTTGGAATACTTCATAGTCTACAGGGAGTAGTATATGTGAAGAATGCACACCTTGTAATTTTCCAACCTGATAGGCATGTAAATTAGCTGATAGTACGTTCTTAAAATAATTAAAATTTATTACTCCAGTATGGTATTCATTTCCATAATAAGAGATGTATTTTACAGAGGAGCCTTTCTTATTTATAATATTATTAATAACATCATTCTGCTGCTCAAAACAAGGGTTAATAACTGCGTCAATTATATCAGTATCTAAAAATTCTTGATAACTAATAGTAACTCTATTTTTAGTAGACGCAGTATATTTTAAACCGTATTTTATAACCGGTACCCAACTTTGATCTAAAAAATAAATATTATGATCAGTGTTTTTACTTAAAAGAAAAAATGCTTCATCTACATCTGGGTGCATGGAAGGTAGTAATATATTCATTAATTTAGTAATGAGTACCAAGAAGCTTTTATATTAGCTTTATCTACCTGTTGTTTTAAAATAGGAATAGCCTTCTGGGCTTCTTCTTTCCAATACCCATAATTCTTTTTTACTTCTTTTATTTGTGCAATTGCTTGACCCATGTCTGGATTATATTGCATACCTATAGACCCTACGTCATCAGGCCTTCCTGAATAGTAAGCATCGCTAAAGTCACCACTTTCTACCCATAAAATTCCTGGAATATCTTTTAAATCTAAATGAGCAGTGTTTTTACTTAGTATCACAGGTATTCCTTGTAAAAGGGCTTGCCTAGGCGTAATACTATAACTCTCTCCAGCTGATAGAAATACATAGCAATTTAGTAATTCCCACCAGGATTGGTATTCTTCGTTATCTAATGTTTTATGTTGAAGAATAATATTATTGGGTTCTTGGGCAATGTGTTCCTTTAATTGGTTCATCATAACTGGAGTATTTACAAATCTTCTGGAATGAAGTTTCAAATAGTCATTTTCAGTTTTACAAGCATTAAAAGCATCAATTATATTATCTACTTTTTTCCTATCCCAAAACCCACCTGAATACCCATATACAAATTTATTGGGTTCTGGATTATTAATAAAGTTTGGAAAGGAAGCTATATGTTCTACTTTATATATTTCAGTTTCTGGGTATTCTTCTTTTAAACAGTCAGTTAGCCATGAATTTGTAACTACGATATTATCAAAAGTAGGTATTATATCTTTTAAAGTAGAAACTCCAGTGTTTTCCCACATTAAATACCAGTAAGTATTTGCGTCGTAAGTGTTTTTAATCCAGGAAGTTAAATTATTATTATATTCAATAATATTAGATTCCAGGTCAATTCCTGATACGTGTACAAATTTACAATTTTTGTAATCAAGTGGCTGTCTAATATGAGCATTTTCATATTTTTTATATAATTTAAGCCATTTAAAATCTTGTTCATGTTTTTTTAAAGTAGTAGGCATAAAATTAGTTAAAGTGCTTAAAAATATAAAATTTCTATGTAAGCGATCTAGTGGTCGATTGAAAGAAATATGTTTAAAATCTTTAAATACATGTTTATATAGATTACATAGGTGTGCCCCCAATCCATCTTCTTTGTAATGAAATCCGTGAAGAATAACTGATTTATCAACCTCTCCTGTAGGTTCTAATTCTTCACAACTAATAGTTCCCAAATAAGCATCTATGTCGAAGACTTTCTTTTTAATGATTAGATTGGTTATATCTAATTTTTCAAAAGTAGATTTGTTGCCCGACACAGCCGCCATGAGCCCTGAAGGTTTTTTTAAATCATTAGGGTTGGACGGACTAATTGTACATTGTATAGGACCGGTGAAGTTAGTGCCTTGGTAAAAATTAGTTACTACGTTACAGGTATGTTTATTATTATTTGCTTTTATTATAGTTTTACATTGCAGAGAATTAACTAAAAGATTTTCCCATAAAAAATTTAAGTATACTTCAATATCTACAGTAGTATTATACTCAATTTCTATAGAATAAATACTACCGGCTTTAAAATCTTTTACGTTTTTTAACCACCAAGTTTTATAAGTTCCTAAATCTTGTATCATTTTTAAATTTGATTTAAGTAAAGGCGCCGGCTATTAACCAGCGCCTATAATACTTATTAGTCAAAAAGACCGCCTTCTTCTTCTTCAGCAGCTTCAGCTGACTGATATTGAGAAAGTATATTTTTGTGACCACCTTTGCCATTACTACCGATATCAGCATATACTGATACAGTTTTTCCTCGAATAGCGCCGACTATATCTTCTACTTCTACGCTTTCTGATATAACGTCTGCTTTATCTACAGCTCTTAATAGATTTATTACAAAAGGAAGAGCCTTTTCTGTCATAGTAAAGGTATTCCACGCTTTCCTATTTTTGTGTTCTCCGTCTGCTACTGTAAATGTCACATTAATTGTTTCATTGTTATTTGAGGACTTTCCAACTTTTATGTCACCTATAGTGCATGTGTATCTTCCTTCTGGAAGAGGGTCGAAAGTTCCTGACTTATCTGCGGATTTTTGTAAATTATATCCCATCTGTGTTGTCTTTGGTTAGATCATTTATTAATAAAATTGCTTCGTCTTCTTTAAGATCCAGCACACTGTTTACGCTGTAGTCTGTTGCTAAACGTTTTTTGGTAGCTTTTTCCCCTACTTTTTTAGTTATTTTTTCTAAGGCCATTAGGGTACCGGCCTGAACACCCGCAGTTTTTAAAGCTTTACCTTTAAATTTAATTTCTGCATGTCTTCCGACGGTGTCTTCTAATGCTTGTTGCTGGTTAAAAACAACTGGCTCTCTTTCTAAAGTCTCGTTACCTAGATATTTTGTAAAAGATGCGTATGAGAATTCAAAAGGTTTGTCTTTTGGTAAACGGTTAGTTCTATCTTTTTCTACAATAGCCATATGTTTTGTACCTTCATTATATAATTCTATAACGACGTCAAACATGAAAGGCATATCTTTTGGTACATCAGGCTGCGTCCCAATAACTTTCATAAAATCTCCATCTTCAGAGGAGTATAAAGTTTTAGATTTAGCAGTTACAATAATATTCATGTCTAAAGCTAGCATCTTATTTACCATGTATTTTACTTCAGCTTTTATGTGTCTGTAGTCTAAAGGTTGTAGTACATAATCGCTTTTACCATTTTTGATAGCCATTTTTTTAGTAAAACCTAATATTATTTGATCATAAATATTAGTAAAAGGATCTACTACTAACGTCTTTCTATCCCGAGGGTCCTCTAATAATTCATCAATAGCTTTTTTTACCATTGTTGGATTAGCTGTCTTAATCCTCTCGAAATCAAAAAATTCTCCATAGTACTCCGTTCCTTTTTCTGCGTCTATTACCGCACAATTTGGAAAATGTAATGAAGCTACAGATTTACCAGTTCCGGTTGCTCCATAAATAAGCATTTTTAAACGTGTTGCCTGTTTTTCGGCAGGTTCAAATAGTGAACTCATTCTTTGTATTGGTTATTTTGTGTATCTACGAACAATATCATAGGCTTTATAAGTAGCTTCAACGTCTCTTAAACAATAATCTTTTATTGCTTCTATTCTTCCAGCTTTAAAAGCTGTGTATACGTCTTTAGCTGCTATATCGCCTTCCTTAGGAGAAGGTATTCCTAAGAAGTCACAAGCTAATCTTAATGTGGGAGCCGCGTATCTGTCGTAGTCAGAAATATGGTTCATTACATCAAAATGTGGGTGCTTTTGAAATCGTCTAGTATCTGTGAAATCTTTGGAAGTTGGAAGGATTTTATGCATCATTGAGCGTTTTACAATGAAAGGTACATCGAACCCTAACCCATTATATGACACGTAAAGGCCATAATAATGATTCTTAACTATATTCCAGAACTTTATTAGGATTTCTTTTTCTTCTCCTATTAGGCCTAGTTTTTCGAACTGGCCCTTGTCGTTTGTCTTCATTAAACCAATACAAATAATTTCTCCAAAATAAGGGCTTGTCGCCATTACGCGATTCTTTAGTTCCTCTGGAGATTCGTCCGATTCTTTTTGTCTGTTTATTTTCTTTTGAAGCTCTTCCTCTGCTATCTCTGATAGCTTAGTTTGTTGAGGAATAGTTTCAATATCTAAGGTCAATGTGTCCATAGTTTTTATGGTTAGTTCTATATATTAATATAACCATGATTTGCTTATAAAAGCAATGGTTCTTTTGTAGGTGCTATACGAAATAAATCTTTATGTTCTGGAAATCGTGTGTTAGCTTCACTTAACAATAATTCCTCATTGTTAGTTTTGCTAGACAGGTGTCCAAACATAAGCCATTCTACTGAGTCCAAGTCAAGATCCTCATCAATAAAGTCTAATACTTGGGCGTTACTTAGATGTCCGTAAGGACCGTCTATTCTGCCTTTTAGTATTATGTCATATTCATGGTGACCCCATAAGGTTTCGGTATCATAGTCCGCTTCAAGTAAATACGCGTCACACCCTTTTAAGGAGTGCCTTATCAGTCTTGTAAAACTTCCAGTGTCGGTTAGATACCCAAATTTCTTACCATTAGATAAGTCTTCAATTACATATCCCACACTATCAGCTACATCGTGTTTAGTACTAAAACTAGTTATTTTCAAATCTTCTAGAGTGGTACTTGTGCCAGCTTCGTGATAAATTACATCACATTTATTAAATGAGGCTTGCTTTTCCATAAAACATCTTTCTGGAAGATATATTGATTTACCAGTTTTTCTACCAAAAACTCCAGCACCAGATATGTGGTCTCCGTGCTCATGGGTTATGAATACAGCCTCTGGCTCAACATCTCCCATAGCTTCTTTTAAGCGTTTGTAACTTACTCCTAAATCTATAAGTATACTAATCTTATCAGTACTAATTAAACACGAATTTCCAGAACTACTGCTAAATAGAGAGTGTATTCTCATAATAGTATTTGGTTAATCTGTGGTAGTCAAAATTCCAGGCTTTACTCTTACTACCCTAACAGAAGCTTTATTAAATTTTCTGATTTGCAGTTTGCTATCATAAATTTTATCTTCTTCATATAGCTCCGTTAATATTGCCTTTTGGCTATGATCTAAGCTGCTACCTGCGGACCTTAAGGACCGTGATACCTCATTATAAGCTAGTGCAAATATAATACTGGGGGTAGGTTCGCTAGATCCTTTTATTGTACTCCAAAACCCTACTATAGGGGCTGGAGATTGATCTACATCCATAATGCTGTCGGCTTGTAATCTTAGCCTTCCGCTTGAAATAAGTTCATTAAGTATTTTTAGAAATCTATCAGACGCTAACTCAGCTGCTGCTTCTGTTACTAAGCTTTGAACTTTTTCTTTTAAATGCTCAAATAGTCTCTCTTGAAAATCTTTAGCTTTTCTTCTAGACCATAAAAATTCAGATAAATATTTATAACTAGTACTGAGTAGGGCTACATTTCTAGAAATTCTAATATCATTAGATTGCCCTTCTACAATTGCATAGTATGTGCGTAAAAAATCGTCATAAGTTTTTTCTAATAATACTGGGTTTTGATTTAAAATATGGTGTATATACCTTGCGGTAAATCCTGGATAGTATTTACTTACTCCTTGAATCTTTTTCCCTAAATCTAAATCTCGTTCGTAAGTTCCATCAAGATTTACCATAAACATACGGGATAAGTTAGAAGCTTCCCCTGCTGGGGTGTCTTCTCCGCTGAACATAATCCAACCTCTTATTACATAAGTTTTAGCTATTCCTAAAGAAGCGTTCATTCTAGATCTTGTAGTATTATCTGCAAAATTTTGCATTAATCCTAAAGCAGCATTATAAGCGCTTGTAGTAGCCATGTTCTTTTGTTTAAAATCATCAATTGCAAATATTGCATCTTTAAAAAAGTAACCAATTCTTCCAATACTATTTGCAGTGGATCTCCATGAAGCTACAGTTTTGAAATTTCCATATAAAGTTTGTAACATATTAACAAAGTAAGATTTACCCCTACCTGTCTGGCCTCTAACAAAGAATAGGTATCTTGTTTCATCACTGCCTAAAAACGGAAAAATGATAGGCAAATAGGCATGACCTATAGCTGTATGGGATACTTCAAAACTAGAAAGGCGAATTAGATCTTCTCCAATACTTTCTCTAGCTATTTCAAATTCTTCATCACTAAGCATACACATGTCTAAATCACATGAAAATTGCTCATCTGCTAAACTAATGATGATTTCATCGTTTTCTCGTACACCATCTTTATCAATTAAAACAGAAGGGGTTCTATAAACTTTAGGGTACAAGTCTCCTTTCGGAATATTGTTGTATCCAAATTGTTTTAATACGGTGATGTCTTTTGCTTCTGAGTATTTTTGAACTGCGTGTTGTATTGTAATAATATTATCCATGAGTAATTGGTTTGGTCCTAAAACGGCGGTTACATAGGCTCTAAATTCATTAGGGTTAGAGTAATCTTCAGCTGTCATACAGAATTTTTCCTCTCTATTTTCATTTATTATATCACCACTAAGTAAGGTTTTTTCATGTAAACCATCCGCCACTCTTTTTACTTCGTTTAAATTAACTATAAAGCTAGATATTTGCCTAGTACTTGGGGCTTGATCTTTCTTAGCAGGCATTCTCTCATAATAAGCTGTGCCTGATTGAAATACAAAACTTAATTTACTAGTCGAGTTATCTTCTGCTAGGTTTTCTCCTTTGGCCCAATGGTAGAAGGCTATAGGGCTGTTTGCAGTTCCTATCTCTTTACATTGAAATTCACAAACATTGTTGTATTTTGAGCTTTGAAGTTTTTTACAGGTGATTGGTAAATAGCCCTTTTGTTTATCAGCTCTTACTTTATCCCGCATTTTCTTCAAGTGATACTCGGTAGTTTTTGCATCATAATGATGAAGTTTAGACAGAAATTCTTTTACAAAATATTCTTCTGCATCCTCTCCCGCATTGATAAATAGATATCCAAAAACTTCTCTTAAGTAATTTGGACAGGTTTTTTGAGTTAAACAATTATCCCATGAATTTTTTAAAGCCCTACATCTATTTACTATTTGTAAAAAAGAAGTGTCTGGAGTACTAAACTGTTCCAGTTTAGCGTATTTCATGGTATCTAAGTTTAATTCGTCTATAAATTTACTGAATTTTTTAGATTTATGGTGGAAGCCATTAGGTCCTTTTACTAAATTTCCCATATCTTCCATAGTTGGGAGGTCGGATTGTTTAGGAAAAATTTCCCATTCAATACTTTCATGAACCTTATCTAGGCTACTAAAGATATTTTCTAAGCCTTCTTTAACAGCTCCTGCGTCAACTGGATGCTCGAAAAACATCCATACGTGGTAGCCTTTATGCCCCGAATGTTCAATATAAGATGGTATTTCAAATTTAGATAATAGGGCTTGTGCGGCCTGGGCTTGTTCCCAAAGCACTTCTTCCCATTCATCTAATTTAAAATCTGGAGAATTCCAAACATCTTTAATTACATCTATATCTAATACTGCCCATTTTATTGTGTTCTCAATTGGTATCAATTGGTATAGGCCTACTGTCTGCTCCCCTTTTAAATGCGCATTTATTATCTCGTCGTCTATTTCTTCTTTAACCGGAAAATACATACCCTTAGGGGATTGTACGGAATATATGTCAGCCCGATGAACAAATAATTGTTTAAATACTTTTAAATCCATATAATGGTATGATTAAAATTTTTGTTCGTTTCTTAGTGAATTACATTTAAAATTGCAAAATAATCCACATTTTAATTTACCATCAGTAAATAGATCCGCAGACTTAGTTTGTAGAGTTGCCCACGTTTTAAATAAATGTTCTTTATCTAAGGGACAGTCAATTTTGTTTATTTTGTAAAAAGCTTTTTTTAGATTAGGTTTCTTATTATAAAGTTTCCCGTATAATACCTTGTATTCTAAATATCTCTTTACCTCTTTTAAAGCTTTTTCAGGGAATTCAGTATAATTAGATAGTAAAGATTTTAGATCTTCATCGCTAATTTTCAACATAAATTTCTCTGGGGCTACTACAGCTAAATGGGCATTTATTCTACTACGTAACTGCTCGACTCTCGTCATTTTAATATCTTTCCTACCGGTGCCCCATCTGTCCGCTATCCGTAAATCTAATAAATCGTGTATGTTATCTTCTCCAACTCTACCAATAAATTTCTTTAAGGAAGCGCTCGATTTGCAAGCTACGATATTAAATAAATGATTTTTAACAAGTAAGACTACTTTTTGTGAAAGCTTCTTTGGAAATCCCCATCTGTATAAAATACGTTCAGCTAAAATTGCTCCAACATTTTCATGTGAATAAAAATGTAAGCCAGTATCAGTTATAATTTGGGTTTGAGGTTTACCTATATCATGCAATAACGCCGCCAATCTTAATATTAAAGTATTTGGGCGACCTATTTTTACAGAATCAAGGGCATACATAATATGCCTATCTAAGGTTAAGCCTTCTTTTTTGTTGCTTTGGGGTATGCCGTATGTATGGGTGTACTCTGGAAGTATTTGATCAGAAATCCCTAACTGTCTTATTGTATTAAAAAAGTTACTTGGAACCTCACTGCGGGTGAACAGTTTTTCTAATTCAGATCGAAGTTGTTGAGAGTGTACCGTACTTATTTTCAATCGATGCTCTTTTATACTCTTAACTGTTTCCTCCTCTATCTTCCATTCAGATCCTAACAAACTATGAAGTACAGCACATCTTAAAATCCTTATTTTAGATTCCAATATTCTAGTTGCACCATCGCCAACAAACTTAATAATTTTATCATGTATGTCACTTATTCCGTTGTGAAAATCTATCCACTCTTCTGTTATAGGCTCATAGTATAAACTATTAATAGTAAAGTCTCTTGAATTAGAATCTTCTAATAAACTACTTGTAAATTCGTAGTTATAATATGTATTAGATAATGTTACCTTTTTTAGTGGATATAGTATAAATTTAGTATCATTATATTGTATTGTAATCGAGGTGTCATAGGTGCTAATGGATGTTATCCTGGAAGCTAATTTCGTTTTTATTTGTGCTAAAGTGCCTTGTACTGCGATATCCCACTCTGTTGGTATCTTCTGCATGTATAAATCTCTAGCAGCTCCCCCACAAACCCAAGCTTTGAATCCCATTTTATTTAAAAATCTTATTATATGTTTTTCCATTAATAAGCTTCCTCTTCATATAAATGACCATCTTTATCTGATAGCATCTCGGTCCAGCGAGATGTTGGTCCAAATATAAATGACTTATGTTTAAATCTATGGTAATCGCAAGAACACCAAGCAGAGGTTTTCTGAAGAGGGGGTTTAAATTTCGTATCGGCATCTACAGCCTTAGAATATTTTCTTTTTAACTGAATATCCGGCACGGTACACCAACCATTTCTAAACATTGTACTTCTATAAAAGAAGAATCTACAAGTAAAACAGCAAGCCGTAATTCGAAAATTCGGCCTTTTTAAATCGTTTTCTAATAGTTCTTCTGTGTCTGTTGTAAAATTATAGGTTGGTTCATAATCTTGTGTCATATATTATTTTGGTTTAACTATTAAATATATAGCTAAATTTTGTTAACTCCAATTAAAATTTTGGAGAAAAATTAGTTGCCCCGTCGACAAAAAGAGTTCCATCCTCTCTAGCTGTTGCCCACTCCTCTGGAGTAGTAGGGCGTACTGTAAGAATTCCAGAACAGGAAACTATATATTCTTGAGGCTGTATATAACATTTTGCTAATACTTCTCTACGTTCTCTTAATTGTTCTGGGGTCATATTTGCCTCAAGTTCGCTTGCTGTTAAATTACGAGATTTGTCCATAAGAATCCATCTCCAAGTTAAATGTTTTTAATATTTGGCTTTCTATGCTCATTTTATAATCGTCTACTAAATCGCTAGATAAAAATTTCCCCTCATTGGCTAAATCGTCAGCTAAATTACTTAAAGCCTTATGCTGATTTAGTATTTCTATTAAAGTATCTCTAGTTTTTTCCATGTTTTAATTTACCTATTTTATCTATAGTAATGCCGTTCAAGTGATCTACTTCATGTTGTAAAGCAAATACTACCGGCATAAATTCTCCATATAATTTACTTTCTATTTCTTCAAACTCTAAATTTACATATGAAATCCAAATATTAGCTCGTCTTTTTACTTTATAAATCTGCCCAGGGCCACTAAGGCACGCTTCTAGCATATCTACTTTTTTACCCATAGGTTTTACTATTGGATTTACAGCTACCAACCACCCATCTAAATTTTTTATGGTAATGATTGCGGGGCATTCTGGCCCGTCGGTTTCTTTATAAATTTGAGTCGCTGCCAATCCTGCGCAATTCGCTTTCATAGATTCGGCAGTCTCAGTTAAATCTCTTACAAAGTTTACAATGTGTTCTGGCCACTGACGTACGCCTTCTACTGCAGAAGTTAATCCACCAGTCGAGCCTTTTGGTATCTCTACTGGAACCGCCTTTACATTTAGTAAGGGACTTCCAAATTTATTTATTTCTCTAATCATCTAAGTCTCCTAATGTTTTATATATTTTACGTCTTGCGTAGTATTGGTACTTAAGAAGATCAACCTTTTTATCTACAAAGTCAACTATTATTGCTCCCTTTTTACCATCACTTTTTCTCATAAGTCTTCCAGCTGATTGCCTAATTTTAACTTCTGATCTTATAGGGGCTGCTAAAATAAGAGTGTCTAAATGTGGTATATCTAGTCCCGTGCTAAAAAGGCCATAAGTAGAAATTACAATTCTAGTTTCTTTTTCTCTTAATTTTTTCATGACAGCTTTACGATCTTTTTTCTTCATTTTAGAAGTTAGTTTAACAGACCCTTTAAGCTTTGTTTGTAAGTAATCTACCTGCGATAATCTTAGACATAATATACAAATATAACCTTTTTCATAATCTTCTTCAATAGTATCTAAAATCAATTGGTTACGATCCGTATCCTCTGAAAGATCATTAATCATCATACCATATTCTTGAGTAGAAAATAAAGGAAACGTATATTTAGTAGGTATAATTCGTACATCGGGTGTAACCAATACATCTGCTAATGCGCTATTAGGTACTGTATGTAACTTAGGACCTGTTGCCCAAAATATAACCTTTGTTAACCCATCTGCTCTTCTAGGGGTTGCTGAAAATCCCCATTTATACTTAGCCTTTAACTGTACCATAGTTTCCATGTAAGTTTCAGCAGCAACTATATGAACTTCGTCTGCTATAATTTGTCCAAATGTATCATTTATACTATCCCAGCGCTCGTCTTTTAATTTAGCCATAGTTTGGTGTAAGCCTACACTAATAGGTTTCACATCAAATTTACCATCGCCAATAAATCCTATATCTTTTTTTCTTAAATTTGTGAACTTGGCGATCGCTTCAATAGTTTGATTAGCTAATTCCATTGTATTAACTAGTACAAGGGTATTCTGTTTATTGTCTACTATCATTTTTACAAATACTACAGTCTTACCACTTCCGGTCATAGCCTCAATAACTCCACAAGTTTTCCCTATACAGGCATTTACTATATCTTCTTGATAGTTTCTTAGCTTGCCTTTAAATTTTAAGGTAGAGAAAATTGAATCAGTTTTGTGTGAAAATCTTAAATCTACTATGTTCTTTTTAGAAATCTGTTGTCGGTTGTTTTTAAATATGGTTAAGATTTCATTAAGCGCGCCTACTGGCACATACATAGCATCTTCAAGATCTTCAAAGTATTTTAATTGCGACGGCGTTCCCCAGCAAGCAAGTCCCATATCTAATTTTTTATTAAATACAGGGTTACTGATGGTTAGGTAGTCTCTTACTAATTTTTTGTTGGCTGTTGTCAAGTTTATCAGTTTAGCTTTATTATTCACTTCAATTTTTATCATAAAAATTAATGGTTAATCGCTTCGCTTCATTATTCTTATACCAAAAAATATAGGCAATTATCCTTGGAAAGTTCCACAATGTTGTTTATATTTAAAATGAAATTAAATTAAATTAACCGACGTAAAATATGAATAATTATTTAGAACAGCTGTTTGATAACGGCTATGTAGAAAAAGAAGTGGATATTATTCCAAAAAAACTTATAGCTATATTAAGGACTATTAATGGAGAGGATCAACTAGAAGTTGAACGGAGCATGAGTGTGGTAGAGGGGTCTAGAGCCTATGTATTACATGAGTATAGTATTCGACTTTTAAGTAGAACTCTAATTGAATATAAAGCTATTAAATTTAAAGATTTTGTAGATGCTGAAACTTATATAAGAAAGCTTCCGTCATTACTTATCGAAAAACTAATTTTAGAGCAAAATATTCTTGATAAAGAATTAGCTAACGAACTAAATTTGGAGAGGGTAGAAAAATCTTTTTTCGGACAAAAGCCAGCAGAGCAAGAGTCAGAGCAATCGTTAGAGGGCTCGACCCCGGGAAAAGAGGATCTTTAAGAGAGTATATAATTCTTAGAGGCTTAGCCGAAGAGGATACATTAAAATTTTTAGAGACCACCTTGCTGGCTAAATCTCAAATCTTAAATCTTGAGTCGACTTCAGATGTAGAACAGTATAATAATTTACTTAAAAAATATCATCAAGCAGTAATTTTAGGACAATCAGAACTGAACGGAGACGATAAAACTCTTATCGATTCACAAATGGATAGTTTCAAAACTCATTTTAAAGATAAAAATATAAAAATAGAAACTAAAATTCCAATAGATAAAGAACTTGAATTTGAAAATATTGACATTAATAATTTAAAGGCACATTTACAAACATAATAACGAGACCTCACAATGGCTGAACAAGAAGTAACCTATAAAGTAAAATTAGATGAGACCGATTTAGCGTCGCAATTATCTAATGTACGAAACCAAATAGATGCGACTATTGGGCAGGCATTCGCTAGCCCCACAATTCCAAATATTGGTAACATGGATAGCGAAGGTCCTGGATTTTTTAATAGAGCTTGAGAAACTTTTGCAAATCAAGCTTCTAACATGTCGCTCGGATTTGACCAGTTTAAGCAAGATGTCAGTAGTATACGAAATGTAATCTCCCCACCTAACCAAGCCCCTTCTTTTCAAATGCCTGACGTCCCTTGGGGGGCCACAATACCTAATACTGCATGAGGTGAACTGAAAGGTTCTTTAGGATTTGGATATGACCCCACACAACCCATAACTCATGGTGATTTCAAACAAAGATCATTAGAGGGTCTAGCAGAACGTGTTGGGGACTATAGTGGGAATTTCACATATACTACTTTAGGATCCTCTTTAGGATTTGGAGGTATTATTCCAGCAATAGCTGGGATGTCAACTGGACTTATGTTGGACATGACCGCTAATGTGTTTGGCAGTGACATAACTACCCGAGATAATATGGCTAAAGGCTTTCAAGAATTGGGAAAATATTCTGGAATAAATCTATCTAGAAATGCTGCTAGAGACATAGCTGGAGATTTAGTAGATAGGGTTTCCGGATCAGAATTTAGAGGAAAAGGGTACTCTCTTGAAGAACTACAATCAAATGTTTTAGACTTTGGAGAAGCTGGAGGCTTTTCTAACGTACATGATGCTCAGGGATTTCAAGAAACTGTAAAAGGTTTATTAGACAACGTAAGAACAGTAGCTCACGCTTTAGGTACTTTCCAAGAAGAAGCTGTCCAAATTATGGCTGAATTAGAACAAAGGGGGATTGTCGGTACTGCCGATATGGGAACTTATTCTGCAAGAATGGCTGGCGGAGCTAGATTAGCTGGAATGAGCGGTGGAGCCTTTGCTCAAACTATGTTAACTGGGGCTGACATGGCCATAGGGACTGGACTTTCTCAACAAATGGGAGCTTCTCTTGCTGGAGATTTAACTGGATACGCCAACCAACTTCTTAAAACTAATTTAGGAAGCGAATTAATAACAGATTACGGGGGTGTAGGAGCAGTAGCTAATAAAATGCAACAGCAGCTTATGGGATATACTGGTGGACCCCATGCTTTTTTACAAACTTTAGGAAATACGTCAGGGCAACCCTTAATTTTAAATACTAATGAATTATATGGGGCTATTGGATCTAATATGAATGACCCCTTTAACTTTTTTAGAGCTTCTGCCAATCAATCTGCTAATATGAATGACAGAAAATCTTTTGAATTATCGTTAGGAGCCCTTGCTCCCGGTATAACTTTAGCTGACGCTATGGGATCTCCAGACCTTGAATCAACAATAGGTATAATTAGCAGACAACAGGGTATCCCGGTACAGGATGTTGAACGTATGCTACTTCAACTTCCTTTTGCAAAAGAATCTAATATACTTAGTGGGGGTGACGCCTTAACTGAAGTAATTAAATCAAACTCAGATACTGAAACAGCTTTATATAAATTTGTAACCCAAACTCCAGGAGTGCTAGCAGTACCCTTTAAAGCTGTTGGTAATTTTCTTGCTGAAGGCGCTTCAAAGTTTTCTGATGCTATGGAAGATACAATAACTTCTTTAAAAGGATATGAAGTATTCAGGCCAAGTTCAGAGGCCAGATCTATGACGGAAGAAGATCTTGAAGAACGTTTAGACAATGCTACAACGATTATGGAGGGGGTATCTGTTAGACGTCTAGCCTTACAAGAAAAAAAAGATAGAGCTTCAGGGAGTATAGCTAGAAGTAATCTGTTATTTCAAACTCCTCAACAAGAAAGGAATGCAAGAGCTGTCTTTAGTGAAAAAGTTATTCTTACAGAGGAAGAGAAATTAGCTGAAAAAGATATAGAACTATATAAAGTTATGATTTCACTTAAAGCTTCTGATACAGCTGCTATGGCTGAGATATTTCCAGATGATTTTGAAAAAGCTGCTTTTGGAGTAATGCTACGTACGAAAGAAAGATATGATTCTATTAAAGGCGGAGGATCTATAGATAATATAGAAATAAATTTAGAAGACAAACTTTCAAGACAAGAAGTTGCCAGTACCGTCAATGAGTTATATAGTACAGATAAATTAATACAGCAATATTATGACCAACTACCTACTACACTTGTAACACAATTGGAAAAACGTAGAGAGTCTATGAACAATGATGAAAAATTTGCAAATGACTTATCTGTAATGGGGAACACTATGGAAGAAATGACAAAAAAGAGTACTACAGCCTTACTGAATATCGACCTTAATATTTCAGCATTAGTTTCTAATAAAGACCTAAACTCTAATGGGAAATCTGGATAATAATGCAAGAAACTGTTAGAAATTTATCTAGTTTTGAACTATATCTAGAAGGAATTAAAGTTCCATTTTCTTCGATATCCATTAATGAAGTGGAAGGAGGTCTGCCGTCGGCTAACATGTCCTTCCCACTAGACTCTGGGGCTTTAAAGGTCTTGCCAGGAACTATTGTACAAGTGTTTGGTCCAAGTTCTAATGGTACTACAGAGAAATTAGTATTGTTATTTGAAGGGGATATTCAAAGCAAAAGTTATAGGAAAACCCCAGTGGGTAGAGATGTAACAATCAAATGCCAAAGCCTTTTAGCTGGTTTGTTTAAAACCTCCGTCTACTCCCCTACTTCGCTAGTAAGTGATCGTTATATAAATAAAACAGCATCAGCAAAAGCTTATATCATAAAGCCCGAGAATTTAAATACAGAATCTTCTAATTATAAATTAAATGTTTTAAAAAAAACCGAAGAAGTTTTAGATATTACTGTTGACGACGTAAATAGTATTAAATTAGATATATTTAAAATTTGAGGACTTTTATGGCAAGCCATCAATAATGATGACAATGTAAAAACTGGTAATTTTATAAAATTAACTCATACGCTTAGTACTTATTTTGAAGTATTCGACGTATTATATGGGCTTAATGCACAATCTTTTAGAATAAGTGAATCTATATTTGCTTTTCCAAACCCTGAAAAAATTAATGCAAATAAATTAGATTTAATGAAAAAAATGATGGGTACCCCTAATATGAGTATTATTGAGTCGCCGCCTATTGGATTATCGTCCATTATTTCTCAATTTTATAATCTTTTATTTTATAGAATGTTATACCCTGCAGCCTTTACAAATTCATATTCATTTTATACTACAAACGCTAGTCAAGTTCCTACAAGAATGTATTTATTACCGGATTTAGATAATTCCCCTCCTGCACTTTGTAACGTATTTTTTCCTAATCAATTAGATTCTCTTAATTTAGACATTAATTACCAATCAATACCTACCAGGCTTACAGGCACTAGCACTACTCCTTTAGGAAAATATGAGGGCGTAGCTGGTCCTCTAACTACTTATTTACCTCACACCGTAGTGCCCTCAAATACTCCAATTTTTAAAGATGAGCTACATGGAGTAGACTCTGGATTTACAGAGGAAGAGCTATATAGGGGGGTTCGTAGTGAATTGTTTCAAATAAATGGGGATTTAATTTTTACTCTAATTGGCCAAGAAGCTTCTCCCGCATTTACAGAAGACTCTCCTTTTTTAACAGCTTTACATGATTTTTCAGTACATGAATTTTCAAGAAAAAAATCTATGGGTAAATCTTGCAGTTTACAAAGTGAGTGGAACCCCCACAGAATGATAGGAGTTCCTGCCTTAATTTTTGATATAGGAGCTCCATCTGTGACGGGAGTTATACACTCAATAATAACCTCCATCACTCCTAAATCTATATTTAGCAAAATTAATTTGAGAAACGCTAGAGTACTATATGATGAAGAATTAGATGGGCCCTTTTCTTCCACATCAACTTCCATTAATACTTTTAATAAATTTATTATTAATAATTTTACCAGCGACCCCTATTTACCCATTAATAATCGTTTATATAATGAAGACCTCTATAACTTTGATAAAATAGGAATGGATACTTATAGTTATTTATTATTTGGTAAAGGCTCAAAAAGGGGTAAATTTTTAGATTTATCTAAAGCCGGAGCTCCTGCTAGTCCTCCATTTGTCAATAATCCTCCGTTTGTTAATTATAACGCTAACTTAGAAAGCATGAAGACTACTTCTAGAGTTGACCACTCCATTCTTCATTTTTTACGAGACTATTCTACTCCCGATAATTTATTAAAATCAAATGAATTAATAAAGGAAGATGATTCTTTGTCTGTAACCTATACTAAATATATGTATTTAGCCATTCAAAAAATAAAGAGTTTATATATACAAGCTAGACACTCTAAAACTAATCTTCAAAAATTTACTGATAAAATTACTTGAAGAGATTTAATAGATAAGAATTCTTATTTAACATACTTAAACGTTAGCAACACTGGTAATAAAAAAGATTATAAAGACCCTGCAACTTTACTTGATAAGGCCAATAATTTAAGGGGGCTTTTAATGGTAAAGTCTGAAGAGGAGGTTAGTACCAAATTTTCTCAATCAAAGTCTACAAAAGAATGAGTAGAAGCAGAGTTAAGGAAAACTACTTCAGATATGTTTTTACCTTACAATATTACTAGATACGCTCAAGTAATAGAGGCTTTTAAAACTACATTAAAGTCTGAGGTTGTCTAAGGAGCACAGTAATGACAGATCACGTATCACGAGCTATAAACGCTATACAAGATGAAATTAAAGGAAGTGTAAATAACCTTATTTCTCCATTTTTAAACGTAGGAAACCAACTATTAGGAACTCTTCTTCCAGATTTGGGTGTAGAAAAAACTTCACCTAATAACTTAGCTGAAGAAATAGAAAATATGACTGACGTTGGAGCAGTGCTTATGGTATACTCTAAAGACCCTGGAGAAGTAACTCATCGTTCTAATAAATTTTTCCTTCATTCCCTTAATTTTACATATAAAGAGAAGGCGCAATTAAATGAAACTTTTGATTCACCAGCTATTTCATTTTTTGGGGATTCAATAAGAATCTATAATTTTGCAGGAACAGCTATAGATTACGCAAGTGAAAGTGGGAGGGCTTGGGAACATTTTCATCAAAGTAGTTTAATAAAAATGTATGATGATATATTGCGCGGTACTAAATTAGTTCAAAATAACAGTATAGCCATTATGAAAATAATGAATCATACTATTTGGGGGTATCCTTTAAATTTTAGAGGCGGTTATAACGCTGCACAAGATAAGGTAGCTAGCTTTTCTATGAGCTGAATAGTCTTAAAACACACCTTGACCTTTCCTAGTATAGTTACGGATGATAACTTAAAAACACTGTACACAACAGTAGACGCAAGCGTAGATCAAGCTTACTTAAATAATATAAATAGTGTACTGGATAAAACAAATAAATTACTTATATTAAAAGAATACGATGTTAGTTTAGAGTCACTGCCTGATTTAGATCATATACCGTCAGCTTCTCTACAAAACCACTTAGAGGATCTAACGTCCTTAAATTTTTATGCGAAGGTTTCAGAAAATATAAAAGCTTTACAAGATGATTATAAAAATAAGCTATCTGCCGGCATTTCCAATGTGTCAGCTGTATTGAGTACGCAATTTCCGGGTGGTTGAGATCAGATAGACTCATTTTTTCAAGATTTAGGAAAATACTCTACTGGAGCATTTAGTACTGCGACAATTGATGAGAATGAATTTTTAAATTTTCAACTTTCTCTATTAACTATTTTAGAAATAAAAAATAGATTAACAACTTTTAAAATACAAAACCTATTATCATAATGACTACTTTAAAACAAAAAGAATTAGAATTATTTAATCAATATAGATCTGGCGACAATGAAGCTAGAACTAAATTATTAACCTCCCTTAAGCCTCTAATTAGGGGTCAGGCGAACAAATTTACTAATTCGGGACTTCCGCCAATGGCTATTGAGTTAGAGGCTCATAGGCTAGCTAGCGACTCTTTAAACACATATGATCCTAGCAAAGCTCAGTTAAATACTCATGTAACTAATTGATTAAAGAAATTAAGTAGATTTGTTACTAATTATCAAAATGTTGGACATATACCAGAACCTAGAGCCTTAATTATAGGAAAGTATAATGCTATTTTTGATAATTTAGAAGCTGATAAAGGTAGAGAGCCTACTATTACAGAGTTGGCGGATGCTATGAATTTGCCTCCAGTTGAAATCGAAAGACTACAAACAGAGCTTAGGAAGGATTTATCTATTTCTTTACCAGAGGATAAAGAGGATATAGGTGGCTTTTATTTTCATGCTAAACCTGGCAGTTTTAATAAATCAAAAGAAGCGTTGGAATTTACATACTTTGATGCTGATCCTATAGATAAAAAAATATTAGAATATACTTTTGGTATAGGTGGTCAGGGCATCTTAAGAAATAAAGATATTCAAAAAGAATTAAAACTAAGCGCTGCTAACTTAAAAAAACGAAAGGAAGAATTAGCTACTACTTTAGATAGTATCATATAATGAGTATAATTACTAAATTAGGATTAAATGATTCATTAAGTGCTCTTGGCATTTCGGGAGATACTTGTAACTCATCAGCAATCGCAGATAAGCTACAAGAAGCTACTGAGCAATTAGGGCAAGATACTCAAGAAGCTATTAATTTAATTGCATCTAAGTTAGGTGGTAATTTCGTAATAACTATAGGAGCCCTCTTAGAGGATTTTGGAGGGGCTAGTTGAGGAGCTTTAAAAAATTCATTGTTTTCTAATTTACTACATGGGGATTTCTTAAGTTCTTGGGCGGGAGCAACATCTTTGCTTTTAACATTTGTACCAAGTACTGAGATTGTTTTATTATACTGGGCGGCACAGACTTTAGAAACCCAGCTACGAATACGTGATGAGTTTGCAAAAGCCTTATTAACTGAGTTAGATATTATTTTAGAATTTGTAAAAGCGTTACAAGGATTAAATGCGGGAGCTACTACTCCGGACTTTTTTGCTAACATTGCTAAAAGTCTACGACATATACAAATTGCTGAAAGAATAGTGGGAATAGAAAGGGGCAAACAATTAAATAAAAATGCTGAACAAGTTAATATTAATATTGATAATATTAAGGTTGCCAGATTAGAACTTCAAAACGCTATCGACGATCTTACAAGTGAGCAATATAGTGCCATTTTACGAGAAGTTGAAGATCTTCATAATGAGTATGGATTAGAAAAACCCTTACTAACCAATCCAGACGCTGCTATAGCTACTGGAGAGTGGTTAAACAATTGAATATCTTATTTTAATAGTCTTAGTTCTAGCGTAAAGGATAAATTTTTTGATGAAAATGGGAAACCCTCTGATGATTTTAAAGAATTTTCTGCCAAACTTTTAAGACTATTTCCAGAGGTATTAAGAACATTATCATTATATACAGTTGTTTCAAATTCAACAAACATATTAGTTGAAAAGTTTCCTATAGTGCTCAGTCTTAGTAGTTGATCTAGGAAGCGTCTTAGGAAGTTATTACACCCACTTCGTTCTAGTGAGTGAAAGGATTTTATAGCATCTGATATTACGAGGACAGCTTCAAGTGTTTTTTCTGACCCAGCTACAAATAAAACTACCTGAAAACAACTGATGGTATTAGGGCAGGGAGCTGAAGCTGCTATTTTGGCTTTTCCTAGTTATTGAGATTTTATACAAGATAGCTCTAATCTTGGAAAAACACTACTTGACCCAGCTCTTAGACAACTAAGGGATGTTGAATCTGACATGATTGCTACAAAAAAGGCTGCTAGTCTTCACTCTAGCACTCATGGGCAAGTAAAGTTTAAATGAGTGTCTCAAATTTCTTCTGTTGATGCCGGACTAGCTGTGCTTACGGGTGAGAATTCTTTTTTTGAACGTAAATGAGGTATTAATCCTTTTACAATTCAATATGATTTTGAACAAGCAGGTATTGCATTAGAGTCGTTAAAAACTTATATTAATAATAAGCACGAGAATACTGAACCTGGAGATGTTGCTTTTGAGATTGCTCAAAAATACTTAGGACCTCTATCTTTTGATGTTTTAGGGCTTATTCATAACTCTACCCAAACTATTGCAGGAGTTCAGGCCGCTAGGGTAGCTTTGAGCGAACAGCAAGTATTAGATAGACAGGAAGCCGAATTATGTAATATATTTACAAGGACTGTAGAAAGTATAGAAGGGTTTAGTGCTATACAGCAGTATTTAGAAACTGTAATTCAGAGTTTAGAAAGTGATTTATTAAATAATGGAGTTATAGCAAAGCTAAGAGACGGAAATCTTTCAGATTTAGCTGAAATTCTAGACACTGGAGCTCTCATCACTGAAGGAGTTAAATTAGCAAATTGTCTAATAAATAAAGATGGCGTAGTATCTACTAAGTTTTTAGAAAACTGAGCTGGATTTTTAGGTATTAGTATGTCTGACGAAGAGATAGCTAAATTTAAGGGAATAGAAAAATACAAAAATATGGTTTTTAAACAATTAATAGACACAAAAGATATGTTATACGCTGCCCTAAAAATACATACTGAAGAAGTTAACGAGGTTAGTTAAGGTGAGTTTAAGAGATATAAAATTAGTAAATTTTTCAGAAACTAGCAGCTCTGTCTCATTTACCATTAGTTCTGTATTAAATCCAGTAATCGGTAGAGACAACTTAATACAAAGAATTGTTAAGAAAATTTTAACAGCTAAAGGCTCTAATGTTTATGATTCAACTATCGGAAGTTCTTTTGCTAATTTATTCCAAGTTACGTCTACTACTAGAATAAAAGAAATTGAAAATATTTTTCCTATATATTTGGAAACAATGGTAGAACAATTAAGAGACGAACAAGAATCTGAAATTTTAGAAGGAATCACAATACCTGACGGAGAATACTTAGAAAACATCATAATGGAGTCGGTCGCATATGACGACACTTTTGGCGGATGGTTAGTCTCCCTACGAGTATTTACATTAAATAATTCTTCATTTTCATTAAGCATACCTTAGGATAAAAAAAATTATGGCTATTGACATTAAAAATTATATTATAGAAAAAGTAAGAATCTTAGATCCTACTATAGACACGCGACCTGGAAGTGTATTTAGAGATTTCTTTATAAATCCGCTAGTTCCTATTATAGAGCAATATGAGGCGGAACATAATGCGGTTCTTAATACTTATAATGTAACTGATTTAAGTATTTTAGAAGAATCCCAATTAGACGCTACAGCCGCTAATTTTTTATTAGAAAGAATTACTGGGAGTAAAGCTACTGGTTATGTAAAAATGTATTTTTCTGCACCTAGGTCTATAAATTTAGGCCAGGGGACCGTTTTGACTAGCGCTTCTGGTAGACAGTTTGAAGTTGTATCTGATTTTAGTGTTACTAAACTTCAAATGGAATTAAATACTGGAGACTACCCAAACTATGACAGTGGGCTTATTCCGGTTATTGCTAAAATAGCTGGTTCAGAATATCAAGAAGAGCCTAATACAACTTTTACTTTAGCATCTTCAGCTATCACTCCAATTAAAATTGTAAATACAGCAGTCTTTATTGGCGGTACTGATAAAGAAACAAATACAGCTTTTTATGCACGTATTAAAAATGAAATAGCTAATTTATCTTTAGCTTCTTCGGCTGCTATTGAAACTCAAATTAAAAATTTAGTAACTACTGCAATAGCTGTAGAGGTTGTAGGCGCTGGGCATTTTAGAATGATTCGGGATTTAACTACTAGTATTGCTAATGTTACGAGTTTTTCTTCAGAAGACTATTTTTTAGTTCACTCAGGAATGCACTCAGGTTATGATAAACCTCATGTGGCTTACACTGGGGCATTTCAAGATATAAACGAAACCGAAGCTATTGACTTTCCTACTCCAGCATCCTGATCAAGAGAATTTTCTAATGATTTTTATACAGGAATTTATAAACTTACTGACGCTCTTTATGCTGAAGGCTCTACTTATGTACTAGTCAACGAATTATTTGGTGATGCAGATCCTATAAATCAACAACCCTCTCTAAATATGTTAGCCGCTTCGGGTTTATGAGAATTTCATGATGGCATTAGTCCTAGCCAAGATCCTTATTACTTAGACGAATTTGGAATTGATATAGCCAACCAACGCCTACGCTTGGGTAAAACTTTAGATAATACGGATTTAACCAATAATAGCGACGTAGCCTTAGCTTTATCCGAATTACAATCTATTTATACACAATTCTCTAATGCTCTAACTTTAACTGATTTTAACATCGCGGCAGAAAACTATACAACATTAGTAGACGCAATTAATTTTAATAGCGTATCCCCTATCTTTAGTAAAGAAATTGACCAGCATACCGGTATAGAAATAAGCTGTACCATGGAAACTACTGATGCAACTGAAAATGGGGAAATGGCTTATATTACTGTATTAAGAAATTCTAAAATATTTAAACCACAAGATGGTTATGGGTTAGCTTGGAGAAAACAACCTGAGTTTTTAATTAGATTACATACTAATTTAATTAATGCTTCCTATACTTACCCAGGAGGAACTACCCAATATACTACAGATGCTGCTCGTTTCGAAGAAGAATTCCAAACTAGCTTATTATCCACTTGAGCTGTTTCAGCTGGCGGTACTGGAATCCCTAATACTTATTGAAAATATAATGTATTCTTAGTTGATAATGATATATTACAGGAAGAAGTGTGGATTGGTAGTGACCAACTTTGAGACCAAACTAATGGTATGAACCAATTCTTACAAGCTGCAAAAGTGTGGATAGAACCTAACATTAGGTATGGTTTTAAACTTAAAGTTTACGCTAAACTGGGATTTGAAGGTTGGGTCTGAGATGACGAGTCTGATGTATATAATGTAGACACCCATAAAGTTATTGATAGAGGTACTACTTACCCACCTTATATACCTACCTCAGGAGAATTACAAACTACAGAAACTGGGATAGGTACGATAGTTAGTACTAGGGGACATTTTGGAATTTCTGTAGCCCAAACTATGAATTATGAATGGTATGTAGACACTTTAATAGTAAAATCTTTTGAAGAAACTTTTCCAATGCATCTATTTAAATTTAAATTACCTTCTGCTGATTTTAATTCAGCTAATCAGTGTGAAATAAATTATTATGGTGCAGGTTATGACGCTGTACAATACGGTATAGATAGTAATACTGGACATTCTAAAGTTGAGGCAAGAGTTTATAATGTGGTAGACGCAGTTTGAGAAACTTTAGGTACCCATACCTATACCCCTGCCCAAGTAGAAGTTAGTAAAACTTTAGGCAAACTTACTAAAACTTTAAATCCTTTATCTAACTATTTAGATAGTGATGGATATACTAATATAGCAGCTGCTGCAGTAAATACTGGAACTAGTTTTCCAAACGACACCGAACACACCCTAAGAAGTTATTATGTTGAGGCTAATAATATAGTAGCTGAGGCTTTTCATCGAGGAAATGCTATGGATATCTATGTTCACGATCCTTCAAATATTGTAGAAGGTTCTGTTGTAGCCACTATGTCGGAAAACTCCTTACATTTACAATCCTTAACTGGCACCCATAATTATATTCAAGAAATTATAGAAGTAAGAGAATTTATTTCACAAGTTGCCTTTGACACAAGCAGCTACTCTATAGTAAATAATAATACTGGTACAACTTACTCTAAGAATAGTAGTTACACTATTAATTTTAGTTTAGAAGGAATGGCAGGAACTATTCTTGAAGTAGTTTATAGATATTGGGCAAAAGGGGATACGGTAGATGCTTATTTTACAAGCGCTGATAGAGTTTACCCCGTAGCAGATCAATCTATTAAAGTAATGCCGCCAACCATAATTGATATTACTAAATTAGAGTATTCAGGTGGATTAGCTGAAACAGAAATGAAATTAAAAATAAGAGATTATTTTAATGAACTTACTTCTACCACTTTTGATAAGTCAGACCTAGTAAATGTATTATATACTAATGGGGCAACATTTGTTAATTTAAATATGACAATAGATGCTCAGGAGTATGATCCTTTAATGGCTAAAGTTACTACGAGAGTTGAACAAACCTTTACAATTTCTTCTTTAAATGTCGGTAGATTTTATACGAATTTAACCTATCTATCTGGAGTTTCTCAAATATAATGTTCAATCCAGAATCTAATATAGAAGCTTCTCAAATATGAAATAACTTAGGAACTTTTTATAATTTGGTAGACGCATCTTCCAAAACTATAATAGAAAATTATTGGGAAGCACTTGTTAATGGGATGGAAGGTGTATTTTATAATTTATATCAAACTGAGTTAACAAAATATTTAGAGTATACTTTAGGATACCTGGAGGAGTCTTATCAAACTTACCAAATAACTTTAGACGGTTTGGGCGCAAATACAGAGTATGGTTACTTATCCGCTCCTACAGGAATTTCTGCTTCCCCTCAAGCTCCCGTAATAAGTGGGAATACTTATGCTTATGTAGTGAGCTCTTTAAATGGTGTAGGAGAAACTTTAGGGGCATCTCCGGCTTTAGCTATTAGTGGTGGGAGCAATTTGGTAACTAATCCAAATACTGTTAGTTGAAGCGCTGTTACTGGAGCTGATTTCTATAATGTTTATGGTAGGGTTATTGGAAGCACTTTTGGATTACTTGCTACTGTGTCAGGACTAAGCTACTCTGATGTTGGAACTACTCCTGGATCTAAAATAAGTAGGAGTTCAAATACTGCAAAAAATACATATTGGTATGCATTACCGGAGAACAAAATTTTCTTAACTATTCCCACTATTAGTGGTATAGGTTCTGGCCAAACTCTTGTAGAGGGGAGCGATTATGAAATTGATAAATTACATAAAATTAAGTTTTTAAAACCGTTCCATACACAAACATTTAATATTGAGCAACAAACAAATCTATCTTGACTTCTTAATTCTGGTAAAAATAAACCCTTGACTTTAGTTAGAGGGTTACGCTATGCTTTTGTAGTTGACGATACTACTTCAACTTTTACCATTTCCGGAGCTTCTGGAGAATTAGTGACTGGTACAACTGATGGTACAATTGAATTTACACCAGTAACTGCTACTCCTGATACTATTTATTATACTGGAGGAAATTCTATTTCGATAGTGAATTCTCTAACTAATGAATTAGTTATGGATGATAATAAAACGCCAACTGTTTGAGGAGATGAATTCTTTTCTGTCAGCGGCTTACTTTTATTACCATCTTTAACTTCAATTTATTTTCCAGCTTTTGGCCTATCTACTGATCCAGAATCTCTAATTGTTTCTGGATACTACCAACCTTTTACAAGCGGATACTACAGTGGCGGCTTAACTTACTTTGAACAACGAAGAGACTATGCAGTTCATTTAAAAAATTGGGCATTTGCTTACGCTGCATACTTAAAAAAACAACCTACAGTAACTAACTTAACACAGGCTTTTGAACTTCTATCAGGCCTACCATTTACCTATGAAGCTTGTATAGTAACTAATGTTACGAATAGTGGGGGTTATAACTATGTTGTTACTGATGAAAGGACTTACGAAATTACTGAAAACTTAGTATTAAAGGTAGGCATTGGAGATTCATTATCTAAATTTGATATTTTATGTTCGGGTATCGCTTTACATGATTATATACAAAGCCCTACCGTTGTTTCTGGAATTTTAACAAAAGAAGGTCAAATAACTGAATTTGATGTTAGAACAACAAGTACAAATGGAATTGGATCTATCTTTAATTTTAAAAATGTTTATTCTACAGGAGTTCTTCCTGAAAATGTAACTGGAGTAGTTGGGTAATGAGTAGAATATTATTAGTTCGTGGAGTAGAATATGTATTTAATCTATCAGATAGAGAGCACGATTTTATATTAAGTACAGACTCTACAGGTGGAACTTTAACTGGAATAATTACTAACGGAGTTACGATAGAATGAGAATTTTATGACGGTTCTGTATGAAGTGGCGACGTACATTATTATTTAGATAAACCTTATGCGGGAGCTACTCACGCTATTGATCCAGATTCAGAGAGGGTATATAAATCTAAAATTAGTTATACTCCTAATGCTGCCACTCCAGATACCATATATTGTCAATGTAGTGAGCATGTAAATGAGGGAGTTACTATTTACGTATCTACAGTTGAGGGTACTACTTTAAATGAATATGAATGATACTATCTATTAGGAATAAATCAATCTAATAGGCTGAGCTATGTTAATAGCGATCCTACCTTAATAGACTCATTTTTATCAGAAAGATTGCCAGCAGGAGTAAGAGTGAAAAGATATAATAAAGCGGCTGCGGTAACTGCTTTAGGCGACACTACCTCATGGCATCATCCTATTTCTGCTGAAATTGTTTCACTTTCAGGCTTGATTTCTGACATAGAAAATGATATATTAACATATACGTGGGCACAAACTGCTCCTTTAGCAACTATCCTAACGTTATCTGGGCTAAGTAGTCCAATAACAAGTGGAAACTCTATAAATATGACAGCGGCTTTATCAATTCCGCCAGTTAGTACTTTATACGATTTTAGAATAACAGTTGATGATACTTATAACGCAAGTAGAAACACTATACAAGTAAAGGTTTCAGGCTTACAACATTTTGATAACTGAACATACACATCTTTTGCAATGGGCGATTGCCGATTACCCTTTAGCGAACTACCTTAATGGAGAAATAACATGGCTATAACACTTTCAGGCTTAAATACAAGCATGACCCCAAACACGGTTCTTTCGCTGTTAAGTACCAATTTCGGCACTGTAGAAACTGCAGTAAACGCTAATACCCTTAAATTAACTGGAGTTGTTGGCACAGCAATAGGAGCTGCTAACGAGCAGGAATTAACTAATAAAACTATAACCTCTGACAATCGAGACGGTTCCAAAGGTAATATTTTTGATATTAGTAGAAAGGATATTGGAGATAATTTATTTAAATTAACTGCCTATACCCGAGCGGGTGTAGCTGATGGTATCATTAATAATGTTGATGTTAATGAAACAGAAATGTATAATTTAATGATAAGTGGTGGCAACGGAGTTAAAGCTCAGGTAGCCTCAAACGTTCTTAAATTAACCATGCATCCGACAGCAGTGCTTACTGATACAGTATCTATGGTAGTTGGTAATGCCACATTAACTTCAGGATTTGAATATGATTATGCAGGTACTGGGTTATTTAGAGATAAACTAGGGATAGGCTATCATACTTCGGCTTTATCAGCAAATTTACATATTAAACCTACAGCGGCTGAAAATAATATTACAACAAAAATGGAGGTATCTACTAGTTATTCTATAACAGAAACTAAATTGGTAGGAGCTTCTAGTTCTATATTAACCTGAAACGGTACAACCCTAACTCGTTCTGTAGCAGGTACTTCTATAATGTCTTTAACGGCAGCTGCTATGGATATAGCTGGGAACATAACTTGTTCTGGTAACTTAGGCGGTACTTTTATAGGTACTTTATCTGCTTCTGCTACGCTAGCTTCTAACCTTATTGATACTGCTCAAATTCAAGATTTAAAAGTAACGGAAGCAAAACTTGCTGCCGGCTCAGTTACTAATTCTAAGCTAGGGACTTATTCTGTAACAGGAGCTAAGCTAAACCCTAGTATTGTTGGAAATTCCATGCAATACTCTTCAAGCGTAATAAATGTTAAAGTTGCCAATTCTACATTAATAACTACAACTAGCGGGCTACAAGTAAATACGCTTACGACTGCTGAGTTGCCAATTACGGCTACGTCAGGCATTGCCACTGCGGATTATATCTGAACAGGGGATCAAATATCGGCGGCTGCTCAAACAGGTTGACATGGGGATACTACCAGAATAATTTTAGCGCCTGGAGACTTCATCAATAGTAGAGATCCAAATGATGATACTTATATTATCACAACCTCAAATAATGATTATTGGCTTATGGGTGATACTTACATTAAAGCAGTAATACCTATACCGGTAGGTTATAGAGCCACCGGGGCCTGTGCTTGAGGAAGTAGCGCTGATCTCACTTGAGCAGTATTTCAATCTAGCGTTAAGACTTATGCTGCTACTACTTTATTAGCCTATACACCCGCCATACTAACTGGAGCGGCTGAAAACATTATTGACTTAACAAACCCTTCCGATGAAAAATTAGGGGCAGGGTTTGATTATGTAACTATGATAGTTAGAAATGCTATGGGTGGAAGTAAAAATTTTTATGGCGCAACAGTTAAAATAGAAAAGGTATAAAGGAGTAAATAATGATTAAAATGAAAGTTCCATCGGGGACTAGACAATCGCTAGAAACTGTATTTGATAATGTACAATCTTACATGTTTGATAACTTATCAAATAGAGTAAATTTACTATTTGGAGATAGTTATGGGCAAGCTTTAGATTTAGATCAAGGATCTTTATCTACTAATAGTACTGGATTTGCTGTATCTGTAAACGCCTCTACTAATTTTAGAACAAAAATACAAATTTTACCAGGAACTATTTATTTTAGTAATGGAGAATATTATAAAACTACAGATATTTTATCTGCAAGTTTAAGTAGCTCTGTAGGTTCTTTAACAGCGGATACTTATTATTTAGTTGAACTTGTTTATAATGAGTTAGGTAGCGAGCCTATAGCTGCGCAATCCTCTTTTGTATATGACACCACTTCTAGCGCTCCATACTCTCAAAAAAATACTAAATTTTCGGATAACGTTACAATTACGTTTACTGAACTTACTTACGGCTCTACGTCTATTACAGCTTCCGCGGGTAGACTACCTTTAGCAATAGTTAAGATTATTTTGGGAAATGACGGAAATCTATGATTACAGAGCGGTGCAAGCTGATCATATACTGACGGAACAACGACTTATACACCAACGGCTACTGGAGAAGTGGACCTAAGAGCCTCTTATTTATTACGCCTTAATTCTAATTTATACGATGAAACAAAATTAGTGCTAAAGGATAGAGATAATACTGGTGCTAGAAAAATGACAGGTTCCCTAGAAGTAGCCGGTAATGTTTTAACTTCTGGATTATCAGTTTTTGGTACTGGTTATTTCTCTGGAAACGTAACCATTAGTGGTTTAGCTTCCTCTCGATCATTTAGACTTGGAGCTATACATACTACTGCGTCATTAAGTTCTATATTTGATTTTGTAGTAACCGACCATAGCAGTTCTATTGGAAAATTAAGTATTTCCCCCGCAACCTATAATAGAGATATTTCTTTTAAAGACAAAGATGGTAACCCTGTTTTAGTAATACATAATGCCACTAAAAATATTTCAATAGGTTCTGATACAGATACTCATACCTTACATATTACCGGCGATATGTTACTTACTGGAGCCTTTACTCCTGGGTCAATTGCTTCGGCCGGTAACATTGCGTCCTCTGGAATAATTTCAGCAGCTTCAATGCAGGTAGGAGGAGTAGACGTAAAAACAGATGCGGGAACTCCTAATAATATCAATAACTTTAGAATATATGATGTTACCCTTACTAATGATCCTAATGAAAAAATGGCTTACTTATGGTTAAAATGAAATTGGGACGCTATTTTGCCTGAAGCAATTGCATATGATACTGGGCTTGTTACCTTGCCAACTGCTTTAGAAAATACAAATGGAGAAGGCTTTGATACTCAAGGTGACTTCAGAACTAGTACCTTAGTAAATAAAAAATATTTACAATTTTGGAATGGCGATAAATTCTTAATCACTAATTATGATTCAACAAATAAACAATTTACTATAAATACTACGGGATTAAAAGGTAATGCTTATGGAACTTATACTAGTGCCAATCCAGTAACTTTAGATTCTACAGCTCACTCTTTTAATGCTACACACTTATGCGACATTGTAGATGGTCCTACGACTACTGGATATCGTATAAAAATTAATGAAACTGGAAGTGCGGAAAAAGCTTCTAGATCTATAATTTATGATTTAGATCGCTATCAAGTTAGATACCCAAGTTATAGTGCTAAATTAGAATTAGAAAACACTTATGCTATTTTAGCTCAAGCAGTTAATATAAATAATGATGGTATATTACAGACAATGTATGGAAGCTCTTATGACCCAGATCACGTATCCGGTGGACAAACTCCCATTACTTATAATATACCTTATAGACATACCCTGCCTAATATTAGTACAGAGGGTGCAGTAAGCTTAACTTCAACTAATTTTGGTTTTAATATCAACCTTACGGGTTGGCAAGTTGCTGGAGACGCGTCTAATACCGCACAAGAATTTGAAGTAGCTTATACTAATTTAGCTACTGTAGATTTTAATGATACTTTAGAAACTACTCATATAATTACAAAAGATAGGTTTATACCTGTAACAGCTAACTCTCCTAATACCTGATCAGTAGCGGCTAGACCTTTACAAAATAAACAAGTAGTTGGAGCAATAGCTGTAAATTCAGTTGTTGCCGGTGGCGGAGGTGTTCCTCCTACAGACCTTTTATTAGCAACTATTCCATTTAATGTAATGACAGCTTCTGGAATATTAACAAGTACTCCTGATGTAAACTCATTTGCAACCTTTACAGAAACTGGTGGAGAATTTTTTGGAAGTGACGCTTTAAATGGTATGGCTATTGACGTAACTATTTCAGGAGGGAGTACTCTTTCTGGTAGAATTATTGATAATACTTTATATAATGATAGTGGTATGGCTCAGAAATTAGCTTTATCTGATACTACTGGAGTATTAAGTGGGGATGCTTGGAATACAGGTACTTCGTTAACTGGAAGGCTTATAGAGGAAATTGATAATTTACCTATTGATTATATTATAACTAACATAGCTATAAGCGTTAAATCAATTACTGGAATATCTGCCGGATCCCCAGGAGTTATTAGAGCTTACCAATACGGTAACTCTTCTAATTATGTAGCCTTAGAGATTAATGGCGTAGGGGCAGTAGTAGATACTTCTGCTAATTTAGAAATTACTTCATCAGTGACTAGTCCGCGAAAAATTGTAATAGATGCCTGAGACCCTACAGCGGTAAATAATGCTTGTAGCATGTCGGGAACAATTCTTATTTGGGCTAGACCTATAGTAGCAGCATCTGGAGCTTCCTAATAACTAGTGGCAACTTATAGTGAAATATTAAAACGTGATAATGTAATTATGGACGGAGTGTTAGTAGCACTCTATAATTCTGATGGTAGTATTAGAATTGACGTAGATACCACAGACGAGTTTGGTAGATTTTCATTTACCAGCCTTGCAACCGGATATTACCAACTACAATTTTTTGGTAAAAATTATGATAGTGATGATATTAAATATATATCTATTATAGAGGATTTACCTACAGGTGAAAACTTCGATCCTAAAATTCGTCAAGAACGTTTAGTTGCTATGTTTAATAGTATCTCTTGAACTAGTAGAGCTATTATTGAGGCTTGTGTAAATGAAAATTTAGCTAAATCTGGAAATACTATGAGTCTAAGAGACGACATTATACAACCTCCAGCCTCGCCAAGCCCTTTAACTGCTTACGTTTATCAAACTAATTCAATAGATTTAGAGTTACCGGATAAATCAGATAAAGCTACTTTAATTGCTGATTATACTTTACAAGGAAGTTCTAATTTAAAAATAGAAACTACTTTGTCAGGGATTGTTGACGCACACTGATTTACATGATTAGACACTACTAATACAACTCCTATAGGTTCTGGGGAATATTGGCCAGCCGGTTTTTATGATCTTCGAGACGTAGAGGTTACTACTAGTGGAATTACTACTAGTGGCATAACTATTTCAGGCATAACTTTAGGAAACAGCGGTGCTGTTAAAATAACATTAACTACAGACTCATCATCAGTTGGTGGGTATTTAACCAGTTTAGGATTTTTTACGAATTCTGTAACTGTATAATTAAAAAAAATGCCAGTCCCAAAATTAAATAGTAACGGTTATTGAGCCAAGACAATTTTACCTACTGAAGGTAACGCTGGAGTCCAAGGAATCCAAGGCCCTCAGGGGGCTCAAGGACCTCAAGGCCCTATCGGTCCTGTAGGTGTTCAAGGTTCTCAGGGGATTCAAGGATTTACAGGGCCTTCAGGTATTTCTGGCCAAGAAGGTAACCAAGGAAACCAAGGAGACCCCGGATTAAGTGGTCTTTCTGGAGCATCGGGGCCAGATGGAAATACTGGGTCTCAAGGAGATCCAGGAATAAGTGGGGTTCCAGGGCTTACTGGTCCAGACGGTAATGAGGGCGCTCAAGGAGAGGCCGGAGTAGGGGGTATTACAGGGCTTACCGGTCCAGACG